AGTTGCCTGATATTGATGCTCTAATAAAAGAAAATACTTCTGATGAGTTCATTGAAAAGAAAATCAACGATATTCTTGGGAATAATACAGAACTTAAAGAAGAATAAATGATATTCTATAGATTTGGTGAAATTCCAGAAGATGAATGTTCATCTATATGGAATAATAATGATGAGGTAATAGATAAAGAAAAGGGTGTGTCTGTTTATGAAGCTCATAAAAATATAAATGGAACATACTCCCCTGTTCTTCCATTTCCAACAAATGAGATGGCATTTAATGATTTTATATATAATGTAAAATACTTTACTGGCAATAAATATCTAGTAACCGGTGATTTGTTAGATGAAACTGGTACTGATGGTGAGCCATTAATTAAGAATGTAAAAATATTAAAAAAATTATAGTTATGGAAACAGAAAATATAAATAACTATTCGGAAATGTCTATTGAGGACTTGGAAAAACTCAAAATAAAGTTTCTAAGTCAAAGAGATAATTTAGAGAATATTATAGAAGAAATAATAAATAATATAAGAGCTAGAAAACTGCAAGTTAGTAATCACGCTCTTAGAGAACATCCTTACTATAAAGATAACACATCTTATCTAAAAGTAGTTATCAATGATGGTACTGGATATACTGTAACTAAAATCACTCCTGGTGGTAAGTGTATAGGTATATACCAATTTAATGCAGATAATACTAACTTTTTAAAATATTATAAAATCTGCTCTCAATCTGAATGGGAAAGTGCCATAGATAGACTTAATATATGGTTTAAAGATGCTAGTTTAAAAATTAAAAAGTTATGATTAAAGCAACAGAAGCAAAGACTATATCTAGGTCTGCTGTATTAGACCCGCATATATTAGATCAAATAAACTTTGCTATAATTAAAGAAGCTAGTAAAGGTAATTATGCAGCTTGGATTGGTTCTATACTTCCGACAACTAATGTTGACAAATATTATAATTACCTTAAAGAGTTAGGATTTGAGATTAGTCTTCGTTATAAGGGGAACCATGGAGTTTATGTAATTTGGGGTTAAAAATAAAAAAAATAAAAAAATATGAATAAACTTTGGATATTACCAACAATTTGTTTTATAATTGTTTTAGCTTGGTCAGTTCCTAGCTACTATTATCAGAAAGCAAAAATTCTGGAATTGCAAATAATTGTAGATAGACAGTCAAATGCTATTCAGCAACTTGAGAAAGAGAAGAATAATACAGAAGTAACTATTCCTCAGTATTTAGATAGCCTGCCTGGAGGTGATTAAGTATTTATAATATGAATGCAGATATTCAATTTGTAATTCTATTCTTTATTATGATAGGAATATTAATTGTTTCTATGACTTTTTTATTGTATTATATAAGTTAATTGCTATGTATTTAGAAGGAGATAAATGGAAAAATTGGCACACTAAATGTTCTGATGCTGCCATTAAAGAGAACAAAAGTGAAGAAGATACTAAACTAAGTACTATATCAGTATCTAAATTACTTGAGTATGTTCACACTGCACTACGTAATTGTGAGATTAATAATTTAGACCCTGATAAAGTTCCAGTATTTCTTACATTAGAGCGTGATAATAATTTGTATTCTAATATTGGTTTAGGTATATGTTGTAGTAGTCAGTTAGGTACTTATGTAACTTTAGAGTCTTCAGATTATTATAAAATGTTCTATGTTGCTCCGGATTCTAAACCTGAAGTTGGTGAATATTGGAGAAGTAGAGGTGTAGGTTATGATTTATCTGGTTTTGTAGTATCTAAACTAGCTGGAGAACGTTTAACTAGATTAGTTAAATATGTACTTGACACAGATGAACCTCTGTCTCATCTAGATTATAGAGAATTTGAACCTAACTGGATTCAGTTCAAGTTTCAAAAGGAAGAATTTAATCTGGAATTATTAGATAAACTTGCAATAGCAAATGATAACATAGTTAATGAAGCTATATTAAGACAATGTTTTAAATTTCGAAAAGAAAAATTTGATTTGGAACTATTAGACAATCTCACTAGAGAAAATGATGGTACAGTTAATGAAAATATATTAAGACAGTATATGATTAATGATTCCGAAAAAGAGACAGATTTATAATTTCTTTGACGATGGTAAATGTTCGCCAAGTAGATTATATAAAGCTTATGTAAAGAAAGTAATTCCTTTTAATAAGGCTGATATACATCTAAAGATACATTTAATAAATAGTGCTCTTAACTGTAGTTGGATATGGAATGGAGATACTGACTATTTTATAGGTTGTTATATTCCTAAGTACGACAATCATCTTATTTGGTTTGCAAGAACTAAATATGGTACATGGTTCAGTATGGATATTCAATCTAATTGGCAGGGAGGACTATTAGACGTCAATAGAGATATTCAATTTAGTTTTTAACATTAATTAAGTTTTAAATTATGGGTAATGAAGATAGAATAGATCCAGATGATTGGTATGATATGGGTTTTCCATATAGCCGAAGAATCAGAAGATATTAAAGAGTTCTAAATTAGAACTCTTTTAAGTATGGGGCTAAACTAGTATTTGATTGTCTAGGAGATAAGAAACACAGCAAGACAGTTGGAGAGACAACAAAACAATAATCGCTAGAGTTATCAATATGACTCCTGTTTCTTACGCTATTGCAGCCTAAGAAACCGAGCAGCACTTGCTTAGGAACAGAAAGGTGCACTATTTTCCATTTCTTTATTAGTTCTCTGTATACTTTAGGAACAGAGTGGTGGAAGTTGGCAATGTTAATCTTGTCAACCCTAACAGACAAGGATAGTCTTTAAAACCTATGCTGTAAGAACGTTTTGATGCAAATAGGCAAGACGACGGGGCAGTACCGTCTAGCTCCACTAGTTCATAGAACTGTTTTTATTATTATTTGTTTTTAATCCCTGGGCTATTATTATAGTTCAGGGATTTTTGTTTAATTTTAACTGTTAATTATGGAAGAATATATTAATAACTCTATTAAAATAATTGATGATATGTTATACAACATAGACATTCTTATAAATTTATTAAAGTAATTATTAAACATTTATCAAAATGGGTAAACAAATTTGGTTGCAAGATGGCAACGTTTTTAGTCAGGGTAGTGCGACAACAGTATCTCATCCTGAAGGATTACCGAAAGGTATTTATGAAGTAAAAGTCTCAATGACTGGATTTTACTTAAGTAAAATCGCTGAGTCTTTTACGTTTGATTACAAACTGTATGGTCTAAACCAAAAATTTATTGATTATGTCTTAAAGACATATGAGAACACTACAGGAAATTTAGGTGTTCTGCTAGATGGAATCAAAGGAACTGGTAAGACGGTCGTTGCAAAGGAACTTTGTAATCGTTTACAGCTTCCTGTAGTCTTAGTACAATCAATGGGCAGTGATACTAATAGTAAATTAATAAAATATTTATCTACATCCATTGATTTTGACTGTATCTTCTTCTTTGATGAATATGAGAAAGAATTTAAAAATTCTTCTGATGTTCTTTCTTTCATGGATGGTACTTATAACTCTATTTATCGTAAGGTATTTTTACTTACTACTAATGAGTTAAATGTAGACCCAAATCTTCTTGGTAGACCTTCTAGAATAAGATATAAAAAGTCTTTCAGTAATCTTTCCGAGGAAGTTACTAGAGAGATTCTTAATGATATCTTGGAAGATAAAACTGCTATAGAGAAGGTTATAGAGTTAACTCATTCTATGAATATTATTACTATAGACTTAATTAAAGCTATAGCAACTGAAATTAATATTCATGGAGTGGAAGCTCTTCCTGATATTAAAGAAACCTTTAATATTGAATTCTCTAGATTTACTTATTTGTATAGAGAAGTACAAATCAGACATTGTGACTTGAAATTTACTCCTGAAAATATAAAGAATATATTAAAAGCTTTTTATAAGTTTAAAGAAATTAAAAAGAAAGATTGGGAGAAACATACTAGTGAAGAAAGCAAATTCTATGATGAATGGTCTACTAAGTTCAGTGAGGATTATGGTTCCACTACTGAGGATAAAGAGTTAAAATATCTGGAACCTGGAGATTATTTTGAGGATGATCGTATATTGATGGTAAGTATTAAAGAAAAATATGTAGTAACTATGACTGATTATGGGAATATTAGAATATATATAATTAATAGTTGCTATTCTACAAGTAAAGCTACAGGTCTTGTAAATTACGAATTATAAAAAATAAATGCCCCTTGGAATTAACATCAGTTAGTTCTTAGATATTTAATTTTTATTATTTAAACATTTACAAATTTATGGAACATTTAGTTCTTATTGGTGTTATCGCAGTCGTTATTATTGTACTGCTTGTTATTATTGCTACAATGTATGTTAAAGCTCCTCCTTCGATGGCGTACATTCTTTCAGGTTTTCGTAAGGAGCCACGAGTACTTATCGGTGGTGGTGGAGTAAAAATTCCTGTACTTGAACGATTGGATAAAGTATATCTTGGTCAAGTAACAGTTGATGTTAAGACTTCACAACCAGTTCCTACTCATGATTTCTTGGATGTAATGGTAGATGCCGTATGTAAAGTTAGGGTAAAACCTGATACAGAAGGCACTAGACTTGCAGCTAAGAACTTCTTGAATATGAATTCTGTGCAGATTGCTGCTCAGGTGAAAGATTCTTTGGAGGGTAATATGCGTGAAGTAGTAGGTTCTCTTGACTTAATTAAGATTAACACTGATAGAGATGCATTCTCTGATGAAATTCAGAAGAAGGCAGCTCCTGATATGGCTAAGTTAGGTCTTGAGATTTTGTCTTGCAATATTCAGAATATTACTGATGAGAAAGGCTTGATCCGTGATTTGGGAGCTGATAATACAGCAGCTATTCAGAAAAATGCTAAGATTACTCGTGCTAATGCTGATAGAGACGTAGCTAAGGCTCAAGCTGAGGCTGACAATGAAGCTAATGAAGCACGAGTAAAGGCTGATACCATTATTGCTGAACGTAATAATGAATTAGCTATTAAGAGAGCTGAACTGAAGAGATTGTCTGATATTAAGAAGGCTGAATCTGATGCCGCATATGAAATTCAGCAGCAGGAGCAGCAGAAAACTATTAATATCAAGACTGTAGATGCTGATATTGAGAAGACTCGTAAAGAACAGACCTTATCTGAGGAGAAGATTAAGATTAAGCAGAATGAGTATCTTGCAGATGTAAATGCTAAGGCTGATGCTGACAAGTATCAGACAGAAATTGATGCTCAGGCTGCTTTGGAGAAGCAGAAGCGTGAGGCTGAGGCTGAAGCTTATAAAGCAGAGCAAACTGCTAAGGCTGTAAAAGCTAAGGCTGAAGCTAATCGTTATTCTCAGGAGCAGGAGGCAGCAGGTATTCGTGCTAAGGGCGAAGCTGAAGCATATGCTACTCAGCAGACCTTAACTGCGGAAGCTGAAGGTACTAAAGCTAAACTTTTGGCAGAAGCTGAAGGTGTGAAGGCTAAGGGTCTTGCAGAAGCTGAGGCTATGCAGAAGAAGGCTGAAGCATACAGTAAGTATGGCTCTATTGCTGTAATTGACATGCTTTCTAAACTTAATGAGAAAGTTCTTCCTGATATGGCTAAGTATATTGCTGAGCCTATGAGTAAGATTGGCAATATGACAGTTTATGGAACTAATGGTTCTGAGGCTTCTGGTATTTCTGGTAATGTGCCTGCTATTATTAAGCAGACTCGTGACATTGTAAAAGATGCCACAGGTGTAGATATGGCAGACATTATGAAAGCTAACACCATTGATGCTAAGGTTAACAAGAATGTTAACGTTAATGGCGACGTAGAAAACACCAACGTAAATGTATAAACATTAAGTATCACAGAGGGAGGGAATAATCTCTCCCTCTTTTTCTAACTTTTAAAAATTTTATGGAATACTTAGATTTTAGAAATCTTGTTACAGAAGCATGTAATAAGATGATTAAAGAGAATAAGCATCTCTTTATTCTTGACACTCAAAAAGAGTTTTTATGGATGGCTTATATGGAATCTTTCCCTGAAGGAGCCGTACGTCAAGAATTTAACTGTGTAAATTGTAAACATTTCATTACTCGCTATGGAGCATTAGTCTCTGTAGATGAGAACTATAAAATACATTCTTACTGGGAGGATGTTCACGCTGAAGGAATGTTTGCTAAAGTTATAGACAATATGTTACAAGTGCTTAAAAATACTAAAATTAGAAATGCATTTGTTACAGAAGAGACTACAATGGGTTGTAAATGTAATCAGCAGATATTACCTTCTAAAGAAATAATTACTTGGAATCATTTTTATGCTACTCCTACAAGTAATTTAATTATGGATAAGTCTCAGACTCCAACATTCCGTGCGGGTGCTAAATCTTCACATGATGTATGGATAATAACTTTATCTAAAATTAACTATAATTCTGTACAAACAGTATTAGACTTAATTGCAGATGATAACCTCTATAGAGGTGACACTTATCTACGTCAAGTGAGTGCTTTAAAGACTGCTCTTGATACAATAGAGAATAAGCACTTGGAAGGTTTTGAGTTAGATAATTATGCTTGGATATCTTCTTGTGTACTTCCTGATGCTGTAACACATATACTTAATAGTGCTATAGGTCAACTTCTTAAAGACATAACTGATACTAACAATGTCGAAAGTTCAGTTAAGAAATTTGAAGCTATGGTTGCTCCTTATAATTATAAGAGACCTAAGGGTATTATCACTAAAACTCAGGTAGAAAATGCTTATAAAACTGTAGTAGAACTTGGCTATGAAGATTCTTTAGAGCGTCGTCATGCTAAAGTAGAAGATATATCTATTGAAGATGTTATCTTTGTAAATAGAGAAACTCGTAAGAGAATGTTAGGAGGATTTGATTCTCTTATGAATGAAACTTCTAATACTAGCAAAACTGCTACAGACTTTGAGAAGACTGCGATTCCAACAACTATGGAAGAGTTCCTTAATAATATTGTTCCTAAGGCTAGTAAGCTTGAATTATTCTTTGACAATAAGTTAAATAATAATTTAGTAACTCTTACTGCCCCAGTTAATAAAGAAGCTCCTTCTATGTTTAAATGGAATAATGGGTTTGCTTGGGCATATAATGGTAATATTTCTGATGCTATTAAACAACGTGTTAAAGAAGTAGGAGGTAAGGTAGATGGCTATATGAGAATCTCTCTTCATTGGTATAACTACGATGATTTGGATTTACATATGAATAGCCCTTATGGACACATTCATTATAGTAATAAAGCAAACCTTCTCGATGTAGATATGAATGCCTGTGGAGGTAGTGCTTTTGAAGAACGTAATAATCCTAAGAAATTCTCTCGCAATGCTGTAGAAAATATCATTTTCTCAGGAATTCCTAAAGCAGGTACTTATAAAGTATTTGTTAACAACTATGCTAAAGTTGAAAATATTGATTTAGGATTTGAAGTAGAAGTAGAACTCAATGGAGTTGTTCATACTTATGTATATAACAAAGACATTCCTGATAAAAGCGATGTTTCAGTATTAGACTTTACTTCTAATGGACGTGAAGTTATTTTTACTAAAGAACATTTAAGTAGTACTACAGCATCTAAAGAAATTTGGGGAGTAAAGACTCAGAACTTTGTTGAAGTGTCTGCTATATGTTTATCTCCAAATTACTGGGGAAATAATAAGGTAGGTGCTAAGCACTATTTCTTTATGCTGAAGGGTTGTAAGAATCCAGATGCTGTTCGTGGATATTTTAATGAATATCTTAAAGACGAACTCACTAAAAATCATAAGAGAGTATTTGAAGTATTAGCATCTAAAGCTTTGACTCCTTATGATGATAATCAGATGAGTGGTTTAGGATTTATAGCTACTTCTCGTAATTCACTTATGGTTAGAGTAGATTCAGGTAAAATTTATAAAGTAAACATTTAATAATTAACAACAATGTACAAAGAAGCATTACAAAAGAAATTACGTTTTAAGACAAACAAGGGTATGATTACTACAGAAGATTTGTTCGACTTATCTCTGCAGAATCTTAACACTTTAGCTATTATGCTGGATAAGAAAATTAGTGAGGCTCCTAAGAAGTCTTTCATTGAAGAGCTTCCAGCTGAAGAAAATGATGATGAACTTCGTTTCGGCATCGTAAAAGATGTAATTAATATTAAATTAAAGGCTCGTAAAGACAATATTAATAGAGCACAGATTGATGCTCGTAACAAACGTATTGCTGAGCTTATCGCAAAGAAAGAGGACGAAGCTCTTGAGAATAAATCTATTGAAGAGCTTCGTGCTATGATTCAGAATTAAAATTTTTAAGATTTTATTTTTAGAAAAAAAATTCACAACTATAATAACCTCAGTAATAAGGAATACTTATTGAACGTTGTGAAACGTGAATTATAGTCGTGATAATTAAAAGGAAACTCAATCTTTTGAGGGGACTCTATTTAGAGTTCCCTCTTTTGGTTTATTATGACTAGCAAATTTAAATTGTATGAAAGTATTGTCTTAGACAATATTAAATTTACAGTTATTAATATTAGTGTAATTCCACAATGTGCTCAATATATAGATAATAAATTTGTCTATTTATTTGATTTTAATTATTCTTTAAGTTATGGGGATTACAAGATAGAACTCACAGAAACAGAAATAAATAATTTAATTAAAAATAATAAAGTAAACAAAAATTAACTTTTATAATTTTTATAGTTAAATTATATTTATATCACAAACGGGTTAGGACTGTTATAGTTACGAATTTCACGATTAACCTGATTCCCAGATGTATATATCTATAAATATACTGACTTTTTTGAAGATTTCAACATGAAATTGGAAGGGTCGTACTTACCTTAGTACACAGAACCGAGAATTGGGAAGTTCTCGGTTCATTTTTAAATTTTATTAAAATTATATTTTGAATAATAAAATTTAGATTTATAATAGTCAATACGATAAAAAAGAATAAAAAATGAAGAAATTACTTGTATTTAGTGTGTTATTTACACTCTTGAGTTGTTCTACTGGTTCAAATAATTCAGTAAATTCAACTTCAAATGATTCTATTAATGTTGATACTACAGTAGTTGATACTACTGCTATTGATTCAACTGTATGTCCTGATTAATCAGGACTTTCGTCTAGATAACCAAGTGGTCAACGGCAGCAAGCTGTTAACTTGCCCCGAAAGGTTCCTAGGTTCGAATCCTAGTCTAGGCGCAATAATATATGCCTCTTATTTCTAAGGTTAGCTACCTTCTCGAAAAGAAACGTGTACACAAGAGGCGCCTGGAGTATTAAGCCCTGTTGGTAAGGGAACTAGACTGTCACTCTAGTAAAACTAAGGGTTCGAGTCCCTTATATTCCGCAAATAATGGAGAGGACCTAGCATTTAACTAGGCGGTTGTTAGAGGTAGCGGTGGCGATCCACGAGTATGCCTGATAGCTCAATGTATTATTAGAATATGGTCACGATAGTTCGCCCGTCTAATGCCATATTCGCTTTTATTTAAGCTTCTATAGCACAATTGATAGTGCAGCACTCTTGTAAAGTGCAGGTTATTGGTTTGAGTCCAATTAGAAGCTCTTTATTTATATTTGAGGTGAGTGAAACGGCTTACACGTCTGTCTCATAAGCAGAAAACAGTGGGTTCAACTCCCACACCTCGAACTAAACGGTTATTGGTCTGAGTCCAATACCTACAACTAATTAAAAAAATAAATAATATGAAAAAAAACTTTTAATTATCAATCTGACGCAAACTTTTATGATAAAAAGGATTTTATTATAGCTGTTTTAAAAAGCAAAATAAATAGGTTTAAAGAGTATGATGCTGAAAGAAAAAAGCATTATGCGGGACTAGAACAAAAAATCGGAGAATTAGAATCCTATATAGATGAATTAGAAAATGGACTTAGTATAGATTCTTTAAATAATAAGATTCAGTCTTTAGAAAATGAGATTGAAAAACAAAAACTTAAAATTAAAGAATTACAAGTTAAAGTCAATATATCTTTATTTGATGATACTAAGTCTTTTAGAGAATTAGAATCTATATCAAATAATTTAAAGAACTTTAATAGCATGAAATTAGCTAATAAAGCCCTCAAAAAACATCTTAAAGATAATAAAAATACTATATCTGATTTAATATATAAATTAACACAAGCTAAACTTAAAATAAAACAATTAACTGGAGAGTAATCTCCAATTTGGGCTCGTAGTTCAGTTGGCTAGAACGCTACTTTTGCAAGGTAGATGTCGTGGGTTCGAGTCCCACCGTGGTCCACTATGATAAAGCTCTAGAATACTAGTTACAGGAGCAACGTAACTTATAGGGTGCCTCTCAACGATGCATACTCGCCTATTAGGTGTCGTAGAACCTACGAACTGGAATGATTCGATGGTTTTTTGCATTCCTATAGAATCCTAAATAATAAAAATAGAGACCAATTGTCTCTAACAGGGGTGATTTACCTGGGATTCTTAAATTTTTAAACTCTCCTCCTAGATATTTTATAAGTTAAACTTTAAATTTGATTTATTATGACGAAAATTTTAAAAAGAACTTTAAAAGCATTTAAGAAGGGTTGGACTTGGTATGCTAATCAGTATTGTAGATTATACATGCCTCCAATTATTTAATCTTATTATTTAATTTGTAAGTACCAAAGGGGTACTTACTGATGTTGAGTCGGGCAATAAGCTCGACTTTTTTTGTTTGTATACATTTTAAAAATTTTATATATTATGGAAATAATTAATACAATTGAAACAACATTAAATGATATTAATGGTACTACTTGGATTAACAATGTTAAAATAGAAGGAGCACAAACCATTAGTATTAATAATGGTAAAATTTATGTAAATGGAAAATTAAGAGAAGATCTTAAAAGTCCATCTATAGAAGTGAAAATAGAAGGTAATGTAGCTAGTGTACATACTGGTAGTGGTAATGTTTCAGTTACAGGAGATGTTACAACTATTAATACGGCTAGTGGTGATGTAACTTGTAAAGACGTTAAAGGTGGAGTATTAACAATGAGTGGTGATGTTACTTGTGGTAATGTTGGTGGAAATGTTAGTACTATGAGTGGTAATATATACCATAACTAATAAAGATTATTTATAATGAGAAGATTTAAATTTATATTAATATTATTATGTTTCTTATGCACTAAAAGTATTGCTCAAACAATAACTCATGTAACTCTTACTTGTTATCAGCCAGTAAAGAGTCAATGTGACAGTAAACCATTAGTTACAGCTGATGGTTCTAAAATAAATTTACACCATTTAAAACATAATAAAATTAAGTGGTGTGCTATATCCCGTGATTTACTTTATTTATTTCCAAAGAATAAACCTAAAAAAGTGTTTATAGAAGGATTTGGAATATATGAAGTTAGGGATGTCATGAATAAAAGACATAAACATCGTATTGATATATTAATACACCCCAAAAATTCTAAACGAATCAGTATAAAACATGTAAAAGTTAAAATTCTTAAATAATGTGTTTATATTTGCGATATAAAGAAGAATGTGTAGCTACTTCTAACATATGTGTATGGAAAGCTCTAATAAATTATGGTAGGTTCGGTTATTATTCACCAATATTTAATTATAGATATAATATAGGAGAAACTTATACATCATACTTAGACAGAAATAAGAATAGTGTATCTGTAGATATAGGACTACATTCTTTTGGATATAATATAAAGATAGTAAGTCCTTATGCTGGAAGATATGAATGTCGTGGAGATATACATAATAGTTTTGATATTGATGAATCTATTGATACTATAGGTTTATTTATAATTCCTGAAGGAAGTCACTATTATACTGATGGATATTTCTACGCAAGTGATACTTTAAAATTATTAAGAACTCTTCCAAAAAATAAATTTTTTAATTACATGATGAACAGATGACATTAAAAGAAGCCGTAGAAGCCTTTGATGGCAAAAAGAAAGGGACTAGTAAGTTTATCTTATTAGTCCCTATTTTTGTATTAGCATTACTAATATTTATTAATTTAAATGGTTAAGTATAAAAAGTGTGGAGCATTACGAATTAGAATAGATGGTAATAAATGTATTGTAGTAAATCTTAAATTACCATCTATTACTAGTCGTAGTACTTCATATTTAGGGTTTTTAAGAGAAACTATTTTAGATAGTAATAAGCAAGAGTTTAATAATGCTGTAGAAACGATCTGTACTAGGATTAAATCTTTATAGTATTATATTATCTTACTTATCATAACGCAGATGATTATTATAGAAAATTATTAATATGATTAAATGTGTTTATTGATTTAACATTAGACAGCGATAGTATTAATAGAAGATATTTAATAGCCGTAGATGATATTTCCGTAGTAGAAGAAGCTGGAGAAAGCTCTTATGTAATGTTAAAGAGTGGTGACTATCTTTCTGTGAAGGAATCTATTGATTATATAAAGTCTTTATTAAATGTTGTCAAATGAAAAAGTAAATGTAAATTTAGGATGTGGAGGATGGGTTATTCCAGTAACTTTTATTATTTTATTAGTTGCTAAAGTTATTCTACATTCAGATATTTCATGGTTAGTTGTTTTTAGCCCATTCTTAATAGGAATAGGACTCATAATTATACTCTGTATTATATTGCTAATTTTATATTGTATACCTGATGGAAGATCTAACAGATATTATAAGTGATCTAGATGATTATTGGAATGATCTAGAAGCAGACTATTGGAATTCCTTAGAAAAAGAAGGACTATGAATTCAGATACTCTTGAAATAAAAGTAAATGAAGCTTGGAAAACATTAATTGCAGAGTCTCCTATATATCTATTAATGTTTAATAGAGAGTTAGGAAAGTGTAAAGACTTTTTTATTCTAGGATATTATACAGCAATTAGGGATTCTCACTTATGAATTATCAAAAAGCTAATCAAGTATCTTTATTAGTAGAATTAATTAAATCTTCTGAAATAGTATCTAAAGAATATTCTGAAGCACATATACCAGAAGATTTAATTTCTAATATAAAGATATTGTGTATGAAAGATAGCAGTTTTAAAAGAAGTTTCTATAGTATAATGCAGAAACTTGGAAAGAAATATTTAGATATTTATATAAATAAATTATCAGCATTATGAACTTAATTTGGTTGAAATTAATAAAGCGAATCTTAACTCATAAGTATTATGTTGCTAAATATTGCTTTCAAATAGGATTATATTGGCAAGGTATTACTCATGATTTGTCTAAATTTAGTTTTACAGAATTTTCAAGAGCTATTAAGTATTGGGATGATAAAATGAGCTCTTTAGCGAATGAGCGCAGAATATTAGGATATAGTCAAACATTCCTTCACCATAGAGGAAGGAATCCTCACCATTATGAATATTGGATACATTCCTTAGATAATGGAGGAATTCCTGCTAAAATGCCTAAAAAATATGTTCTAGAACTTATATGTGATTATTTAGCAGCAGCTAAAACATATGGAGCTGACCCTAGAAGAGAATATACATGGTGGCTTAAACAACAGCCTCATATGAAAATCCACAAAAAAACTAAGAGTTATATAACTGAAGTGTTTTATAAATATAGTATAGGTTTAACATTAAAAGAATCAATTAATGGAAATTATTAATGCAACTGATGGCTATAAGCTTGGTCATCATCGTATGTACCCAGAGGGTACACAAATGGTCTATAGTAACTGGACTCCTAGAAGTAATCGTTACTTCCCAGAAGCTACAGAAGGTTCTGTAGTATTTGGTATTCAGTACTTTGTAAAGAAGTATTTGATAGAGGAATTTAACAAATGGTTTGCTCTTCCTAAGGAAGAAGCTATTAAGCAATTTGCTTATCGTGTAGGTAACTTTGTAGACCTTAATCAGGTTGGGACAAAGCATATTGAAGAACTTTATGATTTGGGGTATCTTCCTATTGAAATTAAAGCTCTTCCTGAAGGTTCTATCTGCCCTATAAGAGTGCCTATGATGACTATTAAGAACACTCTCCCGGACTTCTTTTGGTTGACTAATTACTTGGAAACTTTAATTAGTTGTACTCTATGGCTTCCTTGTACTTCTGCAACAAGTGCTCGTCTCTATAAAAAGAGACTTATGGAACATGCTAGAAAGACTGGATTCCCAGAGGAAGTAAATCTAGGTTTCTCTTGTCACGATTTCTCAATGAGAGGTATGGCAGGACTTGATGCTGCTATTATCTCCGGTATGGCTCATATGACTTCATTCTGTGGTAGTGAAACAATTCCTGCTATTGAAGCAGTAGAGCATTATTACGATGCAAATGTTACTGAAGAACTTGTAGCTGCAACTGTCCCGGCTTCAGAACATTCAGTGGCTTGCTCTACTATTAGTGATTTTGAAGATAATGTAGAAGAAATAATCTTAGATGATTTTGGTAAATTAATTGGATATATTGATAAATATGGGGACAAAAATTTGTTCTAATAGCAAAAAGAGTGTTTCTGTTATAAAAATTTACAGCCTTTATGGGCTATTGATAATTTGAAAAAAGCGTATAAATATGAAAATTCAAAAAGCGTCTGAAGAGGACAAAAAACTTATTGGAGAATTATTGTCAATTAAAAGATTGATAAATGAATTATATCCTATTGGAATTGTATCTATAGTTAGTGATACTTATGATTTTTGGAGAGTGGTAGAACGTATTCTCCCTCGTCTGAAAAAAGACATTATGAAGCGTGATGGTCGAGTAGTAATTCGTCCTGATAGTGGTGACCCAGTGGATATTATTTGTGGTCTTCGTACAAATCCTCACTATCATACTGCTATGAAAGAGGGTAAGTACTACTGTGATTTCAATCCATTTATGGATGATGATGAGAGTCATTATGTAGAAGTATCTGAAGGTCAGTATTATGGAGCATATTATATGCTAGGTAAAATCTTTGGATGGAATACTACTGTAAATGATTATCGTTATCCAAGTACTAAAGTAGGTTTGCTCTATGGAGATTCTATCACTCTAGAGCGTCAACGTGATATCTATGCTCGATTGGAAAACGCTCATATGGCAGCTTGTAACCTCGTTCTCGGCATTGGATCTTATACTTATCAGTTTAAGAGTAGAGATTCTTTGGGTTTCGCAGTTAAAGCGACCGCATGCACCATTAATGGTAAACTTATAGAAATCTATAAGCACCCAAAGACTGATGATGGAACAAAGAACTCTCTTAAAGGTCTTATTAGAGTTGAAGAAGAGAATGGTAAGTATGTCGCTTATGACCAGCAGACTAAGGATGCAGAACTGCAAGGTTGTCTTAAAACAGTCTTTGTAGATGGAGAATTAGTAAGAGAATATTCTCTTTCTGAAATTCGTGAACGTGTAAATTCAACATTAGTATGATAGAAATTGTTAATGGAGATTTACTTCAGTCAAATTTACCTCTTATAGCCCATCAAACTAATTGTTTAGGAGTAATGGGGGCAGGTATAGCTAAGGCTATTAAAAATAAATGGAATAGCGTATATACACGATATGCTAATTATTGTAAATATTTTAAATATTCTAAAGAATTATTAGGGAAATGTCAAGTATGTATAACAGGAGATGAACCTATTAATCTCGTAGCTAATTTATTTGGAGAATATTCTTTTACTGAATCAGTAGCTCCTTTTGAAAATAGACATACTGATTATGATGCTCTTAAAAAAGCTTTATTAGATTTAAAAGACTTTTGTAAAGATAACGAGATTACAGAGATAGGCATTCCTTATAAATTAGGATGTGGATTAGCAGGAGGAGATTGGGACGGAGTAGTTTATCCTATGCTCCAAGAACTTTTTGCTAATGATTTAACAATAACTCTTTATATTTATAAATTATGCAACAATTAAATTTAGTACATTTAGAAGATAGTGATATTAAATATTCTATCTCTAGATTCCCTGATGGGGAAGTTCAAATTTCATTAGAAGAATTCAGCCATAAGGAGCAAGTATTAGTGCAATGTAGAATTACTAATGCTGAAGACTTATTTATACTTATGCAAGTTTTAGATATCCTTGATAGACATGAAGTTCTATATAAAATAAATATCTATTACTTAATGAGTATGAGAATGGATCGAGTAATGGTTTTCAATAGACCATTTACTTTAAAAATAGTCTTAAATGTATTAAAAAATTGTAATGCAGAGACTATTGAAATTTTAGAACCTCATTCTGATGTTTATTATGATCCTAGATTCGGAGTTAAATTCATGCCTCTTTACGCTGAAAAGAATCCATCTAATAATACTTGGAAAGAATTTCAATTAGTTTTCCCAGATGCTGGAGCTGAAAAGAGAAATGAATTCAGATATAATCGTAAAGCAATTACTTGTAGTAAAGTTCGAGATTTAACTACTGGAAGAATCTTAGAGATTAAAATAGATAATCCTGAAAATATACAGGATAAACCTCTGTTAATTCTTGATGATTTATGTGATGGTGGAGGTACTTTTTGTGGTATTGCTAAAGCATTTAATGCTTTAGGTATTTCTAAAGAGCGTTTATATATTGCAGTTACTCATATGGTAAATCCTAAAGGTATAAAGAATCTGTCAGAAAACTTTAATCACGTATGGTTTACTAACTCTTATAAAGACTGGGACAATCTTCCTGAGAATGTTACAATGTTTAAGGTTATCTAATGTATATTTTGGGACTTATTATAACTATTATTTTGGTAATAATTATAATTGATCCAAGATTAGATATTACAGATAACCAATGTATATTGTGGTATTCAAATTTAGAAGGAGAACGTTGTTATTTAATACTTTGGAATAAAAATGATCATTATAAATAAAAATGAATTAGACCCTGACTTAATTCATGACATTAATTTAGAGTTAGAAGCATTATTTACAGATAATAGAACTTGGGAAATTAGTTCTAGTACTGGAGATTTAGATGATGCTTCAGATATACAAATTGTTATTAAAGGTGAGGGACATTGCTATATTTCCACAATAAGTGATACTGAAGAATACGTCAGAGATTTATTAAATGGTTATAGAAAAGCTCATAGTTTTGATACTTTTTGTATGTCTACAACGTATTTTGATCCTGAAAAGAACGGAATAGTATTTGAATATGCAGATTACATATCTTTATAACTATGTTACAGATTTATACTGATGGTGCTTATAAATCTTCTATTGACCAGGGAGGTATTGGAATAGTATGGATGAAGGATGATAAAGTATTTAAAAAATACTCTAAAGGCTTTAAACATACTACTAATAATAAAATGGAATTAATTGCTATGCTATGTGCTTTTAAGTCCATTAAAACTCCAATAGATGAAGTAGAATTTATAAGTGACAGTCAATATGTATTAGGATGTCTTACTAAAGGATGGAAGAAAAAAAAGAATGTAGAGCTCTGGAATATTTTAGATAAAGAATATGAAAGAGTTAAATCTTTAATAAAAAATATTAAATTTACCCATGTTAGGGGACATCAAGATTGTTTTGGTAATAATCTAGCGGATGAATTAGCTAGTAATGCTAGTTTAGAATTATTAGAATAATGTATTTAGTTATATCAATAATAATTGTTGCAGGTATAACTATTTATATTGGATCTGCATTTGCTGTTATAGACAGATGGACTGAAATTAATGTTCCTACTAATATAATAACAATATTAATATTAGTATGTCCAATTATAAATACGTTATTAGCACTGTATTACCTGTATCCTGAATTAACAGAAACTTTAAGTAAAATTTTTAAAAATAATTAATTATGGCTAAAGAAATTGTAAAAGCAACAGTGGACACTATTACTATTTATCGTACTACTGGTGGTAAAATTGCGGTAAAACGTAGTGACCGATTAAAACCAAGTAGATATTTCGATGATATCAAAGATGCTCGTAAGTATGCTGATGAGCACTTTGAAGGTAATGTCTCAGAGTCTCTCTAAGACATTTTCATTTCTAGAGTGATAAATTGTTCATGATTCTAAATTTAGAAGTTTGTAGGCTATTCTAGATGTGTCTATGACTAAATTATGGTATTTTACCTAGATAATTTTAATATTACACAGATGATTAATTTTCTTTTAATTTTCAATTCTAGTTAAAATGAAGTATAAGGCAAAGCTTGAAAGACTTCGTCAGAAGCAGGTATGGTGGGATAAGCTCCCTCAAACAGTAAAGAATGCAACAACAAGACCTGGTGGTATTGGATCAAAGTAATCTATGATAATTAAAGAGTCTGATTTTGAATTAAGATCTTCAACAAATGATGAAAGTTGTCCTCATTGGGATTTATATATTATGAAGACCATTAATGCCAAATCTAAAACTAGAGAGGCTAGAGAGGAACTTACTTTAGCAGGATATGGATTAACCTTATCTGGAGCTATGGCATCAATTGCTAGATATAGAGTAGCTAAAGCTAATTCTGAAAAGGCTTTTACTATGCAACAATATTTAGATTCCTATACAAAAGAACTTCATAGATTATATGATATTGTGGGGGAAACTCCTAACAATACTACTTTGATGGAGGAATGATTAAGTCCATTCCTATAACTACTTGGAGAGACGAACATCATAGAGACATTACAGTTTCTAAGATGTTCGTCTATGAACTTACAGCATATGCTCACTATAAAGATAGAGAGGAATTGTTAGGTAGCAAGTTTATATCTTCAAGTAAACCTCTTAAAGAGAGGATACAAGTTACTAAAAAAATTGGATACAGAATTATAAAATCCATTGACTTAGTATCAGCTCCTCTAGATTATATTATTAATAATTCCAAATTTAAAAAATTATGACAAACACTAAGCAGAAACTCGTAGATTACAGAGAAGGTAGTTTTGTAGACTTTGAAGGTAAAGATCATTACTTTGTAGTATGCGCTGTTCTTAGAGAAAGTGCTGTATTTGAAAATCCTACTAGAATTCTTAGTTTTGGAGTGTCTTTCTGTAATCCGGTAGATAAACACAACAATGAACTTGGTAAGAAAATTGCTTATGGTAAAAGTATTAGTGATAGAAATACCAACGTACTATTAGGTAGAGCAGGACTTCTTAATATTGAGACTGTAAAATATATACTTGATAATGAAGTTAATCATGTAAAACAATATCCTGAGCAGTATAGTGTGGCATATGCTAAAGCTAAAGATAAATATGAAAAAGCTAAAGAAAAAGCTAAAGCTTTAGCTCAAAAAGCAGCTTTATATAATAAGGCAGTAGCAGATTAATGAAACTTTTAGATAGATTAATTTTAATATTAATTTTTATTACTATTATAGGAGCTACTATCTTTTTATATAAAGGGTTTAAATCTACTACTGTAATGCCTACAGATACCTTAGAAAGAAAAATAGACTCATTAAATAGTAAGAAAAATTCTATTAAAGTTGATATCAATAAGTGTGATACTGCTATCTACTATAATAAAACTATCTATGTTAAAGAGAAGGACAATATTATTAAGCAGTCTCCTGATAGCGACATGCAGTTTTTCACAAACTACATTCAAGAAGTCGGGAGAAAACTTCTTATTGACACCGTATCAATTAAAAATAACTAATCTTATTTTTAATGAGCATAAATATTTACTAGTAAATGATAGTCTACAAAAAATTCAAATAAATAACTACAAATCTTTAGTAAATACGCTGGATAGTACGCTAACATATAAAAATTATCAAATAAAGATTCAATCTGATAAAAATAATGAATTGTATATGCAAAATAAAAAATTATCAAAATTGAATTATTTATTTGGAGGTATAAGTATATTATCTATAATATGTGCTCTAATACATTAGATACTTACATAAAGGATACTGACGGTAAGAAATTTAAATTTCCAGATAGAGATTGTAAGAATTGTAAAAGATATAAATGCTTAGTAAATATGGACATGCTTAAATGTAATTTTGCTAAGTATGGATGCAGAAATTATAATCCTAGATAACTAAAATTACTAAAAATTGATAAATAATATTTACGCCTTGAAAAAGGATTACCATATTATTGCGGAAATTTATTTATCAATTAATGGTTGTTTATAGTAAATTACTTGAGAAATTTAATGATAGCTTAGGCTATGTGATATATGTATTCGAATTGTTAGATAATGAGGATAAGCTTAGAGAAAAGACTAAATACCTTATGTGTACTCAACCTCCTAATTGGAGCGCTGCTACTATAAATTATGGGGATATTGGTTATCTCGAAGTGAAGCCTGTAATAGCAGGGATAGATGAATGGTACGATGGAGACATACAACAGAAATACAGATATAATAATGTCTGGTTTATTAAGTTTGTCCCTCAGAGACCTAAAAACGTAGATGATATAATAATACAATAAATAATCTTTAAGATTTATGACAACAGTTTTAGGTGATAAACTCAATCAAGCTTTTGAAGCTAAGAATAATGATGTAGAAACATTTCTCTGGAAAGGTTCCAGAAAAATTGTAGATGGTGAACGCATTCAGTCTTCCATGAAAATGGTAGATATGACTGAAGAAGAATTACGTAAAGCATATAAACATTGTGAATCAATGCTTTATAGTGACAACTATGAAAATCCTGGACGACGAGTTTTGTTGGAACAGATTGAAGATCAAAGAACTCGCTGTAATGCTGAGTTGTTCTTAATTTGGCTATTGTACCCAGGTGAAGGTAGTACTAGACAAGGTATTGTAAGAACTAGTTTCTTTAATATGCTCAATCAGCAGATTACTGCTCAGGCAGAACAGTTTGCTAAAGAGAGTGCAGAAAGTGGTGAAGGCGAGACAAATGTTAGTGCTATTGCAGAGACTCTCTTTAAAGAGTGGACTCTTAATGATATTATGAATAGTGATGAAGATTCATTTACCATGTTTGCTTCATTACCATTGTATATCGTTAGAGAAGCTTGTTTATCTGCTTTAGGTAAATGTGTCCGTAAACACATTACTCTTACATTTATTACCGAGCTTGGATTGTGGTTTACACGTTCTGAGTTATTAGAATTAAATAAGAAAGACGAGAATGGTCGTTTAGTAGATAGAATTAAGCAAGTTGCTGAACTTCTAAATATTAAATTGAGAGACCCTAAGAATCCTGAAGACAGAAAAGGTCTTGTTTTAAAAATTGATGATAGAAAAGGCTTAACTCTAAAAGAGTTTAGCGCAATGCTTACCTTCCGTAAGGATAAATATGATAAGCGTTATAATGATCTGACTAAAGTACAATTGGAAACCTTAAGAGATAAAGTTTTACTGCATCTCGAAAATAAGGTTAGATGGCAAGCTTCAGAGTGGGAGAAGCGTATTAAACAAATCAAAGCAGTAGCTGATTACAATGGCTACAAACTCTCTGATTGAAGGAGAACTATTTCATAAAATCACTAGAGATGAACGACAAGAAGAGTGTCGTAGAAAATGGATAAAAAATCGTTGTGTAGGGACAATAGTTGCATCTACTGGATTTGGTAAGAGCAGAATAGGACTAAACTGTATTAAAACAGTGTTAAAACACTTTCCACAATATCGAGTACTAATAATTGTGCCAACAGAAACTTTACAAAAACAATGGTGTGGTCATATAGATTCTAATGGGCTAGGATTAAGTTGTGATGTACAAATAATAAACACTGTAATAAAACATCCTGCCAAATATGATCTTTTAGTACTGGATGAAGCGCATAGATATGCAGCTGAGACTTTTGTAAGATTATTTGAAGTAGTAAAATACCAATTTATCTTAGGTCTTACAGCTACTTTTGAGCGTCTTGATGGTAGAGATAAAATATTAGCAAAATACTGTCCAGTAATTGATACTATTGATATTAATACTTGTCTTGCAAATGGTTGGGTTAGCCCATATAAAGAATATCTAGTCTTAGTAAATGTTGATGATTTAGAAGAATATGAAAAAATAAATAAAGAATTCATTTCTCATTTTGAATTCTTCGGATTCTCTTGGGAGTTAGTTAATAAATTAGCTGGTCCTATGGGTTGGCGAAATAAACTACTCCTAAGAGATTCTATGTGTAGTGATCCTAATAAAAAATCTGAAGTATTACAAAGTATAAATTATCATGCTATCAGATTTTGGTCTACTATGCATGAGAAAAAAGCTTTCATAAATAATCATCCAAAGAAAATTGAAATAGTAAAGAAAATTATAGAAGCTAGAAAGGATAAAAAAATAATAACTTTTGCTAATAATATTAAAATGGCAGAAAAAATTCCTAATGCTACTGTATATTCTAGTAGAACTTCTAAGAAAAGAAGTGCTACAGCTATTGAAGATTTTAACTCTGGAAAGATAACTTTATTATCTACAGTAAAAAAAGCTGATGAAGGACTTGATGTAAAAGGTCTTTCTGTAGCTATTATATTTGGATTAGATAGTTCAACTACTAGAGCTTGTCAACGGAGAGGAAGATCAATCCGCTTTGAAAAAGGTAAGACAGCAGAGATATTCAATATAGTATTAAATAGGACTCAAGAAACTAAGTGGTTTTATGATTCTCATAAGGGAGATTCTTTTATAACTATAGACGAATCAGAATTGGATAAAGTGTTACAAGGTAAAGACTTTACCCCAGGTGAAAAGATAGTTCCTAAATTTGATTTTAGATTCTGAATCTATGTATTAATATCGCTCTGAAAAGAGATTAACTTAATTACAGTATGGAAGACTTTTAATTATCCGAATTACTGTATGTTTGATTTAAACATTGATGAAGAAATAACAATTTTAGAAAAATATAATATTACTCCTACTGAATTATTTGTTATTAAAGCTATAAATGCTTATATAGAAGATTATTCAGAAGATTATCTTCGTAGGTATTTGGCTATTGATAAAAAGTATGTAGGAAGTTTTATAGATATACTTAAATCTTTACAAGATAAAGGTCTTATCCTTAAAAGTTATAAAATTATTCCAGGAAGGAAACTAGTTCCTGAAGAGATACCATTTAATAAAAACTTCCTAAAATGTTTAGCTAAGAGTTCCTTTGAAATGGGAAAAGAACTTAGAGAACATTATCCTAGATTTAGAAATATTAATGGATGCTTAACTAGTATGCTAGGTGTTTCTAAAAAGTTTAATAGTCTTGAAGATGCTTATAGAACTTATGGAAAGAAAATCCATTGGAATGAAGAACTTCATAAAAAGATTATTGATTTACTAGATTGGGAAGCTAATACTGATAATGGTATTATTAATTATAGCCTAGCTACATTTATTGTAGATGAAAAATGGGAAGATCTTGAAGCTTTAAAGAATGGAGATTCAGGTATGAATTATAATTCAATCACCACTCTGTGAGTTTAGAAAGTTTTAAACGTTCGATAGAGCTTGGTAGACAAGGATTTAATCAAGGATTTAGTATGGGTCTTCCTAAATTGGAAGAATTAATAGGAGGTATTACTAAAAGTACCATGACTCTCTTATTTGCGAGTTCAGGGCAAGGTAAAAGTTCATGCGTATTATATTCTTATATATACGTTCCTTTAAAAGAGCATTTAGAAGATAATAAATTAAAAATTATTTTCTTTGCTCTTGAAATGAAAGAAGACTTTATTATAGCTAAATTATTAAGTACCTATTTATATGATACCTATCATATTGTTGTAACTGCTAAACAAATATTATCTATAGGTAAAGATTATATTTTACCTGATGATTTATATGAGTATGTACAACTAGGATATGATTGGCTAGAAAAAGTATATAAAGTACTAACTATATACGAAGGCTCTTTTAATTCTGATAGGCTCATAAAAGTTACAATGGAAGAGCTTAAAAAAGAAGGAGAATTTACAGAGAATAAATATATTCCGAAAGACCCTGAAAAAGTAATACTTTCAGTAACTGACCATGTTGGATTGATCCAACCATCCAATGGAAGGAACAGAAAAGGAGAAATTGATGATTATACTAATAAATTAGTTATCATTAGAAATAAAACAGGATTATCTCCAATTATTGTTATGCAATCCAATAGAGCAGTGGCTAACATGGAAAGAAAAAAGAATGAAGCTTTCATGGAGCCAATGGTGGAGGATATTAAGGAAACATCCACTGTTTCAGAGAATTCTGAAATTATTTTAGCTGTATATAATCCTCAAGTTGATAAAAGAACAACTTATAGAGGTTACCAAGTTAAAGAAATGGGTTATAGGTTTCGAAGTATTCTTGTACTAAAGTCAAGATATGGAGAAAACCAAGTAGCTGATTGCTGTTTCTTTGACGGAGCAGTAAATAAGTGGATGGAAATGCCTAAGCCAGAAGAAATCTTTGATTATTCTAGATATCGAGCTACAAATAACAGTTCAACAGATAATACAATAAAGAATGAAGATAAAGATGAAAAAGTGAAAAGTAAATTAGACTATAGTTTATGATTATTGGTTTAGCAGGTTTGAGTGGTACCGGAAAAAGCACTTCTTTGCGTTATTTAGATTATAAATCAACATTTATCATTAGTTGTACTAACAAGCAACTTCAAATTCCTGGATTTAGACGTAAGTACAAGAAAGCTGAAGTTGTAAATAAGAAGCCAGTTGGAAATTGGCTTGTATCTAATGATTATACTACTATTGGTAAGTGGTTAAAAATTATTGATAAATTACGTACTGATATTAAGACAGTAGTTGTAGATGATGCTAATTATTGTCTTTCAAATAATATAATGGATTCTGCCCTTGAAAAAGGTTGGGATAAACACGTTGTGTTTGCTAAAAATTACTATGATTTAATCATGGAAGCTAGTGAACTGCGTGAAGATCTTAATGTAGTATTCATTAGTCATATTATTAATGCTGGTACTGATCTCGATGAACATTGGCAGTTATATTCTAGTGGTAAAATGTTGGATAGAACCGTAAATATTGATGGTTTATTTTCTTATATTTTATATACTGAACGCCAGGTTGATGATGAGGGCAATATTAGTTATTTCTTTAGAACTAAAACCAATGGTAACGATACTTGTCGTAGTGTTGATGGATGTTTTAAAGATAAACTGATTGAACCTAATATGCAGAAGGTTTTAGATACTATCCATAACTTTGAATATGGTGAGGAAGAAGAAATCGCAGATGACCATAATGAAACCAATAATGATGACAATATTTTAAATGAAGCTAATTAAAATGACAATTAAGTCCGAGTGGCTTAATGAAGAAACTGGAGAAATTTTAACTGATACACGTGAGTTGAAGGATGATTCTGTAAAGAAGCCGTCTACTCGTAAGTCTTCTTCTAAAAAGAAAGACTCAGAAGTAGATGATACAAATCCTAATCCACTATTAATTCTTGAGGAGAATAAGTACATTCTTAATAAGGCTGCTGTTGAGGCTCTTGGTGTAGAACCAGGAGATAAAGTAGATATTAAACAGCAGAAACTTAATAAGAAAGAGTGCTTAGTTATCGGAGCTGCTGAAACATTTGGTACGCAGTCAGGTAATAAATTAACTCAGAAGAATGCAGTTTCATATAGAGGAAAGAATAACCAGAACCTTGCCGAGCATGGTAATGAGTTTACTTTCACTCCACATCCTAAAATTGATGGATTGTTTATATTAACAGGTAATCGAGAGCCTGAGATTAAAGAAGATGTAGTTCCTGAAGCAGAGGATATTGCATCAGAAGATGAATTAGATGACGAAATGGCTAGTCTTATTGACGGCAACGCAGATGATACAGAAATCTCAGATAATGATTTTAATTTCGATAATCTTTAATAATATAGCAATATGAATTTGAATTTTGGTGGTCTTGGTGATATTAATCCTACAAGTAAGAAAGGTCTTCGTCCTTATGGAATTTATCTCGTTCAGTTAAAAAGTATAGAAGTTAAGGAGGGTCAAGGTAAGCAAGACCCTAATACAACTTGGAAATCTCTGGTACTTCATTTTGAAGGAGAGCAAGGAACTTATCAAGAATCATTGTTTTATCCTAATGAAAGTTCTGCTAAAAGATATGAGGGTAAGAGAAAGGATTCTAAGGGTGTAGAATTCCCATATGTACTTCCTTCAGCATTTGAACAGCTTAAGGGTTTTATGCTGCATATTATAACAGTAGTAGGTGGTGATAAAGCTAAAGAATTGTTTATAACTAAAGCTCCTGCTTGTAAGAGTACTGACCAATTCATGCAGCTTTTCCAGGCAGTATTAACTAAGCATTGTATGAATAAAAACTTTTATTTAAAGCTTAGCGGTCGTAAGGAAAAGAAAAAGGATGAAAAGGGAATTTCAAAGGAAACTGGTAATGTATTTGCTAAGATTCCTGATATTGGAGCTATTAATAGTGATGGACAGTTCTATATCCGTGATAATTTTGCTAGCTTAGAGGAAGATAAATTGTTATTCTCTAGTTATGAGATTAAGCAGAAAGAGGATATGGAGAAGCGTAAGCCTACTGCTCCTGTGCCAGCAGCTGATTCAGAAGAGGCTAAATCTATCGACTCTACTGAAGGCAAGGAGGCTCAAGATGAAGACTTCGATGCTATGCTGGCAGATATGTAGTAATTATAAAGTAAGTAGTTTTTATGAAATTAGATTTTTCTTATAAACCAGATATTACTAAGGACTACTTACTTAAATATAACACAGAGGAAGCCTATATGGAGTATTATCTTGGCGTAAAAGTTTCAAAAAAATTAATTTGTAATCCTTTACGTAAAGATAAAAATCCTACGGCTTCCTTTTTTCGTAACTCTAAAGGAGAACTTATATTCCATGATTTTAATGGGAGCTTTTATGGAAACTTTATATCTGTAGTTATGACTAAATATGCTTGTAAATACCATCAAGCATTAGACATTATAGCTAAAGATTTTGGCTTATTAAAAGGACAAAATAATTATCATTCTGTAATACAATCAAGCACTTCTTTTGTTAAAACAAATGAGCCAGCAGATATACGAGTAGAAATAAAAGATTTCTCAGAAGATGAATTAAAATGGTGGGGTAAACAAGGAGTTTCTTTAGAATTACTAAATAAATATAAAGTATATTCTTGTCGTACTGTATTTTTAAATGGTAATATTCAAACTATAAAGACCAAAGATAACTTTATCTTCGGATATTATGGAGGAACAATGCAAGGTAAAGAATTGTGGAGAATTTATTATCCTAAACGTAAAGAATATAGATTTCTAACAAATTGGCCTTCTAAAAAGGTTCAGGGCTATAGTCAGTTACCTAAAAAAGGTAATTTATTAGTCATAACTAAAAGTATGAAAGATACTATGTGTTTAAGAGGTTTAGGTGTAACAGCCTGTGCTCCAAATAGTGAAACACAATGGTTATCTGAAAACATGTTAAATGATCTAAAAGAAAGATTTACTTATATAGTAACTTTTTATGATAATGATAGACCCGGAATGTTTAATATGGCTAAGATAAGAAAAAATCATCCAGAATTACTTTATTTCTTTATACCTCATAAATTCAAAGTAAAAGATATAAGTGATTTTTATAAAAAATATGGTCGACAGAATACTTTAAAATTTATAAAGTATTATATAAAAAAATTAAGTAACTATGTCAAAAAGTAATTAGAATCTGAATACTGCTATTAGAATAACATATAAGAACGGCGATGTGCACGATTATTCATCTATAGAGGAATGCTCTGAGAAAACTAAAATAAGTCAAGCAGCTCTTAAAATTAGATGTAATAAATCTGGAAAAATGGCTGACGGCACTTTATATGAATGGATAGATAGCCATACTAAGAAGAGTTATCAAGCTAAAAAGTCTAGAAATAAAGGAAGTGCATGGGAAGCAGATATACTTCATCATCTTAGAGATATGGGGTATACTGAGTGTGTAAGTGCTAGAGGAGAGAGTAAGTTTACAGATAATAATAAAGTTGATCTAATTGATAGGTCCGGAAAATTACCTGTAAATATTCAAGCCAAACATACTGCTAATACTCCAGCATATTTTAAGATAGAAGATGCTTGTCCATATAAAGATAAACCATTTGTATTATGTTGGAAAAAAGCTCCGACAGAAGGTAGTGTTAGTCCAGGAGCAATAGCAATGGTTCCTATGGATTTCTTCTATACTTTATTAGAATGTTATTCTAAAAGTAATAATTTAATATGAGAGAACTATTAGCCTTAGGAGTAATAGATTTTATAATAAGTACAATATTAATTTTACTTAAGATTTTTGGAATATTATTATGGAGTTGGGTAACATTAGCAGTGGTAATATTTTTATCACTCCCAATCACCATAATGATATTATTTATTATTATAATGATAATTATATATAACAATACCAAATGAATAATTATATTTTTGCAATTTGTCAGAGTAATAAAAATAAACTTCATAAGTTAACAGCATCTTCATATGAGGAAGCTGTTGAAAAGGCTAAAGAAGAAGTTGATAAGTACTTAAATTTAGACGATGATACATATACTATTCTTGATAACAATGATAGCTGGATAAATATCAGAGCTGAATTGGCTAAGAAAGGTATTGGGGTAACATATATAAGAGATATTGAGGAATTATTTAATCTATGAAATTAAGAATTGGTTTAGATTTAGATGATACATTAAATGAGTTTATGAATCCATATTTAAAAAGATTTGGATATCCTAAGTCTGATGGAGAAATAACAAAAAATGTACAACAAGTTTTAATAAAAGACAGAGAATGGTGGATAAATCTTCCAGTAAAAAATAAAATAAACTTTATACCTGAATTATATTGTACTAAAAGAGTATGCAATAAAGACTATAGTAAAACATGGCTAAAGAATAATGGTTATCCTAATAAACCTGTTTATCAAGTCTTATATCAGCGTGCTAATAAAGCTCGGTATATAAAAGGTAGAGTTGATATTTTCATTGATGATTCTATTAGTAATTTTATTCAGATGAATCTAGCAGGATTGCCTTGCTTATTAATAGCTTCTGAATCTAATGAAAAATGGGGTCCTTATGGTAAGATTTATAGTTTAGATAAAGAAGAGATAGAATATGGGTATGAATGTATAAAAGAGTCGGAAGACTTTAACAATTACTTACGTGAAATTAAGTCAAATTTCTATTAAACCTCTGATAGAGACTTTAAGAGTTGAAGATATTGATGACAATACTTATTTCTCTGAAAAGTATAATAATTATATCTCAAACTCTAGATTATCTAAGATAAATCCAGATCAAGATGGTTCTCCAACAGAGTTCTTTGATAATTGGGGTAAGACTAAGTTAAATACAACTAGCTTGGAATTTGGTAGTTGGTTGCATACTTTAGTTTTACAACCTGATGACTTCTTTCTAACAGATGTTAACAGACCTACTGCTAAAATGGGGGCAATGGCAGATTATATTTATAAAAAAACACAAGGTATCAATGTTACTAATGATATTATATTAGAAGCATCTGATAAATGTGATTATTATAAAGATAAAATGTCAGATAAAAAAATAGAAAAAGTGTTAGCAGACTGTGCTCAATACTGGTGTGATAGAAAAGCTTTTGAAAAAGAAAATAATGATGCTAGAACACCAATATTTACAGACCCTAAAAATCATGCTAAACTGAAAGTCTGTCTAGAGTCTCTAGATAGTGATACACAAATTCAATCTTTACTAAACCCTGAAGGATTACTAGAACAACCAATTATTGGTAATGAGATAGCTTTCCTTATAGATGTTTTAGTAGAGGCTCCAGAGCATAAACCTTTTATACTAAAAATTAAGTCTAAACTTGATAATTATAGTATAGATAAAGAAGAAGGAATAATCACTGTAAATGATTTAAAAACCACAGGAGATTTAATAAATAACTTTGCTAAAGGAGCTCTTATTAAATATCACTATTATAGAGAGATGGCTTTATATAGTTGGTTATTAACTATGGCTGCTAAGAAGAATTATAACATTGAGAATCCTAAAATTAGAAGTAATTTCTTAGTAATAGAAACTATTCCAAATTTTAATACTAAAGTAGTTCCTATGACTAGAGAACTTTTTAATAAAGGATTTAAAGAGTTTACTCACCTTCTTAAATTAGTAGCATTCTATTGTATGCATGGTTATGAGGGATTCGGAATTACTCAAGAGACCTGATTATACTAAACTTTCCGATTTATATCGTAAATACTTTAGTTTAGGGTCTTTAGGAGAAAGTATAAATTTAAAATTTGCACTTATATCGTTACTTGGATATATGGTAAATTCTATGAAGAAGAAAAAACCTGGAGTTACTTATTATGAAGTAACTGCTAAATTAGCAGAAAAAACAGGTCTTGATGAAGATACAATACAAGCTATTGCTATCATCACTGAGGATTTTTCATATGGATGTACCGATTTTCCAACATTTGGCGTGCAACCAAAAGATATGCCAACAAAAATAAGAGAATTAATGGGAAAATTTCTTCCATTCTAAAAAAATTAATTTTTTTATAATTTTCTTTTTGGAGGCAAAAAATATAGATTATATTAGCATTACAAAGATAAAGAAAAAACATCGCAGATGATTTGATAATAAGAATTAATGTTAATATATTTTTGAAAATGAGTGAAATTTTTAATTTTAAGAGTTTTGAAGTAAGTGCAGAAACAAAGGAAGCAGCAGTAGCACAGGTAGAGAAAGAGAATTTCCATATTAATGGTGATGCAACACAGGCATGGAAGAAGTTCCATGAGAAGAACGCTAAAGTAACTTCTAATGATGAGAAGGAATTTAAGCTGGAGTATTTGAAGAAAAAGACTAAGAATGCTCCTGGTAGTGGTTTCATTGTAACTCTTTCTAGTGCTGTTGTAAGTACACGTGAGCGTCCTTGGAAGGTTGTTGATATTAAGACTGAGGGTAAGCGTGATACTCAGAAGAAGTTTGATTTGGTAGACCACGATACAAAGGAAGTACTGAAGACTTTGAAGTCTGAGCGTGTAAAGAACGAGAAGGCTGGTGAAGCAATTCTTGATAAGGATGGTAACGATACTGGTCGTGTTGAACCAGATACAAAGGTTATTCGTCCTACTAAGACCGCAGCTAAGGAAATGGCTAAGGAACTTATTAAGAAGGGCTTTAAGGGTCAGATCGATATCGTTCAGGGTAAGGAGTCTATTGGCTCTGACCCAGTAGTAGCTACTGTAACTTATACTCCATCTAAGAGTACTAAGAATGGTCGCTATATGTTCTTTGGTTTGGAATTTTAATTTTATTCATAATATTTAAAATAAGGCAGGTGCTCGCGAGAGTATCTGCCTTTTTTAATTTAGATACCTTTTATTTTACTAGATACTTTTATTTATAAAGGCGTAACAGCTATCTAATTTTTAAAAAAGTATGAAACAAGCAACAAAATCTTCTTATATTAAGTTCTTTAATGATGCAATTAATAATAATCGTTCTTTAAAAGCTCAGTGTACTATATCAGGAAAAAATATAAATACTGTATATATGACAATGAGAAATCTTAAAAAGAAAGAAAATAAAGATGAAGATGATAAGAAGATATTGGAATTATATGATAAACTAAAGAATACTAAGAAAAAAGAAGTAAAGAAAGATACAGATGATGCTTCTAATACTTGGGAAATAAGAGACGAGGATACTGGTAAAATTACTGGATATAAGTTTGAGATTTTCAGAAGAAATAAGCCCGCAATCACAGGAGTCTTTACTAGAAACGAAATGAATAGTGTATATAGAATGTATACTTATTACGGTTCTGGTTTAACCCAGCAGATTGTCAGCAGATATTTCCCAGATTATTCTCTTATTGACTTTAAAAGAATTTTACGAGCTTTTAATATTACTAAAGCATCCTCTCCATTTGCCCCTCATATGTATGAAGAATATACTGAGGATGAATTAAAAGAAATGCATCTTAGAGAAAAAGAGAATGATTTCTTAAAAAGAATAGAGAAAGATGAAGTAAAGGATTTAAGAGCTTTAGTTACTAAGTTAACTAAGGAAACCTCTAAGTCTTTAAATAAGGAACTTATAGAAGATACTATTAAAAATACAGTAAAGGATTATAAAGAGCTTCCAGTAAACATTAATAATAAAGAAGCAAAATATCCTGATTTAATTATATGGTTATCTGATTTACATATCGGAGCTTATAATGCTAAATATAGTAGTTTTGTACAGTTACCTTCTTATGATGTTCCAGAAATTAAATCTAGATTATCTAGAATTGTGGAATCTTTTGTGGGACAAGAATATCATTCTGTATATGTAGTTAATCTTGGAGATTCTATTGATGGGTTCAATAAAGAAACTACTAGAGGGGGTCATGAGCTTCCTGAGATTCTTGATAATAAAGAAATTAGTGAAGCATTTATAGAGTGTATGATGGAGTTCTTTGCTACTCTTACAGTAAAAGTAAAAAGTAAAGATTTTAATTATCTCTCTATAGGAGAATCTAATCATGGTGGTGATTTTGAATGGTTAAATCAGAAACTTTTAGCTGCATATTTAACTAAATATAATGTTAAGAGTTATATTAGTAACTATCCTATTGATAATTTCATCATTGGAGATCATCAATTCCTATATGCTCATGGTAAAGATAATAATTCTCAGACTAGACAATTTCCTCTTACTTTAAATCCTCAGACTGAATTATTCTTTGCTAATTATATAGCAGAAAAAGGTATATGTAGTCCTCATATTTATGTAATAAAAGGTGATTTACATAATTATGCTTATACTACTGGTAAGCAGTTTGATTATATATCAGTAGGTAGTATGTATGGTAGTAGTAATTATATTACAGCTAATTTTGGACATACTAAATGGAGTATTAATTATACTATTGTAAAAGATAAAGATATTTTGATGGGAACTATTAAAGGAAATAATTAATGAGAGACATAAGACTTCCAGAAATATCCGATAAATTTATAGATATTTCTGATATAAATGAGAATACTTCGGGTATTATTTTAGCATACAAATGTAATAAACCAGTTGGATTCATTGGCTATAACAATGAAGATATTACATGGGAATATTTCGATGATATTACTATAGATTGTAGTTTTAAATGTAATGAAAATTTGCTAGCATTACTAAAAGCTATAATGTCAAATAATTACGCCGATAGTTTTAAATTAATTGATTTTAAATAATGAAATATATTACTATTCCTAAAAGTAGTGATGCTACTATAGACTTAGCAGCTATTACTAATAATTATAAAGGTATAATTATCGCTTATAAAGAAGGTATGGCTGTAGGAAGCATTTCATATTGTTCAGATACCAATCTGTGGTATTTTTGTGACAATATAGATAATAATCAATTTAATACATGTAAAGATACATTATTAGAATTAGTCAATGACTTAATAGATACTAAACATATAGCAGATAATTTTAGATTATTAGAATTTCAGATAATTTTAGATTATTAGAATTTTATACTAACAACGATGATTAGCAGAGAAGACATTTTACAGGAAGCTTTACATAAGTGTTTTGTAGAAATGTATAGATGGGCTCAGCCTTCTATAGATTTGGATGAGCTTATTAAGAATGGATTTAAAGATAGTGAAAAAGATCCTTTATATGCTAGACATTATTTATCTCAAGATAATTTTAATTATATAAGAGATACTTATATGTATGCATATGGTATTAAGGATACTTGGGATGATACTTTTGAAATATTAATTAAGCAACTCTTAGAAGGAGGTATAGAAGATGATTATAAAGAAGCTACTCCTGATAAACCTGCTTATAGAGATTATAAAAAAGTTCTCCCACTAAAAGAAGTTATTACCTGCCCAGGAGAAGTTGATACTATTATTGACTATATAAAGAAATGTCAAAACTTTTATAAAGGACATTGCTATGAAACTAATAAATTTTCTTGTAGTATTGCATTAGGTCCTAGTCCCAATTGTAATGCAAAACATGTTACAGAATATTGGCATAGTCATGGCAAACCAGAGTTTAAAATAGTAGAATATAATATCTCAGATGTTATTTACGGAGACGGAGACTTTGAAGAAGTATCTGATGAAGAGTTTCTCACTACATTAAGATGGTAACTAATGAAATTACTAAAGATAACAAGACACTACTTATCTGCTATAAAAATTCATATCCCTGTGGGCAAATATTATACAACGGGAGTAAGTGGGTATATATTACTAGTGTAGATGTAAACAAAGTTAACTATGCCGAAGATACTCCGCATAATTTAGTACAAAAATTATTAGATAAAGAAATTATTGATAACATAATGTTTTTCACATACAATGGAGAGAATGCCAACTGAATTTACTTTAGAAGAAGTATTAAAAGGAAAAGCTACTAGTATTAAAGGTAAAGATTATCTTCCTACTAGAGGATATATTGAGCCTTTTCTGGAAAGAGTTCAAAAATTAACTTCTGATATTAGAGTACATGTAAAATTACCTGATCAAATCACTTATAATAAAAATGGTGATATAGATACTGCTGATTTAACTTTTAATAGAGTATGGTTAGAAGCAGTATTACCAAATGAATATCAATATGCTAATCATCAGCAGGTAATTGGTATGGTATATGGTCTAGACACTAGAAAAGCTGTTATAAAAATATACTCAGGTGCCATAAATTCTGCTTGCACTAACCTTTGTGTGTTTAATCCAGACAGTTTAGTAGTTAATGAGATAGAACCAGAGACTCCGATTAACTTTAAACCAATTACAAGACTTGTAGAGCAAACTACAGAGATAGGAGTTACTCTCAGACGCTTTGCAGATACAGATTTTGACTATACCAATAAAAGTTTTGTAAATGAACATTTAGGTAGATGGATTCGTAACTGTATGTCTGAATCTATTGATAATGGTTTTGGTAAAGTAAAATTAGCTACATCAACTCCTATTGATGCTTATAAATTATTATTTGATAAAAAAGATAGTCCATATCTTCTATCAGATAATAACGCAAATATGTTTACTGTATATAATGCATTCACTCAAATTATAACTGACTCTATGAAAAAAGATATTATGAATCAAGTTGAGAAAACTTTACTAGTAAACAGTATTTTAACTTTGTAAATAATATTTTGAAATAACTATATAAGCACTATATTATTAGTTCAGTACTAGTATTATAGTGCTTATTTCGTAGATGATTTAAAATGTTAATTTATAAATGTTATTTATGGTAATAAAAAGAGACGGAATTAAAGAAGAGTTTAACAGAAACAAAATTAGAGATGCTGTACTAAAGGCTTTTGGAGTTACCCAAAATTCTAGTAAGACAATGGATGAAGATATTTACAGAGCAGTTACTGAGATAACTAATTCTGTAGTAGAGACTGAAGATCAATCTATTGAGGATATTCAAGACCAAATTGAAGAACTCTTAATGGATTTAGGATACTACAACGTAGCTAAAAAATATATTCTATATCGTAAAGAACGTGAAGATATTAGAAATCATGCTACTAGGGATATTAAATTTATTCATAATTTTGTAAAGTCTGATAATACTGCTAATGCTACTATTGATGATAATAGTAATGTTGGAACTAAAGGCATTGGAGTATTAAATGCTGAAATACATAAAGTCGATAATAAACTTACTAATACAGAATGGTGGGAAAGTTTTGTAAAGAAGAGAGACCCTAACTTTAATATAAAAGTTATGAGGAATGACTTTAAAACTATTTTATATCCTCATGACTCATCTTCTCAAGTAGGGGAACCATATTGTATGGCAGCTTCTATGTATCCTTTCTTGTTGTCTGGATTAGAAAAATTAGGAGGTAAATCAGCCGTTCCAAAGAATCTTGATTCATTTTGTGGTATTTATGTAAATCTAAACTTTGCATTAGCCTCTGAAATTAAAGGAGCAGTAGCTACTCCTGAGTTTCTGATGTATATGGATTATTTCTGTAGAAAAGAATGGGGAAATAATTATTATCTCAAACCAAGTGTAAAAATAACTACAGATTATTGTATAAAACAAAAAACTATTGGTAGTCAAATTGATCAGTATTTCCAACAGGTAACTTATTCCATTAATCAAATAGCAGGAGCTAGAGGAATGCAGTCTCCATTTACAAATTTTTCATTCTTCGATAAATATTTCTTTGAAGGTATGTTTGGAGAATTTGTATTTCCAGATGGAACAAAGCCAGAGTGGAACTCTACTAATTGGTTACAAAGACGTTATTTACATTGGTTAAATCAAGAAAGATTAAAATGTATCTTAACATTTCCTGTATGTAGTTATGCTTGCTTAACAGATAAGGAAGGTAATTTTAAAGATTTAGATACTTTCCATTTTATATGCAATGAATATGCCCAAGGAAATTCTTTCTTTACTTATTTGTCTCGTAGTGTAGATAGTTTAAGTTCATGTTGTCGTTTACAGAATGCCGTACAAGAAAATACATTTAATACTACTAATGGTCAAATAGGTATAATGACTGGTAGTAAGAATGTTATCACTCTTGATTTAAATAGAATTATTCAAGATTGGCAGCATACTTGGTCTGATTATAAAGACCATATTGATGTTAACACCAATAGATGTTGTTTCCCAGTAGATTGGATTACACATAAAGACTTCCAAGAAGGAATTAAGAAATATATAGAAAATATTCTTGAAAGAGTTTATTTGTATCAGTATGCTTATAACGACTTAATGCATTGGTGCAAAGACCATCATTTATATGCTGCTTATGATGCTGGTTTTATTAATCTTGATAAACAGTATTTAACTATTGGAATTAATGGCTTAAATCAGGCTGCTGAATACTTAGGAATGGAATGTAATAATAATATTTATTATAAGACATTCTGTAGATTGATATTTAGTACTATAAAAGAACAGAATAAGAAACATAAAACTAAAACAGCTCAATTTAATACTGAACAAGTACCCGCAGAAAGCGCTTCAGTAAAACTTTATAATAGAGATAAAGCTGATGGTTATTGGATTCCTACAGACACTAATCTGTATGCTAGTTATATATTTAAACCTAATGATACACATATAAGTATACTTGATAAAATTATACTTCATAGTTCTGAATTCGCTGCTGATGAATTAGATGGAGGTTCTGCTTGTCATCTTAATTTATCTGAACATTTGAGTCAGAAACAATATGAGTATTTACTTAAATTTATGGCTAAAGTAGGTTGTAAATATGCTACTTTTAATATTCCTAATTGTGAATGTGAAGAGTGTCATTTTATAGCAAAACAACCGTTTAGTAAATGTCCTAAATGTGGTAGTACGCATGTAAATCTATGGGATAGAATTATCGGCTATCTTACAAAGATTTCTAACTGGAGTGCTGCTAGACAACTAGAAGGTAGTACTAGAAGTAGAAAAAATGAATTAGAAATTAATATAGAATTAGCACAATGAAAAGAATATTAAAATTTGAAGCAGAGTGGTGTGGACAATGTAAAGCTTTAGCACCTATTTTAAAAAGAGTATTAGAAAATCATACTGATATTACTTTAACTACAGTAGATATAGAGACAGAGGAAGAAACTACTCTTAAATATAATATTAGAAATCTTCCAACTCTTGTATTTATAAAAGATAATATAGAGGTAGGAAGAACTTCTGGAGTTTTAACTGCCGATATGCTTGAGAATAAAATTAAAGAGCTCTATGCTTAAATATGTTGATACAGCTGTTACTTTTGCAGAATTTCCTAATGAAGTTTCTCTATGTATTAACATCAGTGGTTGCAATTGTTTTTGCGATGGTTGCCACTCACCTTATTTGTCAAAAGATATTGGAGAAGTACTATCATTGGAACGACTCCAAGGATTAATTGAATCTAATAAAGGAATTACATTAGTAGGATTTATGGGAGGAGATTCTGATCCAAAAGAAATAAATAAATTAGCTAAATGGGTTAGAGAAAATTATCCCGAATTACATATTGGATGGTATAGTGGTAAACAAGAATTAGCTGATAGTGTTATAGATATTGATAATTTTGATTATCTTAAACTTGGTCCTTATATGAAACAATTTGGACCATTAAATAATCCACATACTAATCAAAATTTTTATAAGATAGATAGAAATGCCCATATAATGATATGGTGTACTGATATATTTTGGAAGGAGGCTGAATAAGCCTCCTTTTTTTAGTTTTATGGAGTGCGCAATTTTAAATTACGGTGTAGGAAGTGTTGACTTAGTAACAGTTCCAGATGATATTAATGATGTAGAAGTTTATTTATGTGATGTTCTTGGTTACAGAGAAGATGAAATAGAATTTATGATTAAAGAGGGTAAAATTAATGTAGAAGATGATAGAGACTAAACGAATAAATAATTTAGAATTTAAGGTCGCTACCTATCTTTTAAAAAATCCTCCTGAAATTAAAGCCTACCATATAAATAGATATATGCCTAATTGTTATTATGGTCATGAGTCTGATTTTATAAAAATAGATAATGATTGGTATAGAGACCCAAACTTTTCCTGGCATAAAATACATAAAAGCTGCTTTAAAAATTCTGAAACTTGTTATGCTATAGCAAGTTTTGAGTATAATAAACATGAAGGAGTTTACGAGTTTATGTGGGTAGGTGAAAGACCTTTAGATTTAACAGAACAAGAAGAAAAAGATTTTAAAGAATTAATTATTTATGGTTTTAATAAGTTAAATCATGGAAGTAACGAAAGTAAGTCAGATTACTGACAATCTTAAAAAATACACATATGGAGGTAAAGATTCTGACTATATAACTCTTACAAGATGGGCTAATGTAGATGGATATGATATTGATATTAATGGTAAATTAATATCTTTATCTGATAATGAGCTAGAAGCCATTAACTATTTAGTACTAGTAATGCGCTTCGAAAACAAAAATAATGGATGACATAATTGTGTTAGATTATTCCAATGGTAAAGTTTATATTTATACCTTACCTAGATTACAAATGTATGATAGTGAGATAGAAGATTGGTTAGATTCTATGAGTTTTGATCTAAGCAACATAAACTGGATGGTTAATAAAAATATCACGATTAATGATGAAAGAAAGTAAGACAGAATTAGAACAGAATATTGACGAGATTATTAAGTCTAGAAAAATTTCTAATATTTTTACTTTGGAAACTGCTAGATTGATTAAGGCTGCACTAGTTAATAATAAGCACTCTGAAAGCCTGTTTCCGAATTACAAGTTCTTCAGAAAATGGCTAAAGAGCGTGAAAAGTCTATAGTTCTCTACACAAATGCAGGTCGTAATGACTTAGCTCGTTTAGAGTCTAAAGAACTTGATTGTATTAAAGAGATGATGCCTAAAGAACCTTCAGAGAAGGAGATTGAAGAACTTATTGCTGAATTAATGGAAGCAACAACTCTTACTATTAAAGATACTAAAGGTGTTATTGCAGATGTTCAAAGTAGATTCCCTACTGCTCAGAAGAGTACTATTGTTAAAATATTTAAATCTTTACTGTAATGAAGTTATACGGAAAATTGGATGAAGAGGCTATTACTGACATATCTTGTAATTTGAAAGCTTTTGAAGAGTATGATGATGTTTATTATACTACTAAAGAAGCTGTATCAATGTATGATGTTTACGTACCTTTTGAAGAAAACTTAGATGCAGATTGGCTTCCTTATAATTGTACTATCGTAGAATATGATATATTTTTCAAAGATGGTGAATACTATTATGAAGGAGAGGAGCCTGATGATTCAGTAAGAGGCGAACGAACATTTGAATATAAAGAAGGTAAGTTAGTAAAACAGGGGTTTAAGCCATATTAATATGTATTTTATATATAAGAAACAAATAAATGTAGCTAGTGAATATAGCTATAATGTAGACTCTATAGTTGAATGGTTTAAAGATTATATCGATCAAGATGATATTATAGAGGCACATGGAGGAGTAGAAGAAGTTACTGCTAAAGATATAGTAGACGATATTTTCTGTGAATCCGATTTTTGGTATGATGATTTTATACAAAATTTTGATATAGAATCAGATGTTATAGAGAATATGTATCCTGAAGATATTGCTGAACAGCTAAAAGAAATAGTAGGAGATAAATTAATAGATTACTATACTAAGCGTTTAAAAGAACTTCAAAAATGATAAATTTAATATGGAGTGAAATTCGACAAGTATCTGTTGAAGAAGATACCCTTTACTCAGCTTTACTTTACATATATCGCACCTATATAGGAAGTGAAGACAATAGCATAGACGAGATTATTGAAGGCATTCAAGACAATATAGAAAATTATATAGAAGAATTAATTGAAGAAGCTTCCCCTTATGATTATTCTAATGGAGATATAGATTGCGAAGATATTACAGAATTAGTTACTGGAGATAAGTTTTTAGAAAAATTTAAAGAATGGTATTTGAATGAGTGAAATATTAATTTTAGGGGATATTCACGGTCGTAGTTTTTGGAAAGAACCATGCAATAATTGGACAGGTAAAATTATATTCTTAGGGGATTATCATGACCCTTATGGAGAATATATAATAGGGGAGCCTGATAAAGAAGAATCTTTAATCAATCTTAGAGAATTAGTTACTTTTGTAGAGAATAGACGTAAGATTTCTGATGTTATATGCCTATTAGGTAATCATGAGCTTCCATATTTCAATGGAAATGGTAAATGCAGATTTGATTATTGGGAGCAAAAAGAAGTAAAGGAGCTAATTAGTAGTTTAAATCCTCAATTATATTACATATATGAAGATTTAACTCTTAAAGAGCCTCATAAATACTTATTCTCCCATGCAGGTATTACTAAAGATTGGTTAGACTATAATAATCTAGAATTAAAAGACTTAAATAATATAGATATAACTAATCTTAGTGCTCTTGATCATATCCCTTATTCTAGAGGAGGGTATAATAAATATGGCTCTTGTGTCTGGAATGATTTAGAAGATTTTCAACTGCAAACTCCATATAAAGGTTATTATCAAATATTTGGACACTCTTGGGGAGGAAGAACTGAACCTGTAATCACAGATAAATATGCAATGCTAGATTGTTGTAAACCATTTGTGTTAGATACTGAAAATAATGAATTAAAAGAATGGAAATTAAATTCATAGGAACTTTAAAGATAGATACTTCTGAATATTGGGATTGGATTAGAAGTTTATTCCCTCCAACATTATCTAATGTAGAAGTATTTAATAAATGGATGCCAGAAGCTCGCATTTATACTTATAGATTTTTAAAATTACGGGGTTATAAAAATAATAACCCCTCAGATTCTGGTCTAAGAGAAGTTATAGACGATGTTGCACAATATATAACTAAATTATCTTTAGAATCATGAAAATTTCATATCAATATCTCACAACAGATGAATTAGATGTAAGTATTAAAGATATATTTGATTATATAAAATTCTTACATACTGATTCTGATATGTCTATTAAGTCCACTTTATCTTATGTGGAAGAGTGGCAATTAAATAAAGAAGAAATTATTCAAGCTTTATATGGGACTCTGGTATATGATGATGTTAGTCCATCTTTTTATAGAACAATAGAAGAAAAATTATTACCTTATTTAAGACGTGCTGATGGAGAACCCTCTTAGAACATGGTGGAAGGTTAGGAAATGGTTTAGAATTCCTAAACCTTCCATTTATTTTGGACCCATAATATCAGGATTACCTTGTAGACTTCCTAATAAATGGATTGAGTTACATAGTTATGACGTTACTTGGAAAGATAAATATGGTAATCCTAACTTTGAATTTGTTCCTCAAATAAATTTAGAATTATTTAAGAAATATCAATTATTATTAACTTTTCAAACTAATAATAATGATGTATATTGGGAGACAATCTTAGATATAATTTATTATAATAAATCTCTTAAAGACGCTATAAATAAAAATACTTGGGAGAATTATAATAAAGAAAAAATAAACGCTTTTACTGAAGGATTTCTTACTCCTAAAGGAGAAAGAGTATATTTATATGAGTGATGAATTAATTTATATAGATAATTTCGATGGGTCTCCAGAAAGACCTAGTATGATAGATAATCCTTTTGTAAAAGGAAATAATTGGTTAAGATTTATCGAAGAAGAGAAACAGATAACATTAGGAGAAGAGCAATTACAAGTATTGCACTATATAGTTGATATTATATTAGATAATTTCAAACAAAAAGACTTTTTAAATCCTATAAATTTAGGAGGTGCTGCTGGTTGTGGCAAGTCGCTCTGCACTAGCTTTCTTTTAGAGTGGATAAACACTAAAGGGTTCCCAGTTAAGTTATGTGCTCCTACTCATAAAGCAGCTTTAGTACTTAAAAAGTATAATGATTATGATGCAACTACTCTTCATAGTATGTTAGCATTATCTCCTAAAGTAGATATTCTTAAACTGGATATCAGAGAATTAAGATTCTTTGCTACTAATGATAAAAAAATGTCTATACCATATGATGGAATTGTCATTTGCGATGAAGCATCTATGGTAAGTAGTGATTTATATGATTTATTAGTAGAAAAATGTAGCTTAATGGGTACTATGATTATCTTTTGTGATGATTATGCTCAGTTAAATCCAGTAAAAGAAGATGAACAATCAAAAGTTTTTAGATGTAAACATCAATTTAGATTGACTAAAATATACAGACAATCTGAAAAAAGTGGTCTTAAAGGCATTTTACAGACGCTTAGAGAGTCTCCAATACAACAGTGGGACAACTGTGAAGGTGAAGATGGAAGTCTCTTTATAGAGTCTAAATTAGAAAATTTTTGCAGAAAAGCAGTTTTGGAATTTAAACACGAAATAGAAGCTAAGGATATATTACATACTAAAATTCTAGCTTATACTAATGCTCGTGTAAATAACTATAATAAAGCTATTCATAAACTTTTATGGAATGATAATAATTTTCTTCATAAAGGAGAAATTTTAATGGCTTATGAGAATTTCAAAAAAGATGGTTATGAAGTAACTAATTCTATGGATTATATAGTAGAAGAATTTACTCCTACTATTATTGATGTTCCATATTATACTAAGTGTAAAGGATATATAGTTAAACTATATGACGAATATAACAATGCCTCTTTTGAAATTCCACTATTAGCTCCAGAAGAATGTAATGAAGATTTAGCTATAGTTATAGAAACTATAAGAACTGAAGCAATAAATTCTCAAGGATACGATAGAAAAAAGAAGTGGGGAATATATTATGCTTTAATGGGAAGTTTTTGCACATCTAAAGATTTATTTACTGATGGCAGATGTATAAGAAAAGCTACTTTTAAATATGGGTATGCTATTACTACTCATCGTTCTCAAGGGTCTTCTTATGATAATGTATTTATAGATATGAAAGATATCTTTAGAGCTAAAGATAAAGAGACTCTTAGACAATTACAATATGTAAGTATGTCTAGAACTAGAAGCGATATAACTATGCTATTATGATTGATGTATTATTGATTCATAATAATCCAGCATTAGTAGAATTGTTTAAAAACTCCTATAATGGAGAAGCTTTTTTACAATTCTTAGATAGAGGTTCTAAAATAGAACGTAGTAAAGCTTATAAGATACAGCAAGAATGGGGTAGCAATCAAACCCCATTTGCATTAGTGAAAAAAGATGATAAGGTTATTAAAGCCTTTTATGCAGAAGATAAAGACAATGTAATTTCTAAATTAATATCTTATTTAAATGAGCACAACTATTAATGTTCCAGTAATTAATAAATCTAGTAATGAACTTCCTAAGTATGCACACAAAGGTGACGCAGGTTTTGATCTCAGGGCTAATGTAGAAGAAATTAAAAATAGTAATTATTTTTTTAATGCTATTAAGCTTAATGATGTTACAATAATTCTTAATCCTGGAGGTAGAGTACTTATTCCAACAGGTTTATATATGGCAATTCCTGAAGGTTATGAACTTCAGATTCGTCCTCGTAGTGGTTTGGCTTTGAACCATGGTATTACAGTAGTAAATACTCCAGGAACAATTGATGCTATTTATAGAGGTAATATTGGAGTTATTCTTAAGAATGATGGTACTGAGCCTTTTATAATTGAACAAGGTGATAGAATTGCTCAGGGAGTGTTAAATAAAGTAGAAGAAGCTAATCTTATAGAGACAGATTCTTTGGATGAAACAGATAGATCTGATAGTGGTTATGGTAAATCCGGAGTAAAGTGATAAGTAAAGAATCTTTTTTAAAGAAATTAAGAGTATTAGGCAAGCAATACGCTAGTAAAACAATACTAGATTCAGAAAATCACCAAGATGCTGTAGAAGCTGTAGTATCAGACTATTTACAAGGAGCAGAAGATTCTTATGATACTTTCAGAACTTATGATAAGGAAAGATTTTGTGATTCTTTACGTAATATTTTAAATTATTATAAGAAATTAGAAGAGCTTGAGGATATTTTAAATTGTGTATTAAGAGAATCTCCTATAGGGGAATCTACAACATTTATTATAACTGATTTAGTAAGAGCTTTAGCTAATAATGATGTTGAAACTATAAATGATATAGAATGGTGGTTATATGAAGATGTAGAAAAAGAGTGGATTATAGATAATGAAACTGTAAAAGTGGAAACACCAGAACAACTTTATGATGCTTTAAAGAAATTGAACCGTGTCTGACTTATTTGAAAAAGAATTTCAAACAAATGCTTATTTAGTATCTAAAGATGCTAAAGGTAAAGTTAGATGTGTAAGACTATGGTATGAGTGGAGTGATTCCGCTCATGCCTATCTTATTAAAAGACAGTCTTGGCAATTAAATGGTAAAAGACTAGACCATCCAGATATTCCTATAAAGAAAGGATTAGTTAGTAGAACTCTTAGGGAACAAACACAACTTCAGTTTAACTCCAAACTTAAAGAATATAAGGATAAAGGTTATAAAGAAGTTGAAGAAGATCCTGATAATAAAGATGAGAAAATAATTTTAAACTTTCTTCCTGAGTATAATACTGACTCTTATAACCATATTAAACCTATGTTGGCTAAACAAGAGAAAAAAGTTATTAAACGAGAAATATTTGATAATGAATGGTTAGCTAGTAGGAAAATTAATGGATTAAGATGTTGTTTTTACTGGGATGGTAAACATATTAAAACTTACTCAAGAGGTGGGGAAAATTATGATTTATCTACCCAACATTTAACTAAACATCCAATTTTAATAGAAATTTTTAAAAAATTTCCAACATTAGTATTAGATTCAGAATTATATAAACACGGAAAATCTTTGCAACAAATATCTGGAGCAGCTAGATTAGAAAGAAATGCAGTGGATTGTGATTGGTTAGAAATTTATTGTTATGATTGTTTCTTTACTAATAAAATGGGAGTTCCTGCAAAACAACGTGAATTATTTCTTATAAAGCTATTTAAAAGTTATAACATATATGGGTTTAATCCTATTAGAGAATGGCAACAAGGAGAACTTCAAATACAATTAGTACCCCAAGTAAAAGTATCAGGTTGGGAAAACATTGAAAAATTACATAATAAATATGTTTCTGAAGGATTTGAGGGTGTTGTATTAAGAGATCCTGATAAGCCTTATAAGCCAAACTCTAGGGGTAATCAAATGATAAAAGTAAAACATTACTTAGATGCTACTTATAAAGTTATCGACTATGAATTAGGGTTACGAGGTTCAGAGGATATGACTTTTATTTTACAAATGCCTAATGGTCAAACTTTTAAAGCAAGTCCAATGGGAGATAGAGCTACAAAAGCTGATTATGTCGAAAATTTTGACAAAAAATATAAAAATCATTTAGGGGATTGTAAATATTTTGAAATATCCGATAGTGGAATTCCTTGTCAACCAAAATTCACAGTATTTCGGTTTGATTTAGAGTAATACTAAAATTTTACTAAAAATATCTAGACTAATTATTTTTAATAGACTATATTGATACTATTAATTAAAATGTTAAAATATTTTTAGTAATGACAAAAAAGGAAAAATTTATTACTCAATCAATTGAAAAATTTGGTGACAAATTTGATTATTCTAAAGTAACAGATATTAATAATAAAGAAATAGATAAAATTACAATTATATGTCCTATACATGGCGAATTTGAGACTACTCCTAAATCATTTTTAATATCTAAATATGGTTGTAAAAAATGTGCTAACCAACAAAAAGGAAAACATTATCGAACAGATAAAAATAATTTAAGTTCTATTGATACACATATCCCACATATAGAAAATCCTATTATATCAAAATCTTTAGTTGTGGGTACTGTATACTGTTTTATTAATAGTATTAATGGTAAAAAATATATTGGAGAAACAGTAAAGAAAGATTATACTGTTAGATTTAATGAACATAGAAGTAAAAGTGAAAGAGGAGTAGTAACTTATTTCTATAATGCTATCCGAAAATATGGATGGGATGCTTTTAATAAATATATCATATATCAAACTGAACCATATGAAGATACTGAAGAGAATAGAAAAAAATTAAATGATATTGTAAATAAAAAAGAAATTGAGTTTACTAATAAATACAATACTACAAATCCTAATTTTGGCTATAATTTAACAAAAGGAGGAGACGGAGTTTTAGGTTACCATTTTTCTAAAGAAACTAGAGAAAAAATGAGTAAATCTCATCAAGGAGAAAAACATTGGAATTATGGTAAAAGAAATGAAGGTAAATCTAAAGCAATTTTACAATTTGATTTAGATGGAAATTATATAGCAGAGTTTCCATCTATGGCAGAAATTACACGACAATTAGGATATAAAGCTAATAATGTATGCAGATGTTGTGATAATTTAATAGGTTCTTATATGGGATATATTTGGGTACGAAAAGATGATTATTATGAAGGCTATATTCAAAAATACAAATCAAGAGTAAAATGTAAATCTAATGATAAGGAAGTTTTACAATATACTTTTTTAGGAGATTATGTAGCTTCCTATATAAGCTGTGCAGAAGCAAAAAGAACTTTAAAAATGGGATATAGCCCTTCAGGAGCTGCCTCTGGAACTGATTTTTCAGCAGGAGGTTATATATGGATATATAAAAAAGATTTTACAGAAGATTTATTAAAAGAAAAATTAGAGCTTGTAAAAAGTAGTCGTAATTATAAAAAAATTGTGAGTAATCTTAGACAGGCAGCTTTAATTAATCGTAATTAAACAATTATATTAATGAGCTCTACAGCTGACAGAAGTAATGGAAGAATACTTAAGAATTATATATATGCTAATATATCTTTACATAAATTAGCTAAAATTCTTATAGAAGATTGGCAAATAGCAGATAGACAAAGATTCCCCAGTGTTTATAAATTATTTTCACTTAACTGTCCTCGATATGGAGCACAAATAAATGCTTTTATAGATATTTTAGATATTAAATATTATTGGTATATCTTATATCCTATTATAAAAGAAATAAATTCAGAAGTATTAAGTGAATATGATGAACATTTATATAATGAAATAAAAAATTCTTTATTATAATGACGAAAATTTGTGCACTAAGTGACTTACATGGTCATCTACCAAGAATTGAGTCTTGTGAGTTAGTATTATTAGCAGGGGATATTGTTCCTTTAAATATTCAATTTGATAATGCTGCATCTACCTTATGGTTTTTAGATGAATTTACAAAATGGATTGATTCTCTTCCTTGTGATGAAGTTATTATGATTGCAGGTAATCATGATAAACTTATAGAAAGAGCCTCTTTTATAATTCATGCAGTAGAATCTAAAACTGATTTTAAACTTACATATTTGTCAGGAACTACTTATGAATATATAGCTAGGAGTCTTAAACATTATAAAATATACGGCTCTCCTTTCTGCCATAAGTTTGGTAATTGGGCATTTATGCAAAGTGAAGAATGGTTAAAAGATTATTATGATAATATTCCAGAAGATACTGATATAATTTTAACTCACGATACTCCAATGTTAGGGGATTTAGATTTATTACCTCCTAGTCAATGGAATCCAAAAGCTATTCACGCTGGAGGTAAATCTTTAGCAGATGCTATTTGTAGAGTACAACCTAGATATGTATTTTGTGGGCATTTACATACTTGCAAAGACAAATATTTAAAATTAGATAATACTGAAATATATAACGTATCTATATTAGATAATAACTATAAAAAGATTTACGAACCATTATATTTAAACATCTAAAATGAAAGACGTAATAGCTAATGAAAAATTACCATACATTCCGGAGACCTTTATTCTCGGATGTCACACCTTCAAAGTACAATTATACGAAGAATTATACGACGACAACGACCCATTATATGGACAATTTGATTATGATGAGCAGATCATCAGAATCAAAATATTTAAACATAATGGTGAGCCTTTATCCAAAGAATGTATTCTTAACACATATTATCATGAGCTTTTCCACGCCTTTAACTATCTGTGGAATACTGGAGGCGATGAATCGCTTGCTAGTACTTTTGCAATGTTAATGTGTGAATATGAAACAACTAAGAAATATGCCAAGAAAGAAGGTATCAATTACAGTGGTAGAGAGTAAACCTAAAGTTAAATATGTTTCTCCTATTAAAGATTATTCAGTATCCTATGATGCAGTTATTAAAATTAGACAAACAAGTCTTCAACCAATAATACCTGCTAAGATTAGGACTGATAAAAGAAACTTCGTTGGAAAACTTCCTAAAGAAGTTCTTAATCAATTATCTAAGATTATATCAGAAGCTATTAAATCATCATGCTCTTTCTGCACAGAAGTAGTTTCTGTAGATAATATAAAATTTGATCAAACCTTAATAAAAGAAGATTAATGATTTATTTTATTATAGAGGATTCTCATTTTGGCTCTCATGTAGAACAAATATCTACTGATTTTAATAAATTGAGAGAAAATTTTCCTGATGAAGTAATTTACACTACAGATTATATGAATGTAGATGACACTTTATATAATATAATAGATTATTCTAATATGCCATATAAATCTTATGATGGTACTGAAATAACTAATTGTTACTTATATCATGATAAATTTTATGAGTGTGATGAAGATTTGCCGGAAGGAGTAAATCCAGATGAATATATGTGCACTTTTTATAGGACTTACACAAAAGGTTATTTAACTAAAACATGGCATAAAGATGGCTGGGTATAATTTAATTACAGACGATAGTGAAGCACTACAAGCTTACCTAAATAACATTACTCATTCTACCCCATTATCTTTAGAGGAAGAGAAAGAATGCGCTGACACTGGAGATTGGGAGAAATTAGTAAATGCTAATTTAAAGTTTGTAGTAACTGTAGCTAAAAAGTTTCAGAATAAAGGACTACCTTTATCGGATTTAATAGCTGAAGGAAATGTAGGTCTTATTCATGCTAGCCGCTTATATAAAAGTGAATATAATGTTAAATTTATAACTTATGCTGTATGGCATATAAGTGAAGCTATTCGTAGAGCTATTCATTATAAAGCAGATACTGTTAGAGTTCCTGTAAGTCAAAAACTTACTTATAATAAGGCTGCTAAAGTTATAAATAAATATTGGCAAACTGAAGATAGACCTCCATCAGATGAAGAGTTGGAAGAAGCTACTGGTAAAACTATGAAACAAATTAATGGAGCTATAAATGCTAAAAAAGTATGTATGTCTTTAGACACTCCATTAGGTAGTAATGATGATGACAGAGACTCTACTTTAGTAGACATTGTTAAAAACAATAATAGTCCTCTAGCAGATAATAATATAGAACAGTCTTATAAGACTAATGTTATTAACAAAGTTTTAAATGGACTTTCTAATAAAGAACATGACATAATAATTTTATGCTATGGATTTACTGGGCAAGAATATACTCCTGAACTTATATCTCCTTTATTTGGGTGTACACCAGAACGTATCAGACAAATTAGGAGAGAAGCAGTCAAGAAACTTAGAAAAAGAAAAATTCTTAAAAACATTTAAATGATTTATTTAGTTACCAAGGTTAAAGCTTTATTCAAATCTTCTAAATATGAATGTATTTCCATAGAAAGAAGTAAGGAAATTATTAATTCTATGAAAAAAATTAGAGGATTAGATACTGAAACTATGGGACTAAATCCCCATACTAAAGCATTATTAACAGTTCAGATAGGTACTAAAGAAAATCAAGTAGTAATTGATTGTACTACTATAAACATTTGGGAATATAAAGATATATTAGAAGATTCTACTATTCTATATATTTTAGCTAATGCTAAATTTGATATTCAATTCTTCTTTAAACATAACATTATATTATCTAAAGTATGGGATGTAATGTTAGCTGAAAAGATTAGATATTTGGGATATCCTAAAGGTAGTTTCCATGCTGACTTAAAGACTCTTGAATACAAGTATCTTAATAAATATATGGATAAAACTGTTCGAGGTAAAATTACTAAAGTTGGTCTAACTGAGGAAGTAATAGTTTATGCAGCTAATGATGTAGTAGATTTGGAAGATTTAATGAATGCCCAAATAAAAGCACTAGAAAAAGAAGATTTGGTAAAGGCAGTACAATTAGAGAATAGATTTGTTATCCCATTGGCTTATATGGAATGGTGTGGAGTAAAATTAGACGTAGAAAAATGGAAAGCTAAAATGGTAAAAGATGCTAAACGTTTAAAGGTTGCTCTAACTAAATTAAATAATTGGGTAGTAAAACACTATGGAAATGATTCTAGATTTACTAAGGTAGATTTACAAGGGGATTTATTTTCAGGATTTAATACTGACCCACAGTGTACTATAAATTGGAATAGTGCAGCTCAAGTAATTCCATTATTTAAAGCTATTGGAATAAATACTTCTACTGTAGATAGTAAAACAAAGAAATTAAAAGATTCTGTAGATGCTAAATTATTAGAGCCTCAAGCTAAGGATTTTGAAATTCTTCCTATTTATCTAGATTATAAGGAAGCTCAAAAAGTATGTTCTACTTATGGACAGAACTGGTTAGACCAAATAAATTCCGAAACTGGTAGAGTATATACTAAGTTTAATCAGTTAGGTACTAATACTGCTAGAATATCTAGTGGTGGAAAAGATAAGAATGCTAAAATAGAATATGTAAATTTTCTTAATCTTCCAGCAGATCCAGAAACTAGAAGTTGTTTTATTGCAGAGAAAGGTAACTCTTGGATTTCCATAGATTATTCAGGACAAGAGTCCTTTATTATGGCTTCCATTTCTAATGATAAAGCTTTAATACATGAATTAATGGAAGGAAGTGGGGATTTGCATTCTCTAACTGCTTATATGAGTTATCCTGATCAAATACCAAGAGATACAAAAATAACAGAAATTAAAGAAAAGTATCACCATCTTAGACAAGAAGCCAAAGGCATAGAATTTGCCATTAATCCTTAAATTATTGCAATTTTTATTTTGATATAATTCGCTATAAACTATATTACTATTAATAAATATTTTAGTAATATGGATATAGAAAAAGAATTGAAAATCAAAAACTTGTATGAAAAAGATACAAAGATTAGTGAAATTTTAAAGATTTGTAAATGTAGTAGTGCTACAGTAAATAAAGTAAGAGAAAAATATAATTTACCGAAAAGAAGGAATTCTCCCTCAAAGATTCCTATAAATGAATCTTTAGTAGTAAAATTATATACCGAAGGAGTAATATTAACTGAAATTACAAAAACTTGTCATTGCAGTACCAACACTGTCTCATCAATACTAGATAAATATAATATTCCTAAGCGTTCTCAGAGAATAAATAAAAAACCTAATAAGGATTTAAGTAAATTTATGGATTTAACTTCTCCAGAAACTCAATATTGGATAGGATTTATATGTGCAGATGGTAATATAAATTATAATCCAGAAAAGAGGGCTTATAAAGTTTCTCTATTTAGTAAGGATGAAGAAGTCATAATTAAATTTATAAAATATTTTGGAGAAAATACAGTTTGTAGAAGTGACAGACCTACAGGTATAAAAGAAGCTTATATATGCTCTAAAGAACTTTGTGAATATTTTATTAATATATTAAATATTACCCCTAATAAGTCTCTTACATTAAATCCTAATATTGAGTATACTAACAATTTTATTTTAGGCTATTTTGATGGAGACGGAAGCATTAGAAACAGTTCAGAAAAACAAATTAGATACGAGTGTAATATTACTTGTGCTAGTAAAATATTTCTGGATAAAATAAAAACTATACTTGCTAAAAATGGTATTTACTCTATTATTTATCAACATACTGATTGTAATGCTTACAAAATTAGAATAGATAGAAAAAATGAATCTGAAAAATTTTATCATTTTTTATACAAAGATGCAGTAGTTTGTTTATCAAGAAAATTGAAAAACTTTGTGGCACTCTATGGAAACATAGGGAATGAAAAATTGGGTGAATTGCAGGAACTTAAGGAAAATCTGCAGCCAAGCCAACCTTTAACAAAGTTGGAAGGTTCAACGACTAACTCTTGAAACTTCGTAAGAAGAATATAATAGAGACACGAGCGCCCAACACCTAAACTATAAAGTAAGGTGATGAAATAGTCTAGCCTATATGGTAACATATAGAGTCTCAGATAAAGAGCTGAGAGTTAATACAAGCGAAATTACGGTGGTGATTTTAACACTATTCATCGAAACAAAGGTATCTCTATAGAAGAAGCTAAAAAAATATATGAAAATTATATGTCGGGTTTCTCAGGATTAGCTAAGTATCAAGAATATTGTAGAAAAATAGTAATGGAAAAAGGCTATATACTTCTAAATCCTATAAGTAAATATAGAGCACATATATATGATTTTGAATCTCTACGTTCAATGCAAGAAAAAATGCAAGATAGGGAATTTTGGAAGTATTATAGAGAAATGAAGCGAGAATCTCCTAACTGTGATACAGTACAAGAAGTACGAGATTTCTTTAAGAAAAAGGGTGAATGTGAAAGGAATAGTATAAATTATAGAATACAACATACTGGAGCTTTATGTTATAAAGTAAGTATGATTTATTTCTTTAAATGGATAGTAGAAAATAATCTTTTTAATAAGGTTTTAATTACTGTTACCCCCTACGATAAATAATCTTGTCGTAGTAAAACGATGTTAATTGCTTGGAACTCCTAAAGATTTAATTACTAAATTATTGAAATAATAAGCCAGTAAAAATATTAAATATGATTTTACCTCAGTTAAAAGAAATGGACAATAAGCAGCTTTATAATTTTACAAGAGAACAAACTCAAGTATTTTTAACAGGATTGCTAGGTGATGGGTGTATATCTACTACAAATAGTGGTAGTTATATTTATACTACAAGTTGTAAACATCTTGAATATTTAGAATTTAAAAAGAAATTATTAGGTAAAGGAAATATTAAACTTCAAGAAAGAAATGGTTATAGTCAAACTCCTATATATACTATGTATGGGGGAGCTTACCCAGAATTATTTGAGTTTAAAGAATTTACTGTTCAAGATGTTATTGAAAACTTAGATTTACTTGGGTTAGCATTATGGTTTTATGATGATGGCAGCCTTCATAAAAGAGATTTATATTATAATTTAAATACTCAAAAGTTCCCAAAGTATATACAAGAAGGAATTTTTATTCCATGGTTTGATTCCTTGGGCATTAAAGCTAATTTAAGACACGATATAAAAAGAGGAAAAGAATTGTATTATTTAGGAATTAATAAATATGAAGGAGCTAATATTATTAGTGAAATACTATCACGTTATCCATTAAATTGTTACTCTTATAAATTATGGAGTTCAGAGACTATCCTGAAATGGAGTAAGCTGCAAGAGCAGGTGAAAAGCATCGATAAAAATCTTACTAATAGGCAATTAGCTTATAAGTGGAGATTTTTATAAGATATAGTCCGAACCTATATGAAAGTATAGGAGAATATATGGAATCGATATATTCGTAACAATATATGGAGATTAATTGTGAAGCACCTATAGAAATAGCTGAAAAAGTAGCTATTAGACTTCATGCTATTATGGTTAGAGCAGGAGAAATATTTTGTACTAGATGTAAGTTAGATGCAGATATCTCTAGATGTAAAGATGGGACATTACCTAATTACTGGATTCATTAAAATGGAAATAACTTACATTGGTAACGACTATTCATTATATATCGGCGGCAAAGAATTCGTTGATATAGATTACGACAAACAAAAAGAAATTTGTCATAAATTAGTAGATAAAGTTTCCGAAGGAGTTTTACAAAGATTTATAGAAATTGCTTGTACCGGAATGGGCGAGTATGAACAATTAGATTATTGTGAAACTCATGGAGAATTTGTTGATAAATACGTAATAAATATATGACATTTATTATAACTAATAAAGATGGTTCTAGAACTCAGTATTCTAACCATTATAACGAAGATAATGAAATTGAAGTAGATGCAGCATGGGATGATGTATATGCAAAATTCCCTGAAGCTGATTATATTGAGCAATTTTAATTATGGCTAGTAATTCACCAACGTTGATGCAATCTGAAGAGAGATTTTTAGATAATCTTAATACAGATATTCCTTTAAAAGAAGAAGATTATACAATATGTTTTTGTATAAGTAAACAAATTTCTACAACTAATATTGAAGATATTTGTAAATCTTTGCAAAATCACTTTTTAAGTGAAGGATGGAGCATTGATGATTTTGATTTAGAAGAAGAATGAGTAAATTAATTATATGTATCCTTTAAATGGTAGATAATTTTAATATATTTGCTCCTTGGTTTGATAATCTCTCAGACCAAGGAGATTTTTACTTTGTACAAGTAATACAAAGAAAAAAAGAATGCAATATAGGTAGTAATAATAATGTAATTAAAGATTATCATTTCTTTGATAAAAAATCTTTTTTAAATAAAAAAGAAGAAATAATTACATTATGTAAAACTTTTAATGCTCGTGCTTATTTTTGGGTAAATCCTAGAAATTGTAAACAAGTACAATACGAGATAATTAGAGAGGCTCTAGAAGCTATAGAATGTAATTCTAAAAAGTTATTTAAATGTGTTTCTAAAGCAATAGGTCAAAGAAGAAATACTGATTATAAATCTAAATGGATATTAGATTTTGATACTAAAGATTGGAGTCTTATAAATAAATATTTAGATTTAGTTAGGGAATGTAGACCTTACACAAATATAATATTATATTATGTTCCTACAGTAAATGGCATTCATGTAATTACTCTGGGATTTGACTTAGGACAATTTAAGCAGAAGGTAGCTATAGCTAAATTAGATAATATAGATATACACAAAGATAATCCATCAGTACTTTATCATGATGATATTAGGGCTTCTAATAATTGATATAATTATTGTAACTATCTATGGTATAGCTTTAATAGTTATGTTAATTACAAAAGCTTCTTCAGATGAAATTATAACAGCTACTGCAATATATTGTATAGTAGCTACTATAGTAAATGGGATAATATATCTATATCCTTAGATAAATTATTTTTATAATTTTAATAATATTTGTTATGTTTTTTAATAAAACTTTTACTGACGAACTTTCTAGTATTAAATCTGCTTTTCAGTCTACTCACGATAAAACCGCTTCCCTTATAGAGCGAATGAATACTGAAATCACATCTAAAGAAAATTCTATTAAAGAGTTACAGTATGAAATTAAAGAAATTGAGAATATCAAAGCTCAGGCAGATAATTTTGTAACTAATCTTAAAAACATTCTTGATTAATGTATAAAGTAAAAGAAACTTTTGAATATCTTGTAAACGATCCAAATAACTTTTGCTCAGTACATGATGCCTTAGAAATGGATACAAGTATGCCTTGTCCTTGTTGGGAGGGAAGTAAAGTTCCTGTAAATGAAAAAGGAGAAGAAGAATCTATCCCATGGGGTAATAGTGAAGTATCTATTACTGATATAGGTAATATTGTAAAAATTGATAAGGATACTCTTTTAAAGTTAATTAAGAATTCTGAGAAATTATCAACATTAGAAGAGTGGGGAGTAGATAATTGGGTAAATTATGGTGAAGCCATGCAATATTTGGATGATTCACCTGATGAAGTGTTACTTAAACAATATTTAGATGATTGATTTTGAAACTAAAAAAGTACTGTTCATTGATTTGGACGGTACTTTAATTAAGACTATTTCAGGTAAAACATTTCCTGAAGACATTACTGATTTTAGAATACAACTTCCTGTATTAGATAAAATAATAGAAAAGATGCCTAATCTTAATATGTTTTTCATAGTAAGCAATCAAGGAGGTTTAAAGACTACTATTGATAAACGTCTTTTTAACTCTAAAATATCTGCTGTAGGAGATATATGTAGAAGTTATTTAGGTAGTAGACTTAATAAGCTTCTATTTGTTGATAATTTATATTGTTGTTCTATGGATAAGAATAATACTTATCGAAAACCTAATACTGGAATGTTAGAACAATTATATTATCAGTATAAAGTAGAGTCTACAAATGAATGTATTATGATTGGTGATGCTTCTGGTAAACCAGGAGATTTTTCAGATTCTGATAAGAGATGTGCTTCAAGATTTTTTATAGATTATATTGACGTTAGAGACTTTTTAGAATTATGAAATTAAGACTGGACGAATATTATTACATACTTAACATAAATTATGGATGGGAAGAAATAGAAGACTATATGCCTGATGATATTGCAGACAAATATCTAGAATTTTGTGAATCCCATAACTCAGATGAAGTATATGATTATTTAAAAAGATTATATTCATATATACAGGTAATAAACCTCGAATATACTATTCTTGATATTGATTTAGAGAAAGGTTATATTGAATACAAGGCAATTATAAAAGTCAATAATAAGTATTATTCTTTTGATTATTATCAAAGTTCATATTGGGATTTTAAAGACACAGTAGATGAAGACACAGATTTAATAGAAGTATTTCCAAAAGAAGTAACTACAGTTATATATGTATAATTAACTAATAACTATATTAATATGAATGAATCTTTAAAAAAATATTCTAATATATTTAAACAAATAAAAGATTGCAAATATCCTGATATTACTATAGAGATTGATGACTATCCACTATATAATAGATCTAATGTTCATATAATTATAAGAGATAAAAATAATCCTTGGTATAGCAAATATGTAACCTCTTCCCAATACCCTTATTATGAGGCATTATGTGGAGAAGAATTACAAAGATATATAAAAAATGCTAGACAATTTTTTAAAACAACAAAGAATGAAGAAAATTTTTATTTTTCTAGTAGCTATGGCGTGTTTAACGTCTTGTAAAGAACAGTTTTCTAATGGAGAACGTGTTGGTACTGTAACTAAATTTAGTAAAGCAGGAGTTTTCTGGGATTCATGGGATGGATTACTTAATGTTACTCAGACTGGTATGAATTCTAGTGGAGAGCCATTTGCTTTTTCAATGGATAATGATCGTAATGATCAGCAAAAACTTATTGATACATTAGTTAAAGCCCAAGTAGAAGGTTGGAAAATTAAGATTAAATATCATCAAGTTTGGGGGTGTAAAAATGTATTTAAAAATAGAGGAGAAAGTGATTACTTTGTAGATGATGTAATTATTCTTGATAAGAACTTCTCAAAAATTGGAGATATTGTAAAGGGAACTAATAAAACAGCTCCTCATGACACATTATATGTAAAAATAGTTAAGTAATATGAAGTTAATTAAACAGTCATTTGAATTTATCAATCAAACAGATTTCTCTTTAGTGGGAATTAAAAAGCATATTGAAAGATGTGCACGAGTTAGTTATAAAAGCGAAGATAAGATTACAGATACTTCTTATGAGAAGTTTGTAAATATGCTAGAGTCTAGAGGGCATGATAGACCTCTTGAGTTTGGCACTGTGTATTTATCTAGAACTTCTCAAAAAGAGGATAATATGGAATGGCTTGACAAATATGCTTATAATCCTTGGAGTAAATTTAGTTTTGGAAATGGTAGTACTAGAATAAATGGAGAACTTAGAAATACTGTTTATGTGACTACTAATTACAGAGTGATTAAAGAGCATCATTGGGAGGATGACTTACAATATCTTTGTGAACCTACAGAGTATCATCATAAGAGATACACAGTTCACATGATTCTTGATCGCGGAGTTATGGACGAGTTTAGAACTCATGTAGGATTGTCTCATTTAGCAGAGAGCACGCGATATGTAAACTATTCTAAGAAAAAATTTGGTAGTGAGCTAACTTTTATTAAGCCATGCTGGTTAGATGATGAAAAACTGAAATTGTATGGACCTTATCATACTGTTATAAGAGATAAATCTCCTGAGAGTATATTTATTGCTAATTTAAATAATGTAGAGAGGGATTACTTGGACTTAATTAAACTTGGCTGGACTCCTCAGCAAGCTCGTTCGGTACTTCCTTTGAGTATTAAGTCTGAACTTATCTCTTGTGGATTTAAAGATTCCTGGGAAAACTTTTTTTACCGTAGAGATGCTCCTGATGCTCATCCTATGGCTCAAGAAATAGCTAAACCAATGCACCAAAAATTCATTGAATTAACTGAAATGAAATGATTACTTTAATTATAATATACATAGCATCAATTATAGGAGCTATATTAAGTATTAGATACGATGATGACTTTTTCGACGAAAAGCCTTGGACATTATTTTTAGTATTTTGTCCAGTAGTTAATACAGGTCTATCTATACTAGAATTAATCATCCAACTATCATTATTATTGGATATAGTTATACATCTGAATTTAGATAAAAAATTTTATAAATTAATTAGGTTAGGACGAAAATAATGAATCAATCAATTCCTATTAGTTTATCATGTAAAAGAAAACCTTTTGATGCTATGGATGGATTATTTTCAGATGCATCTTATAATACTATGCCAGAATTCAATGGAGTTACTGCGGTATACTCTAATAGAAAGACTAATATAGATATTTTAGGAGCTAATAAAAATAGCTTCGATAAATCTTTAACAATATTTTATATTAATGTACAGTAATACAATACAAGCTAGAATAGAGGCAACATTAAAAGAATTATATAAAGTACATGATACTGTATTTAAACCAGTAGTGATGTATACTATGTATAGTAACATTCGTGCTTATTTTATAATATTAGATAAAAATAATAAAGCACAACTTTTAAATGCTTTTGATCCTAGAGTAGTAGAACATGAAGATAAATTAGAATTAGATAGTGTAACTGATAGTCCTCGTATTTATCAAGAGTACTTCATAAAGGAATTTTCTGATAATGTAGATTATGGAATTTATATTGATGAAGATGAGATAGGTCATTATTTTACAGCATATGGAGAAGTTCAAATATTCAGTACTTATATCCAAGTAAATTATAATGATTATAAACAGGCTGAAAAACTTTTAGAATTTGTAAAACCACTACCTGAGGATACTGATAAAATTGTAACTTACGATTTAGTAGTATCTACTAACACAGGATTTAGTACTACAGAATGTACAAGTTCTAGAAATATTGATATTGATGTAAAAAAGAACTACAATGATGATTTACCTTATGATAAATATAAAGAATTCTGTGAAAAGGATGGTTCTGGTTTAGCTTTAATGTTCGGAATTGCTGGAAGTGGAAAGACGAGCCTCATAAAAAAGCTTATTTATGATTGTTCTGATACTAATTTTTATATAATGGATTTTTCTATGTTACAAAATATAATTTCAGGACAATTTTTATCTTTTCTTTTAGGATTAAAGAATGCTGTAATTATAATGGAAGATTGTGAATATGTATTAAAACGTAGAGATACTCATGAAAATCCGCTGATTAATTCTCTTCTAAATATTACAGATGGATTAGTTGGGGATGCTTTAAACATACGATTTTTATGTACTTTTAATGCAGCATTAACAGATATAGATGAAGCTTTATTAAGACCTGGAAGACTCAAAGTAAAATATGAGTTTAAAGCTCTAAATAAAGATAAAACTAAAGCTATATGTGGGGATGATAAAGCTGAAACTTTAGCAGAAATTTATAATAGAGATAAAATAGATTTTAATAAAAAGGAACAAAGAAAGATTGGTTTTTAAATTATCAGATAAGGAGTGTCAAGCAGCTAAAGAGTTTATAAAAGAACATAATAAGCAGTGTGACACTCCTTATTCAGGAGCTAATGGTTGTCCAAAATTTAGTTATATATTCTCACCTTTTGGACTAGGTACTTTTGTAGGAATAAGATGTAATGTTTGTAAGAATGAAAAGGATATAACTGATATTGATACATGGTAATAATAGGAATTTCTGGAAAAGCTACTTCAGGTAAAGACACTGTAGCTAATTATTATAGTAGATTTAGTAAAGCACATTGTACTACTTTACATTTTGCAGATTCTTTAAAAGATTGCTGTCAAGGATTACTTATACCATTTGGTACTTATGATATGTCTCTACAAGAGACTAAGAAGTTAACTATTCCTTGGATGGGTAAAGGTTATACTGTCAGAAATTTACTTCAAGATGTTGGCAATGCTTTTAGACAAAGTATTACTGAAGATTTTTGGGTAAATATTATGATTGGTAAGATTGCAGCTATTAAAAAGAATGGTTCTATAGATACTATATTAATTCCAGATGTTCGCTATCCTAACGAATTTAAAATGATAAAAGATTTAGGAGGAGAAGTATGGAGAGTTGAGAGACCTAATATTACATTAATGGACCACATTAGTGAGACAGCATTAGATGATTATACTTTTGATAAGATTATTCAAAATAATGGAACTATAACTGATTTACAAAATAAAATTAAATGCCTAAGTATTTAGTAACTACTAGTAAAGATGTAATTAGATATATATCTTATGTTGTAGAAGCCAACTCTCAAGAAGAAGCTGAAGAAAATTGGTGGCAAGGAGAAATGGCAGATGAATGGTATGAGTCATCAGGAGATACTTATGTTGAAGAATCTGAAGAAATAACAGACTAATGTTTAAAATAAATTTATTAGACATAAATGTAATAGAAGCACAAAAGTGCTGTGATTATTTTGATCAAGGATATGTTTATACAGAAGAAATATATCCAGAGTTGTTTAATAATCCGAATGCTAAAATTACTATGGTAGGAAAAATAGATATCAGTATATTGCAAGATTTAGTAAAAGAAAATAATTTAATTAATACCTTATATTGGTATTAAACATTTAAAGGGGCGTAGCTCAGGAGAAATCCTGGGTTACGCCCCTTATTTTTTTTTAATTAAGTATTACTATTATTATTTACTTTTAAAGCCTAAGCGAACATACTAGTTGCTGGAATACTTGATAATGTGAATATAGAGAGCTACTTAACAGGATCATCTAAGAAGTTTGGATTAGTTGCCATAGTAAACATATTTTTTAATTCAGTAACAGGATAAGTGTATACTGGCACACTTATATCTCCTGAAGCTGATACTACACTAAAAGGTCCACAGAAATTACTAGGAGACTGCTATGCGCCTTTAAATATTCCTTTACTAAGTCCTGCTAATACTATATTTTTCTTAGCCTCATCTTTATACCAAGCATCAAATCCTGGAACTAATACTGACTTAAACAAAATCGTCATAAATGCAAAATAAATTAAATCTGATAATCCTTTAATAAAATTTTTAAATTCCTAAGGATTAGCTTGCAAATATTTATGGCACTCTGTTAAAGAACGTTTATTAATTAGAGTTTTAAATAAAGTTCCATAAGTTCCCATAATACCTTGAACTACTATAGGAATATTTTTTATAGCGGGAACAGAATCCTCAGATTGCTCAAAAGTTAGAGTACCATCAGATTTTATAAATAAAGGTCTACCATTTACAGTTTCCTACTCAAATTTATCTGATTCTACTAATCTCTTTTTAGAAAAATAATTTCCAATAGTAGCATTTAGATAAGTAGTAAATTGTCCAAATCCCATACCTATAGCCATATTTTCCCACATAGCTTTACCATTCAAATCATAATTTGCATAAATATGATTTGCAAAATCTTTAATTCTATCAATTTCAGTTAGAGAATAAGGCATTGGTAATTTATTACCCATATATTCAATAGGGCTTTCTATATGATCTTTATTATATCCTCGTACTGATGCATAATATCTTGCTTTAGCCTATAAATATTTTTCAGAACCTTTAGTTCCTTTAAAATAATCTATAAACCTTTTATCTAGAGTAGCGTCATATGTAAGTTCACCATCTTTAGTTATATTTAAAGCACTATCTTTAGTGAGATTGCCTGTACTATCAATATCTATTACTCCATCCTATAAAGCTCTTGCTACAAACAAGGACATTCTATTTAAGAAATCAGGGCGTTTCATTGTATTATACATAATATCCCCTATATGACTAACACCACTTCTATCGGTTCTTAAGCCTGTGGCTATGTTAGCAAAGTCCAAATTAGATAAACCATACTAAATACATAACTAATTTAATAAAGTGACACTTCTAACATTAGTAAAACTTCCTTTAAATACATAATTATAAGCTTTAGTTAAGTTAGCAGTTGTTAAATCTGTCTATTTAGTGGCAATTTTTATATAATTCTACTAAAATCCTTCTAAAGTATCACGTACCATAGACTTAAAATTAAATCCTAAAAATATTTTAGATATTAATGATTTTAAAGGACTAACTACTGAAAATATCTTTTTAGAAGTATCTTCTAGAATTGATTCTCTAAAGATATTAACTTTTAAATATTTTCCAACTTCTTTTTCAAACCAATTTAAATATGCCTTATTGTTGGCGTTAATAGATAAAGCTCTTGTATGAAATAATATAGACTAGATCAATACTAAAGCATTATTAAACTATTTAGTTCTCTCTTCCTAAGCAACGTAACTATATAATAATGCAGGTATGTTTATTTCCCAAAATGAAGAATCATGAGTATCTAACATTTCCTACCGAAGAGTATCATCACTACTCATACTAGAGGAAAATGGATTTTTTACTCCCTAAGACATAAGATATTCTAACGTAGCATTCTATCCAGACTATTTGTCTAAATCCATCTAATATTTTGTAAAAGTATCAAGAGGGTTCTATACTAGTTCTTTTAAATGATTCCATTTATCTTTTAAAGAACGTACTGATAAAGTCCCAGAACCTCTCATAAGAGGCGCCCTTAAATATACAGGATCTGTATCTAATAATTTTTTAAAATTAGGATCTTCATAACTAGAATAAGTAAACTCTTTATTATGCATTTTATTGGTTATTTTAGCAAAATGAAATAATGCTTTCTTCAAAAACAACCTTTCATGCTCCTTTAACTCTACACTAGTAAAAGGATTTTTAAATATCATAGTAGGATTACCATAAGAATCTTGCTCAAATAAAGGGAGAAAATATTTATTCTCATTACCTATTAAAGAACCTTCTAATTCTGAATAACCACATGCTTTAAAATACTCTCTAACAAAGTTCTAAATAGGTATGCACTATTTCATTATTTCCTCATTAGCTAAATTATTAGTTTTATTAACTATTCTAGTAATTGCACGATAATTGCTATCAGAGATATCAGTAGGACTTACAAACCAAGATTCTAGAGAACTAAGAGGTTTAAATTGAGTTTCTGTATATACTCCATTTAAGGTATTATAAACATAGCAAGCCTAATTATATAATTCATATAAGAATTTCTAGTTATAATCTAAACTACTGAAATTATTAGTTTTAGCTATATTTTTTATTTGATACTCATTCTATAAAAATTCTAAGAAAGATTTAAGAGCAGCACGTCTTGCAGCGTCAGTATTTGCTTGAGAAAGATTTTCTAAAGCTTCTTTAGTTTTAATTTTAATAGCAGACTAATCAGCATAAGTAGACTCCTGAAGTAAGTCATTAGCATAATCTAAAATTAGCTAATAATCATCTACATACTAAAAGTTACCAAAATTACTTTGCATATTTAATCCTTCATTATTAGCATTTACTAAGTCAACTATAGGATTATAGTACTTAGTAATTAAATTAGAAAAAGTAGAAGACATCTATTGACCTCCTCGGAATGCTGAAATGACTTGTATGTTACCTAATTTATAATCTTCACCTATTTGAGGTAACACTTGATTTAATATATTTAAAGCATTTATCTATTCAATATGTCCATAAGAACAATCATAATTAAATAATTCTCCAGACTAGGCATCAGATAAATAACTATTCATTATATTAGTACTACCATTAACTTCATTTACTTTATATAAATCCGAGGTAGATAAAACTAAAGCATCTACTTGTCCGCTCTTACTTCTAAAGAGTAATATATGTTGATTAATTAAATCCTCATTTTCAACTATATCCCATTCATAATTCTAAGATTCTAGAGAGCCTTTAGGTAATAAATATTTAAATAATGCTTGCATTATTATAGGCTAAGCATTTTTAAAAGATGAAAAATCCATGGTATTAGTTTGTCTAGCTACCTTGATTTCTTTTATTAACGTTCTAAGTACCTAATCAGCTTGATATTCTTCTGAATTAAAATAGTTAGTTAGATATTCATCTATTTCTTCGTTATGTCTAAGAGGAGAAGTAGATTCTTTAATATATTTTACAGCCTTACCATTTAATCTTATTTCATAAGAATATTCTGAATCAGGAGGACACTTTTTTATTCTACCTTCCCCATTTTCTTTATACTAATATTTAATAAAACTATTAACAGTATCCTCAATTTTATGCTTGTATAAATGTTCTATATTGAACATTATATCTGTATGAGATTTTCCTTTGTCTACTTCATCGCTAACATCTCCTATAAACATATTTTTTATAGGAATTTCCTAGTTAATTATATCATCTTCTTGAGCTAAGTCATATTTACCAAACTTAACCATTACATCTATAGGCTATCTAAAAGTGGTATCTTTAAGATCCATATTGGCATCATAATTCATAAATATAGGAACTAAATGCATATTAATATGAATATCACTAGTTTTCATACCTCTAGCCTATAATTTAGAAATAAGCATTCTTCTTAAAAATGCCATTTCTAAATTAAATTTTTTCTACTTCATTTCTGCCCATACTTCATGCATATCAGCAGAAGGTTTATATTGATATATATCTATATTACCATCTTTATCAATAATTACACTATCAATATGTCCCAATAAAGTAATACCGTTAGGTAATTTTTCAGATAATCCTATATTTTTAATTATTTTAGAAGTAACTTTATCAATTTTGTTATTAAGAAAAGCCTAATGTCTAGATTCTCTAATCTATCTTGCAATCTATGCAGCAAAAGGTTTCAGTCTTTTATATGCCTATATAATATTCTATTTAAATTCTAAATCAGAAATAGACATAAATCTACCAGTACCAGTATTAGCTTCTTGTATTCTTTTATTAATAAAACTAACAGTAGCATATTGCCAAGCTTCTTCAGTATCACTATTTAAAATTAAATTATTAATAATGTCATGTATAGCATAGGCGTCAGCGCCAATAGTTTTTTCATTTTTAAACTGAAGTTCTATCTATTCTTCAGTCATACCTTTTTCTAAACATACTCTTTTATATTCTTCTCTATTTTTCTTTTTATAAAATTTCTATTCAGGTTCAAAGTATTCACTATCTATATAGTGCTATATATCATATTTACCACTAATAGTAGAATCAGTAACAATTAATTCTCCATCATCTTGTGATAAATTAAAATCTAATTTAACTAATTCTATAGCCTCTCTCACATCTGACTATCTAGTATCTGCGGAAGCTAGTAAACCAGTAGTCTTTCTATAATCCTAAGATTCTTCATTTAAAATAGCTTCTCGCAATCCCCAATAGCTATTATACTAAACACCTTTATAAGTATATTTACAATTCATTTACAATCCTCCATAATTTGTTTACCCATATTACGCTATATATAATTAGTTAAAAGTCTTTCTGTATTAGTTTTATTAGCTTTTTTTATTTCATACTATTTTAATTTAGAATTTTCATCATACATACTAATAGAATCTGAAAAATCTATAATATTTTCAGATAAATCCTGATGGAAAGTATTTTTTTCTAGAAATGCTCTAAATGCTTCAAAAGTTTCATTATTTGGATATTTTTCAGGATTTATTAGATATTTACCCATGACATTAGCCGCAACTTCTTCCATAAAATCTATCTGAGCTAATCCTTTATATACAGATAACCCCTAGTACTATTGTAACTAATCCTATCCTTCTTTAGTACTTACTAATTCAGTTAATAACTAAGTATACTATTCCTACAGATTAGGATTTGCTCTAACAATTCCCATAAATATATGCATATATTCATGAGCAATATCAGACTATCTAGCATTATCACTATTAATAAGAATAATAGGATCTCCAAATTTATCATTAACAACAAAAGCTCTCTAAGAAGCCAATAAATTTACTTCTGTATCTTTAGTATAAGAAGTATTATTTCTAATAAAACTTTTTATGGCTTCAGTATTCAAAACTCTAGTATCAATATTAAATCTATCCTAAATTTTAGCAGCAAAATTCATTAATTCATTATGAACTGAGAGATAAGAGTCTTCACCTGTCATATGAGTATTAGTATCTGACATTAATACTAAATTAGCAATTCCATTATCCTATACATTAGTAACTCTATAATATCTATAAGTTCCATAAGAATTAATTAATTCTTGTAATTTACTTTTAACCTATTCCTATGTAGCTCCTTCTAAACTATTTAAAGTAGCTATTGTTAAAAATACTTTTTCATTATCATCTAATAAAGGAGACTATCTAATAGCAAGTCTACTCTGTGACTCAAACCAATCCAATAAATCTACCTATTTTAAATAGGACTCTATGGCATTTATAGTATCTCCTCTAACAGCATCTTTAAATCCCTACATAGATTTTTTAGGAAGTCTATAATCTAGAACTCTAATAATCTATCCAGGGACTAACTACCCCATATAAGTTTTTATCTATAAAGTAATTCCCTAATTTGGCTCGTCAGAATATAAATCATTATAAATTCTACTATGTATTCTACTATTAGGAGAGAGCATACTATTTATTTTATCTTTTACTGTAGATAATTCGTCACCTCTACCAGGGGTTATTCTATAATCATAAGTTTGTGGAGTTAATAATCCTCTAATAAAAGTGTACTTAGTTTGATTATTATCATCTAAGTACTTATAAATTTTATATCCTTTATAATCTCCCATCTCCTAAGCTAATGATGGAAGAGCCTCAATATTTATTTTAGAATAATGATTTTCTAGGGTATCAAAACTTTTCTAAAAATATATATAACCATTTTTTATAACATTTACTTGATAACTTTTTGTATCAAAATTAGTGGTTCCATCATCATTTTTATAGAATAATTCATTAAGTGCTGTATTAATTGCGCTAGCATAATCAGCATTTTTCATATTAGCTGGGAAATACTTTGCATACTTCTCCGGTTTTACTATTTTTACTAATTTTTTAAAATCCTTAATAGATATTCTAGCACCCTTAAAATCTCCATAAATTAATTTAGAAAATACTGCATTAGCTAAAGTAGAATTAGTAGTAACTATTTTATTATTAAAACCTCTAATAGAACTTATAGCATTTTTAATTAATTGTATCTTATGAATATTTTTACTCAATAAATTTGCATCAACACTTTTACCTAAAGTTCCATAAAAATACATTTTATCTGGATCTCTAAGATAACTAAGCATTAACTATTTAGCTACAACCATCGAAGAATCTGTAACTACTTCAGTACGGACTTTATTACGCTAAAATTTATCAGTATTATAGTCTGCAAATCTTTGTATGAAACTACGGTCATAAGCTTGCCACTTCTTTATATTGTCTAATAAAGTATTTAAAGCTTTTGGTATTTCCTATTCTTTAGGATTAAAATCAGTAACAGCCTTATATTTAGTAATAAATCTAGAAAAATCTAATAAACCTCTAGTCTAAACCACATAAATAGGATTACCATTTAAATCTTTGGTTTGAAATACATAAGGAGCTGGAACTCCATTTATGACTAATTTTTTTACAAACAATATATTCATATTAGCCTTCTCATCTGGAGTTAACTCTGGAAGCCATCCATATTTTTTCCTTAATTTATCATAAGTAATATTGGGCGCAAAGAAGTTATTAGTATCTTTTAAACCTTCCATATCTTTACTAGTATATATACTACCTTTAGTACCTGTTATGGTAGAATAATCTAAAAATTCCTCTAACTTTCCCTAGGCTTTTACTAAAGCTAGTAGTTTACTATAATCATTTAAATAATCTTGGATGGAATCTTCTGAGATTCCATCCAAAACTATCTAATAAGGATTTTTATTCTAATCTAATTTATTAAAACGTAATGTTATACTACAATTCATTATTCACAATTTACTAAAATTTTCAATGCTCCTGAATTAGTCATAGAATAAATGCCATTTTCAGCAGCAGAAGCATCATTAAACATAGTTTCGTAAGAAGCTCTTATTATAGAAGAATCTACTTGAGTAGGATAATATCTTATAAGATTACTTAAGAAACTCTACTATTCTTTAGAAGAAATATTAGTAGTATCTACACCTTCCAAATAGTCTATAATTTTATCAGTCCTTTTATCATAATAATAAGGAATTAAAGAACCATAAGATGATATTCTTACTATAGGAGCCATAGAGTCTCTAACACTCTATACATAAGGTGCAGTAAATTTTAAGAATCCAGTAATAGATACTCCATATTTATCTAAAACTTGTTTTCTATAATTAGGATTTCCCTCTAATTTATGAGAACTTATAGTCTCCTAAATATTTTCACTGTCCTATAAACCTATAAATTGATACCAATTACTTAAAGAACTCTATTTGTAATTTTCATTATCTAAATTATTTATATCCTATTTATAACGCTCCTAAAAGATAGATGTAATTCTATGTCTACCATATTTATTGTTATTAACTAATAAGTTATATAACATAAATATATCTTGTAAAGTACCATTATCGTATTTACATTCACTTAATTCAGTAAATCCTTGAAGATACCTAGAATATTTTCTTATAGTGTCAGTAGAAGCAGCTATATTTAGCATATCAATATCTAATGCTAAATATGGCTTATCTTTAGTTACTAATGGTCTTAATCCTTTAGTAAATTCATTAGGACCTCTTAAAGTATACTTAGTACCATCTACATCATAATAATATCCATCATTTAATTGTTTTACTAGCTAATTTTCTACCCAATATTTAAAAGAAGCTATATTATCACTATTGTGTAAATCTAAAACTCTATTAGTAAATAGTTTAGATAATCTAAATTTATCAAAAACAAATCCATTATCATCATCTACCACTAAAAACCGATTATCCAAACTCTTTAAATATTTCTATATATAAGCGTCATCTATATATGCCTATATCTATTTAATTAAGTTATCAGACATAAAAATATTATTTTCTTGAAGTTCGTCAAAGAACTATCTTACTAACGTAGATTTTACACTTGCAGTATCAGACTCTACTACAGCATCTCTTAGTCTATTTAAATATTCGGAATATTGTGGAGAATGCTATATTACATCAAAAATATTAAAAGAGTCTTTAAATAAGTTATAGTATTTAACCGCTAAATTTCTATAAGATATATTCTATTGTACTCCATTATGATCTATGTATGAAACTATAGAATCCAATAAATAACTTTTATAATTAAAATTTTTATAAATTCCAGCCTGCATACAATCATATATATCATTAGCAATTTCTTCTACTGATAATTCTTGACGTAGATGCGCTACTTCCTATAAAGATTTCTAAAGTTCATTGCTCATAGTTCCAGTTTGAATAAATTCCTATAAACCATTTACTTCATCAGGAAGAACTTTCTACATAGAATCAATATATTGATATACTCTGGATTCAAAATATAGCTAATCTGCTTGAACAGACTTAATACCCTAATTAAGACTTAAAAATAACTAAGACAGTGCAGTCATTTCTTTAGTACCTCTATAAACATTATCAAACTCTTTTACGTCATCGATAAAATTATCATAAGCTTTTTGAATTTGTTCAATTACAGTATCTATAAATTGTCTTTCTTGAGTACCTTCAGCTAAAGTTCCCTAAAGTTTTAATATGTTTTGATATTTTTTACCATTATAAGTAACTTCTCCAGTAATATTATTTAAATAAAAATTTTCATCACTACCAATGGATTTATATATGTTTTTAACTAACTATCTAGATACAACATCAATTATATCATCACCAGTCTCTGATATCAATGTTGGATTTAATATTATTTTACGCCAACGTTCTAAGTTATTCTCATTAAGTAAAATATCTTTTATTAAAGAATCTACTTTTCTGCTCTTATAATAAGTTTTATTATAAATGTCTTCTTTAGTTAAAATATTTATAATGTTAGCAGCATTAGAAGTCATGAATTTAATAATATCTTTTAGATTAAATCCCATAGACATTAAATATCCATGTATTCCTGCTAAATTCATACCTGCATTTATTTTATTAAGAATCAACTCCTTAGCATTATCAGCTGCAGCATTAAGTAGCTCTGAAATATTAGACTCTGGATTTTCAGAATTATTTAATAACATATAGGCATCACCATATTTAGCTACTGTTTCAGTACTTGGAGAATAAGTTGCTAAAATATCATTTACATCCTATAAAAATCTACTAAAAGTATCACTAATATTTCCATAACGGTAAGCTTTAATAAAATCAAATTGAAAAGCTCCATCATTTATATAATATCTCTATTGATGTTCTTTTAAAGTAGCTTTTATATTAGGATCTGTCATAAATAATATTTTAGAAAGATTAGCAAACTCTGGTATAGCTTCAAAGTTTAAGTTTCCTAAAGTACTTTTAGTAACAGCTTTTCTACCTATTTTACTAAACTATTTAATAAATTTATAATATTTAGGATTATAATCTTTTGGATAGGTTATAACATCCTAAAAATAATTATATAAATTAAAATAGCTTTTTTGAACATTTGCTCCTACAGAAATTACATTTTTACCTGTTAAATTTTCTTCTATTAAAATATACTTATTAACAGGATTCATCATGTTGTATCTTTCACTATCACCAGATAATCCTAACTCTTTAACAGCGTCTTTCATATTATCTACAGATGTAGGAACATATGAATCTGCAACTTCTTTTATATCATTAATAATATGCTAAGCATTCCAAGATAATGCATTCTAGTAAGCTTTTATTTTTCTACCGTCTACTAAGTCAGTACTCTCATGCTACATTATATCATTAATAAATGCTTGCTATTTAATATTAGAAGTATCATATTTTACTTTAATAGATTGATAAGGAGTAATTCGTAATCTTCGTAAGAAAGTTCCTATTAAAGGATTTCTATCAACAGGTGTAGCATTTCCTTCTTCATTATATACTTCTTCTATCCTATCTTTTAAGAAAGTTCCATCAGATAATTTCATATTTAAAATATCTATATCTTCATCAGCATCCACTGCAATCCAAGTAGTATGTTTTGGTACTGGAAGATAGCAAGAACTCTCTAAAGATTCTTTAGTCTTATAATCAAATAAGTTACTCCATCCTATAAATATACCATTATTATCAAAATTATAACCAAGTGCATAACCTTTATCTATATCCGTTATACCTTATATCTTTCAATATAAGACCGACTATATCATCAATCACCTAAAAGATAATTGTCTTGCTCTTCGGAATTTATAATTCCTACTCTCTTTCGAGATAGTCTGTGAACCTTCATCTTATAAGTTAAGTAAACTTATCTAAGATGCTTGGCTGCGGATTATCCAATTTTATTTTCTTTTACTATATCTTTAATAGTTAATTAAAGCCCTTATATCTATTTCTAGTATAAGTTAGTGAAATAAACTCTAAGGATTTCCCCGTCAATTCACAAGATTTAACGACTACAATATTTATTATGTAAAAGCATTTTACATAAAAGGAAATTGTCACTAAAATAACGATATTTTAGTCAATAGTCAGAACCCTAAAGCCACGCTTGGAAGTGAGAAACATAAACTCTGTTGTCTGTTCCTCCTGTAAATCCTACAATGTTCATTGACATAAATGACTATTTAGTAGCAGTAGGAATACGAGTAATCATATTTTCTAATGTTTTCTCAAAAGATGCTATAATTTGATATTGTTTGTCTTTATACCAATTCTGTCGTAACTTAGGAAAATCCTCTAGTTCAAATTGTTGATTTATAAAAGAATATACATCATATCCTTTAAAAGCATTAGTTAACCAATTACTATGCTACTAGTATTTATGTTCTTTAAACTACTATATATCATGAAAACTAACTTCTACTCCAATAAAATCATCAGTATTATAAATACCTTTTATTACATCAGGTATTACTTCATTCTTATTTAAATCTAATCTACTTAATACACTCTAATCAATATAATAGTAATTATAAGATTCTATTTTACCAGAGCGTGATTCTTTTTCAAAACGATAAGGTTTTACAAAATACAATGCATCTTTACCCTAACGAACTCCTACTTTATATAATAATTGTCTATCTCTATCAATTTTATAAATCCAATCAATTCCATTTTCCTATTTTATAATAGTATTTAATTCTGGATTAAATTCTTGAAAAAAAGCTTTATCGGTACTTCTAGGCTCTGAAAGAGATATTATAGTATGTTTATTATTAGCTAAAGTAAAAGTACATAAATAAGAAATTCCAAAATTAGTTCTAATTTTATTAGGGTCACTTAATCTATCCTATAATATTTTCCTAGCTTCTAGTATAGTTTTTCCCTCTACTCCAAATCTTTGGGCATAAGAATTAGGAGCTATTTCTTCTGCCGCCATCTTTTTTACATTGGTAATCTAGTAAGTATTACCTCCAATAGTAGCAGAACCTTTATCAAGATTAATTAGAGCTTTTCTAAATTCTAATCCTCTTAATTTAGCATTATCAGCATTTTTTCTAATACCATCTAATAAATATATATTAGATTTTCTTAAAACACCTTCTTTGTCAGTATAATCAAAAACATAACGTAATGGAGCTAAATCTCTAGGAGAAATTATAGAATCATATAATCTAAAATTAGTAGCATTAGCATCTACAGCTATTCCTTTAGAACGTAAATATTCTCCTAAAGTATTAGTATCATAAGCATCTACAAAGTTATAATAATCCTCAATATTAAAATCAAATCTTATATCCTAAGCAATTTCTCTACCATTAGGTAAGGTATATTTTACTCTAACTACTTCATTAGGTAAAAATTCTCCTGCCTATTTAGGAGGATTAGTTCTTTCATGTAAATCCTATAAATAATGCAAATATCCTCTACTTAACTATTTCTATCTAACACTATAATTATATGAATTTAAAGATTCTCCACCTGATTCTAAATAATTGATAATATACTCTTGTACCTCTTTATTATTATTGTAAGCATCTCTAGCTTCATTATATACATCCTAAGACATTCTGCTAATCTTAGTAGTATCATCATAAATCCCATCCTAGTTAATACTTCCATAATTAAAATACTAAGCTATTTTATATCCAGGAGTTAAGACTAAAGCACTACCTGCTAATTTAGCTTTAATACTTACTTTATTTATAGCAGAAGTAATAACTGGTAATAAGGAGCTATATAAAGAAGAATCACTAAAAGGTATTTTAAACTTTTGTTTTAATTCAGTAGACCCAGTTCTTAAAACTTTAGCCATACCTTCTAGAATAATATCTCCAAGTTCTGCATCATTCTATTTACTATAATTTAATGCTAATAAATATCCGATAGTTTCGTGGAATTGCTGTACCTAGTCTTCAGATAAGTCTTTTTCTCCATTATAAGATTTCATAAAATCATATACCAAATCAGCACTTACTTTACTAGTTTCTAAAGCAAGACTTCCCATTATATTATAAACTTCTCTGGCATATGCTTGATTTACTCCTCCCTACACTAAAGCAGCCATAGCCTAAGTAGGTAAAGTAATTGAAGAATCTTCAACTTCATGGTCAGCATCCAACTAAGAACCGAATCTAGTCATTTGCATTGGGGAATATTTAAAAGGCTTATTATTAAACCATCTATCTACTCTATTTACATTACCCTAAATACGTTTGCTTCCTGAACGGTTTGCTAAATAATGTATTTTATAAGTTTTATATGGCTAATATTCTTTAGCCCCATCTTTTATAGTATCATCTTCTTCTACATCCTTCTAGCTAAATGTAGTACTATTATTTATAACTTTTGCCACTGCTACCTATGAACCTTCACTTCTAACCAGCTAATCACCTTGTTTTTCAAAAGTGTCTACACCTCCTAAAGCTTGCCATAATTCATAAATAGAATTAATAGTTTCGATTTTTTCATTCTCTTCAATAGGTTGCTAACTACCTCCAATAAGTTGCTAACTATTAGTATCAAATTGGTAATAATAACGTTTATCAGTATTTGGTATTATATTATAATACTCATCTACTTCATATTCAGTAGTAAAATAAGCCTAATTCTTTTTATCGTAAGTTAATGAGCTTATAAGTCTCCATTTGCCATCCTCTACTTGATGATATAAATTTTCAAATTCAGTATAATGTAATGCTGAAGGTACCAAACCTAAACCTTTCCAGTCCATTTTAGAGAATTTACGATCATTCATTCTTTTAAATACACTCTCTAAATCAATTTCAGAATTCTTAGCCATTAACATACGTTCATTATTAATAGCATATTGGGCGTGTTTTAAAAGAATAGTACCTCCAGTTCTATTATCATAACCGTGAGCAATAGTCTTTTTATCCATACCAAGAGTCTAACCTGGCATTGACCATGACTCCCAAGTAGCCTAAATGCCATCAGTAAGAGTGGAACCATCCATAGAGTCTACATCTTTTCCTTTCTAGCCCATAAAGTCATATACAGGCGCAGGAATATCTTCAATGGTAGCTAAATTTACCATCCTAGGAACTCCCTACTTAGTACCAATAGCAAAAGGAGTCATAGTAGCTGTAGAAATATTGGCACGTTTGTTACTAGTATTCCAAAGATTAGATTCCATTAATTCAAACTAATATGGATTTACATTTTCAATATTACTGATTAGAGTATTGAAAGGCTCAATATAATTATCAAATTTCAATGGATCACTAAATTCAGTACCTGTTATTGTAAAGCGCATATTATTAGATAATAAATTATCTACCTAAAAATAATGATCAAGTAATGGATTAAGTATTAAAGTATCGTTTTCGTCTAACTATAATTCAGGCTAAAATATTAAATCAGTAATAGAGCCATCTTTATGCTAAACTTTAGCTATAATCATATAGTCTCCTTTAATCCAATCTTCAAGCTTCCAAAAACCATCACCTTTTGCTCTCCAAGATTTTAAATCATAATTTTTACCATTGTTATCATCATCCTTAAAAAACTAATCTAATATATTATATACATCAGTACCCTTAAAAAACTCCTAACCATAATTAGTTTCATAAGAATGTTTTGCCCTGAATGATACCTAATGTTTTAATAAATCATCAACGAAGTGTTTTTTATCTCGTTCCCATCTAGATTCTAGATTATTTCCCTAGAACTACATAGTTCCCATATAAACCATAGCAGGATTTAATCTAACTTTTCCCTTATATTTCATATAAGAAATATTCTAGTATAGATTAATTTTTTTAGCAAAAGCATAATCGGTTAACTATTGTTCTGTTAAACCAGTTCCTTCTTTAGTAGCTAATTGATATAATTCTGTAGTAGTGTATGAGACTTTAGTTATAGGATTAATAACTTCTGGAGTTACGTTAGTTTTTCCTATTAAGGTTCTCTAATAATTTGCTGTGTCATTAATAGAGTACTACTAGAAAATAGACTAAGTAGATAATTCTACAGGAATCTCTTTTCCCTAAGCATCCAAACTTTGCACTATTACATATCTATTAGTTGGAACTTTTTGCATCCAATTATCAATAGCTTTTGTAGCTACTAATAATTCCTATGCAGTAGAAGATTGATTAATATGAATAGGAGCTGTATCTTTAGGGTCAGTACTTACTGGATATGTAGGATAAGTATTTCTATCAATAGAATTAGATATATCTATTAAGGAATTTCTAAAAGATTTAGTATAGAATCCTCCAATAGATTGTTTATATAACTACTAAATCTATAAAGGAGTAGCATGTCTTAAATCTACATTATCACCATTGTCATATACTATTTGAATAGTTCCTCTAGCAGTATATACTATCTATACACCTTTATCAGAATAATCCATTGGCTAAAATGTTATATTACCATCTTCCCAAAAATGATTATAGAAATTATCAAATATTGCATGGTGCATCATTTCATTAGTGTTCATGGCTTTAATCTACTTAGTATTACCCTAAGTATCTGTAACCTCTAAATCTACATGAGCGGCAACATCAGCAAGTAAATCAGCATTTCCTGAACTAATATTATGAGCAAATAATAGCGAAGTAGTAGCATTAGTAGTATTTCTTGAAATACCTTCACCTTCAGCATTTAACTACTCCCTAATTCTTTCTCTTGGATTTAGTCCATAAGCAAATGATCGAATTGCTGGCTATTTTTTATTATCAGAACTTGTTACAGTTGATGAGATGTTAGTTCCCTCAAGTATTTGTTTAGCATAACCATAAGCATTCATCCAAGAGTCTCTTTGAGCACCTACTATTTTATAACTTATACCACGTTCACCCGCAGCAATAGTAGTTCTTTTATAAAGTATTGTAACAGCATTTTTATATGCATCATCTAAATTTTCATTATTATTAGAATAATATTCTTGGATACTTAACTACGTATCAGCATGTTTATAATGATTCACAAGATGCTTTGCTATTTCAGAACGAATAGCGGACATTAACATACCACTAAATCCTGAATATTTACCAGTAGAAAACTCCCCCTACATAGTATAAAGAAGCTTATTTAAAGATATATCTTCAGTAGTCTATAATTCTAAAGCTTTTGTTACAAAATCCATTATATCTTTATATTCATCTTTTATCTAATAGTCTTGAGTAATAGCATTATTATTAAAATCAGGAGAACTAGTGTTATTAGTATCCTAATTTAAATACTTACTAGTAACTTCTACTCCGTCCCTTAATATATGTACTTCCAATAAATTATTTGCAGCAGCAGTATATCCTAATTTAGACGTAGGAGATATTAATATTTTAAAATGATTGTTGTTTGGAAGAGTCAATTCCCACTATCCCCTTTTAGCAATGACATCTGTATAATTAGGATTATTATAATAAGGACCCTAATTTATAATTTGAGCTAAGTCTAAAGTTTCATTATCTACAGAAGTATTTTCTCTAAGATACTAATTAGCAGATATTCCTTCACTATCTTCTTTTAAATCTACTGATTGATAAGATACTCTATCTACCTAAGTAATAGCGTGAATAAGAGCATCCGATATAGTAGCCCTGCTATTATCTCTATCATACGATTCTTGAACATATAATTTATTTAATTCTCTAAAGAAAGAATTAATAACTACCTAGTCTTTAGGATTCATTTTTCGTATAATAGTAGATATACCTTCATTATATTCACTATCAACTTTGAACATTTCATTAAAGAGTTCTTTAGCGTTACCGCTAACTCTAAGGACTCTAATACTATTTTTTAAATACTGTGATGTATTACTACTTTGTAGACAATTATTAAGAAACGTTTTTATTATCCAAATAGTATTTTTAGCATCAAGATGTAAATCTGTTTCTCTTCCATCTCTATATTCTGGAATAGAATCAAATAATAATTTAGTTATATTTGGAATATTTTTCATTCCATCAGTTAATTCTTCAGTAGACCATCCTGAACGTAAAGAATTATGAGAACTAATACCATAAGGTAAATTATATTCTGAAAAACTAGTACTAGTATTTCTATTTATTGAAATATCCTTACCCATATATTCTTTAATGTCCTCATCAAAATTTATTAAATTTATAAAAGCATTAACTGCTTCTTTAAATTCATCATCAGCTTTAATAGATAACTTGTAATTAAGAGCCTTAATTTTAAATCTATTTAATATTCCAGTAGCAGACTTATTATAAGTATATTTATTATAATACTAATCTCTAATAAATAATTTTTCTTCTTCTGATTCTCCCAAATATTTGCATAATTGCTTAAACCATTCATTTTTTAGATTTACTATATTCTCATTAAGTTTCCAAGGGTTATTATTAATGTATATACCATCCCTCACTACATTAGAAGCAATTTGCTAATTTAATTTAGTTTTTCTAAAAGAATCTTCTTCAGTGGCTCCTGTATAAATTATTTTTTTAAACTCTGAAGAGGACATACCAAGCTAGTTTAATACTAGCTTGGCTGCTTCATCCAATTCATCTGCCTATTCAACATCAGTATCTTCCTAAATTATATTATCAGTATTTTTTTGTTCTATATTCTCATTCTAAGAATCTTCTACTGTTAATACTTGCCATAAAGCTTTCTTAGCTCTATCATCTTGAAAAAATAATACTTTTTTCCCCTCATCGCTATCTAATATTACGCGCATAGCTTCTTTTAAATTAGATAGTTCTATTTTAGCCTCAGGAGATAAATTTTCTTTAGAATTATCAGGGATAGAATGTCCTAATATATCTTTAAAACGATCTCTAATAAAAGAAGGAAATTCATCATCAGCTATGGCATTGAGAGCTCTACGTTTTATAATTCCAAAACCATCGTCTCCATTTAGAATAAGTTGCCCAGCATCAACAATTATTTGTGATGGAGCACTACTAATTCCCTCAGAAAAATTCTATGGATTTAAATTAATTCCTGCACAATTTATCATTTTAATACTGTTATTATATTACATATATTTCGTAAATCACCACCTGGTTTATAAGTGTCACGTATATTATCTAAAACTTTTGCTAGATCAGAATTTTTAGCTACTTTAGAAATTGGCATTCCATAAAGGTCTCTAAAATTATTTATAGCCTTAATAAAATCTGATTCATTATCCGCCTATAGTATAGCTTTAAATCCTTCTACAACTTCCTCATCATCAGCAGCATCTAAATCTTTCTCAACAAAATCTTTACTATTATTTTGTATTTTAGCTTTTATTATCTAAAATTCTTCAGAACTTATAGACTATTCTACATTATTATCAGCATAATCTTCAACTCTCTGAAGCTGACCATCACTATCTATGTACATATAAATTGTAGCATTCTAAGTATCTAAAGATTCTCCAAATAACTTTTCGTAATTACCAAAAGATATTTTTATTAATTGACTATTTACAGTAGTCTTTTTACTATATATACCCTAACGTCCTTCATCCTTTCCCAAACGTTCAGTCATACATGATCTACATTTACCATTTATATATGTAAAGACTGGAAGATTCCTTAAAACTATTTCTTTCTATATAGTTTCGTTAGTCATATATTTTTTAATATTCTCTTCAATATCGTCAGAGGCTTCAATCTAATACTTTCTAAAAGTTTCAATAATTATCTATGGTGTACTTGGTTTTTTAGAAATGTTAATAGAAACAGGTTCACTAGATACTTTATTTGCTATATCAAAATCAGCTATAGGAATAGGTATAACATTAGTCTAATAGAATGCAGATATATTATTTATATCTCCACGAACTTTTCTAAAGTAAAATTGACCAGAATTACCATATTCATAGTTTGTTCCATTTGCATAATCTGTATATGGATAATAATATATACCATTTTTAAAATATGCGGAAGATTCAGTAAAATTATGTTTTCCTGAAACATTTCCAGTAGGATCAGAAGTTCCGTGGAATATAAGATTAAATATATTAGAAAACTCAGTATTATTATTTATAGCTTTAGCTTCTTCAATAAGTTTCTATTCGCTAAATGTTTTGTACACTTTACTATTACCTATGTTTTCTTTCTAACCATTAGCCTTTACTTTAGTACCGTATAACTTATACTTAATATAGTAATTAGTACCTACTATTCTTTTACCATTTCTAGGATTAGGTTTATCAGATTTAGGGCCTAATAAAGCGAATTTATAACCTTTAGTGAAAAATAGTGGTATTACTTTAAAAAAGTTAGCAGTCTATAAAGTCTCCTATTCTCTAGCTAACTAAGACTCATATTTAACATTATCATAGTCAAAAGTTACTTTAACATTATATCCATCTTCTGTTGGAAAGATAACTACTCCATCTGATATATTACCATCCTAACAATTTTTATAAAGAGATTTAATATCTAGTAACTATTTTTTGACATCTGATATCTAATTAGAGATTTTCTCTATATTTATAAAATCTTTAAATGGGTCTAATAAAGCATCAGTGACATTATATAAATGCTTTAAGTATTCAGGAGTTATATAAATATAATTTTTTAATTTGTCCTTATCATCGTATCGTAGACTTTTTTGCCAATCTTCAAAATCTTTTTGATTCTAAGGTTTTTCACCTTCATAATTACGAATCCACTACTCTGTAGGTTTTCCTTTAGATTTTAACCATTTTTCATAAGCAGGTTGCACTTCATTAAAATCCCAACTAATTTTATAGAAAGTTTCTTTAGCTTCATAAGAATCATTTTTTCTAGTCATATAACTAGATGGCAATAATCTAAACTATTGAACTCCTCCTAAATTTTTATTAGTCTCCTCAACATCGTGATCCTATTCTAACTAATCTAATACCATTAAAGCATTAGCTCTAGTATTCCAAGCCTATGCAAATAATTTCATTCCTAATATACCAGCATTAGCAGGGAAACTTGATGCAGTTTGATGAGTTTTATTAGCAGGTAAAGAGAATCTATCTCTCCATATTGCATTAGCCATACTAGTAAAAGATATTCCTCTTTCAGTAGGAACTATCATTCTTACATTCAATTTGTTCTTTATTTTTCGACCTTCAGCAACAGCAAACTTTTGTTCATAATAAGCATCAACTAAATCTTTATCACTCATTCCAGGTTTAGAAGATACTAAATATATAGTTCTACCTGCTATTGTAGAACTAACTCCAGGTAATTCTGCATTTCCAAAATATGTTAATGGACTAGATATTGAGGCATATGGAAGTCTTAATAATTCAGGAATAGGATCCCCAAAAGCTGGATCATAGTCGCCTTCTTTAGATCGAAATTTAGGTTTACCATTCTCATCATATATAACTTTTGGAACTAAAGCAAAAGGAATAGGATCTCCTATATCTTTCAATTCAGTTATAACATTATTAGGAGCTTTAATTTCTCTAACTCCATTTTCCTTAGAAATAATATCATGTAAAGCTTGATTATATCTGTTATAATTTTTCTCTAAAGTTTCTCCATAAGTAGTACCCGCAGCATTTTCTACAGCTTTTTTATAAGTGTTTAAAGCTGGAATAGCTCCTAAAGTTATAGTATTAGTAACTCCATTATTAACCCAAGTTGCTTCTACAGTAGCTAAATAATCTTTTCCATCAATTTTAATTGTCATTCTATTATTATTTAGTTTACTGTATCCTACTAATTTATCAGTAGCCTATTTAGAACGTATATGAACTTGGTATTTTAAAGTTTTATAAGCTTCTTCAGAGAATAGAGATACCATCTATGGTTCTAAATCACTTTTAAAATTTTCCCAGCTCTTAATCTATCCATTTGTATGTTTTATTCTCATAAGAGAATCTTTTAGTAGTAGTAACTATTTTACTAATTCATTTTTCTATTTACCATCAGTTATTTTTCCAGATATAGCCAATAAATTTGTAATTACTCCTATATCTTTATAATGGGTTTCATTCTCAGGTATTATCCAATTTTTATTGGAATCTCTAGCTAATCCTAATAATGAAAAATTACCATAAATTCTGTCTTGATTTTCTATATTTGGTTCTACTTTATCCTACTTTGTAATTTTAGAATCTTCTTCTACAGTATGTTCAGGGTCCAAACTTGCACTTAGTAAGATACCTGAAGCAGCATTTACTACAGCTTCAGGAGTTACTGTATTAGTAGGAGTTGTACTAGCTGTATTAGGTGTAGTTGGATTTAAAGTTAAACCATTTAAATATTCTAAGAATTTTTTCTATTCTTCAGAAGCTTTAGCTTTCAAATCTGTAGTAGTTGCAGTACTGGTATCCTGTCTACTATTAAAAGAAGAATTGTCACTTAATATAATAGCACCTTTTTTACCTCTACTAATTACAGTATATAAATCTCTAGCAAATATAAGAGCATTACCCATAGCATTATTAGGATCAGGATTTATAGAAGGGATTTTAGCTATATCTCCTTCATAAATAATATAATCAAATTCACTACCCTAAACCTCTTTTATGTTAGAGAATCTTTTTATAATACTAGCAGGAGCACTAAGTTTATTATAAGCAGTATCACTACCTATAAATGCTATAGAATTTTGAGAAGCTCCATTAAATATTTTAGTCCATTCTTTAAAATCCTTTCCTATATAAGTACCATTAAAAGTATCTTGATTATAATATCTAGGCTACCATGATTTTAAAGTGTCATAAGCAGTACGAACAGTTTCAGGAGTAATATTATAAGAATATCCATAAATCTACTAAGTAATATTATCTAACTACTAGGTAGAAGATACCTACTATATATTACCATTACGTAAAGATACTCCCAATCTAGAAGATCTTAACATAAATACTGTATCTGAGTCATTACTACAAATTACTTGATTAGGATTTATATATCCTTTCTAAGAATTATCCCCAAATCCAATAATTACTATACCATTTTTCTTAGCCCACTTGTCTAAAACTAATTCTGATAAAGTGTCAAAGTGAGTATACTCATCTATAATTAAAACTCCAGATTCTGCGTCTTTTAAAGGAATTTTATCAGCAATTTTATCTAAGTTTTTAAACTCAGACATATTCTTTATGCCATCTATGCTATTTTTTATAGAAGTATCATCAGTTACTAAAGCCATTAACTATGATTCAGTTAATGCTCCAGTTTGTCCTAAAGATAACTCTAGATTTTTTGCCTAAGATTCTCCAGGAGCTGCCATATATAATTTCTTATCTTTGGCATATTCAGCTATCATTTTAGCTACTACTGAAGTCTTACCTGAACCTCCAATACCAGGAATAAAAATAGTACTAGATAAAGTTGGCAGTTCAATACCAGCTTTTGATGCTAAATTAGAAATAGCTTTCTATATTAACTTAGGATTGTTTACCATAGCCATTCCTAATTTAGCTATTTGGAACTGAGCATCTAAAGGTACAATATCAGGGTGATTTTGAACAAAAGATTTAGTAAATGCTAGAGCATCATCTTGCTTAATACCAGCAGCAGCTATTAAATACATAGCTTTATCAAAATTAGAAAATCCCGCTTCAGTTAATTTAGGATTGACATTAGCAGTCTCTTGTTTATTTAAGTTAGTAATAAACTATTCTAATACTTGATTTAAGTATTCTGGATGTTCCTATATAACATCATAAAATATATTACTAGCATTTCTAACATCTTCTTCATCATCACCAGTAGGAACATATTTATCTAAAATATTTTTACCATCAATGACAAAAGCATTTCTAACACTATCCCAAAATGCTTTGTGAACTTTATTTAAGGCTTTTTTAGACTAATCAAACTATAATAAACTATTTCCTAAATTCTTTTTAGAAATATATGGCAATGACCATTTATCATCATTTAAAGCATCCTAGTATTTTTGAAGTTCTATTTGATAAATATTAGCATAGTTTTCATCTATTTCTGCTAAAGGGTCTACTTTTATACCATGCTACTAATTAAATCGATTTATAGTTTTATTATGACCGTATATGTTACTTAAATCCTAATTTGAAGAAGCTGCTTTTATATAAGCACTAGTAATGGCTAATAATTGCTAAGCTTGTGGAATATAAGATTCGTCTTCTGGATCAATAACAAATTCTGTAGGATCTAAACCCTAATCAAACTAATCCTATAATTTATTTAATAATTTCTCTACATTAGAATCATATAAAGGTAACTTTTTCATTAATTGAGTTACAGGATTTGGTCTCATCTAATCAGATATATTAGTTAGTACCTAATATGGCTAATCATTATTCAAATTCTACTCTGCCTATGAAACTATACCATCAATAGCATTATAAGAATTACGCATAAAGCTTTGAGTAATAGTATCGTAATCACCATTTTGAGGAACTTTAGCTAATAATTCTCTTAAATAAGTAGTAGCAGCATTATTAGTAGTTAGAGATTCTAAGGTGTTAAGTGCATCAGGTCCTAACCACTTAATAGGATCTATTTTTTCAATAGTAACATTTACATCATCACCTTCGTAATCTTTGTAAGAATACGAAGTAGTCTTTATACTATTCTATAGTTTAGTTAATTCATCCTCTCCAAATACATCTTTAAATATTTGAGCATATGTTTTACCAGAAGAGTCTTCTGTTCTATATAGTCCTTCATCAGCATCCTTAAATAAGTTATTAAAAGCAGTAAGAGGGTCTATATTATTACCTTCAGAATCTTTAGTATATTTTTCTGGAAGCTATGTAGTATCTCCTTTAGACATTAAATAATCTTTAACAACCTATCCAAATTTAGTATTATCATCATCATTACCAAATAGTGAGGTAATCTAAGTGCCCATGAAATAGGCATTATTAAATATTAAGTTACTTCCACCAGAAATATAAGAAACAACGTTATTATTTAAATCATCTCTTAACTATTTGGTATCACCGCCTTCGTAGTTATCTACAGTCTTTTTTATAATATCCCATAGATAAGAATAATTAGTTCGTGTACTTTGCGATGTAGATGATTTTACTAATTCAGCTTTAATAGATTTAGCACTTTGTGCAAAAGATATTTTTAACTATCTAGCAGTTAAACTATCTAAAGGAGTAGTTCTTACAAAATCTAATATCTCGTTTAATTTTTTATTTCGCTCAGTTTCTATTTTAACTTCTCTTTCATTTAATCGTACTGCAAATTCAGCATCAGATTCATTTTCTTTTTTAGTAATACTATCTTTAAACTATTCTTCAGATTCCCAATCCTAACGTAATTTAGGATTAGATAATTTTAGCCACCAAGTAGGGGTCTTAATTAAATCAGCTACTTGCTATTGATAACTTTCGAAATTCTAAGCTTCTTGAGCCATCATTTGTAACTCAGGATCTACTAATTTTTGAAAATGTTTATATCCTTCAAATGACTTTTGTAAATCTAAAGGTTTTTTAGTTCTTAAATAAGATTCATAGTCTAATTTATACTATGCTAACTACTCTTTAGTAAGCTAATCTTCAGTTAAACCTCCATGATTATAATATAGCCAATTAGTAAAATTATATACTCCAAAAGTTGATGAAAGATTATCATCTAATCCAAACATTAACATTTCAGTATAATAAGCAGAGTTTTCAGGAGATTCAAATTGTTTTAAAGCGTCTTTCTTATCTTGTAAATATTTCTACCAAGACTATACCATTACATTACGCTTAGATTCTTCAGAAGGATTATGTCTAGCTTCTGAATCAGGTAGTCTAGCCTCACCTAATTCATCAATTAACTATTTAGAACTTTTTGAAGAACCTAACTACTCTAAAATTTCTTTAGGTATTTCACCATTACGAGCAGCAGCTGCTACTTCTAATCCCTTCTATGCAATTAACACATCATTAGCTAACCCTAACCAAGACTACTAATACCTAGTTACATAAGAATCTTTTTGTAAATATGAAGATAAATTTCTAAATACTTTATCCTACATTATCATGTGATCGAATAATTCATCTTCAGATTTATTTAAATTATTATCATCAATAATAGTCTAATAAGAGCGTACCTAATTAGTTAATTGTTTAGCTATATAGTCATTAACAGATAAATCACCATCAATAGTAATATTAACATTATCTCCCTAAGAATCTTGCACACTTTTACTAGCTGAAATAGTAGTACTTCCAAAAGCGCCTCTTTTACGATATTGTTCTATTCTATCAATAATGTCTTTACCTTTGCCTTGATTTACTAAATACAACATATCCTAAGAATTTTTAGGAGCATGTACAGTTCCTGACTTAATAGCATTTACTCCATAAAATAAACCTCCACCAAGAGTACCTCCAGTAAAGGACATTCCATATTTAGCTAATAATCTAGCAATATCATAACCTCCTTTTCCATCATTGAGTTCTTTATCATACCCAAAACCCATGATATCATTAGACTAGGTAATACCTAGTTCATGTAACATAGCATAAGTAGAGTTAGCTAAATCAGTTACTACATCTTCAGAAACTTCTTCGAGACCTTCACCTACAGCTTTACCTATAGCACTTGTAGTATGATACTTTATATCGTCTTTATAGTCTCCTAAAAGTTTGGCTACTTTATTTCTACTATCAATTATTAATTGTTTGAATTTATTGGCATTTCCTATAGATTCTCTAGCCTATTTTAAAAAAGTACGTATCCACTCATCTTTATTAGCCATTATAGCAGTGTTTATTTCTCTAGCTGACTGCTTAGCTAATTCATCAAAGAACATTTCTCCAATACCTAATCTATCTACTGTATACATACCTAAAGTCGCTCCTGCTGCTAAAGATGCTGCTTCCCTAGCAGAAGCTCCGTTATCTAAAGCAGACTAATATACGTCAGTATTAGAAACTAATGCCATGTAAGCTAATGAAGCATTAGCACCTAATCTATTTAATTTGTCTATTTTAGGCTATAATTTAGTAGAGGCTTTCTTTAATGCGGCTTGACCTATTGAAGTCATTTTCCAAGCATCAGTAGCATCTTTTCCTGAATTTTTCAATAAGTTAGCAATTTGTGCCTCATCAAATCCGAAATTTAATAAAGCTTCCTATTTTTTAGCATCAGTAGAAGCACTTTCAAATATTGAAGCTATCTTTTTATCATATAAAACTTTGGCTTCATCATCAATAACTTTACTTAAATCCTTTTTTCCTCCTAATAATCTTCTAGTCCAACCTGCAACTTGCTATTGCTATCCCCATTGTAGAGCTACATCTCCCATTAAATTTAATACAGTTTCAGTAGTAAATCCCATATTAGCATTAGCATGGTCAGAAGAACTTCCAGTAACCTACATCATTTTAGCTTCTAACCCATTTAAAATAGGATTTTGTGGAAGTTGGTTAGACCATAAAGAATTAACCATTCCCCAAACCATAGGGGCAGTTTTTAATAATTCTCTAGCAACTAATGCTCCTGAATATATGGCTGCTACTTCAGGTCCCATTAGCATAGGAGCTACTCCCATTAAGTTTTTAGCAAGAGACCCAGAAATACTTTTTTCTAAGTCATCGGAATCAAAAAAGTCATATTTATTAATAGGAGAAGACTCTGATGTTAAATTATCAAAAGTAGATAATACCTATTTAGAATAAGGATTTCTGCCAGCTAACGTCTCATAGTAAGGCTTACCATTAGAATTTAATTTTAAGTCTCCTTTTTTATGTGTAACCATTTCTCCAGTAAACTTATCTAATTCTTTAGTATCCTCATCATAAGTAGCCAATACTAATGGGTCGCTAAATATGGACTTAATGAATTTAAATGGGTTGGAAAATAAAGACTAACTATCAGGAGTAATGTCAAGTGTTTTTTTATCGGAGAAATCAAATATATTTTGTTCCTAAGCTTCTTCTCTTGCACTTTTAGTAGGGGCTTCTATAGCATTAAATCCTCCTACACCAATAGTACCTACTTTATCACTATAAGGAACTATTTTTAGAAAATCTCCAAAAGGTTTACTAGCTGATGTCTACAAATCTTTAGTATCTCCTGTTAAAGGATTTATTTTTTTAGCCCCTTCAGGAGCTTCTGGATCAAAAAAATCATAGACATGTTCTAAATTCTTTTTAGTCTATATCTATTTCCATCCAGTTGCAGCATCCTTGTAAAAATCGTGAAATTTATCTTTATCAAAATTACCATTCTTATCAGCAAAGTATGGATTCTTAATAATAAAGTTAGATTTTAAATAAGAATCTTCAGATAACATCTAAGTATTTTCAGTATCTAATCCAGCTTTTGAAAACATTCCAGTAGTATAGTCTGGATTTTGTATATTGGCTACTATCCAATCGTTATTTAACATATTAATTAATTCTATAATAAGTTAGAAGAACTATTCTAGTATGGCGTAGATTTAGCAGCTACTAAATCGTTAATCTACTAAGTATCTTCTTTATTAAATTTACTGCTAAGAATAAGAGTATCTCCAGGATTCTAAGAAACAACTGGTATAAATACTGGAGCTTCATATAAATTATCATTCCATAGGGTTCCATAACCTGGGGCATCCATTTGGTGCCCGCCTTTACCATCAGGAAATAATATATTAGATAATTGGTCATATCCAGCATTATCTGATTCTAATTCCTTAGCATATTTGACATCTCCTCCTACTACTTTTTCAGAAGTTTCTCCATTTACAACTATAAAAGATGACCATTTACTAGGATCAGGTTGACCATCTATTAATAAACTCCTAAGATTTGGATATTTAGATAATATAGCTGCCTATTTTTTCATATACATAGGATCTTTAGGATCTAAATTATTTTCAATCTCTTTCTTAGCTTTTTGATAATCATCCAATACTGCAAAATTTGGCATCACATTTCCTGAATCATCCTTTATAGCAGGAAGTATTACCTACATACCACCATCATTTAAATAAGCCACAGAATTTAAGTCGTTTATTTTCTAATCTCCGAAGTATATAGATCTAGGATTTGTAAGAGCCTATATTCCAGTAGTCTAAAGTAACTTAGACAAAGAAGATTCTCCTACTATTTCTCCTTTAGGAGTTTGTAAACCTCCATAGAATCTTCCATATAAAGTCATAGATGCTCCACCATTTGTAGGCTAGAAAGTATAGGTTTGAGGAGTTCCTCCTCTACCAGTCTACATCATATAAGCCTAATTAGCTACAGCATTTTTTCCATAATCATCTTCTTCATCACTTTTAGAAGATTTAGATTTATCTGAAGTTTCTTTTTTAGTGCCGTCAGGATTTAACTAATCCTAATATTCCATATTAGTATTAAATGAAGTATTACCAGTAGCTAGTAATTTTAATAAATAATCTACTCCTTTTTTATTTTTTCCTGCTCTAGCTGTTAGTAAGGTCTACTCTTTAGTAGATAAAGATGCCCAAGCATATTGTAATAAATTAGCTACCTAATCAGCATTTTCTTTAGTAGTATATTTATATACTCCTGGCATAGTTAATGTAGTCGGATCTAACCCTCTCTATAATAATCCTTTAAGTACTGTTAATCCAGATTTAGTATTAAAACCATCAGTACTAATATATGAAGAAACACTACTAGATTGAGCATTACTTAATATCTTCTATAGTTTATCAGTGATAGCTTCTACACTAGTACTACCATTTACTATATTAAGAATAGAGTTATCTCCTGGTAATTTCTAAGCTCTTAATTCCATTATATCTGCATTAGTGAGAGTTTTGTAAACATAAGGATTTTGTTTCCATTTTTCAACAGAAATAGTATCTATTCCTCCATCACTAGTTTGTATTACAACTCCTCCCTAATCAGTAATAGCCATCTCATTTTCTGAATGATTGGTAAACATAGTATCTCTAGATTTATCCCAAACTTCTTTATTAAACTTAGCTATCTTAGCCTATAAAGATATTCTAGTTAACATCTAAGCAAAGTTTGAATAATTAGTATCTCCTGTATTTGTTGGGTCAGCCCAAAAGTTTTGAGCTTGTGTATATAGTTTTAAGATATCACTAGGAAGACCATTTATATCTTTTAATAATCCTAGAAAATCTTTATCTGTTATCTTTCCTTTATCCTCATCATTAGATGATTTTTTATTAGCAGCAGTCATAGCTTTTATCAACTTAGCAGTGTCTGATTCAGCTTCTACTCCAGTTGTAGCCATAGCTAAAGGCTAATAAAAAAATGCAGAGGAGGATGTTCCTCCTTCTGCAAATTTTTGTATTTTTAAATTCATTTCTTATTACTCTTTTTAAATAAAGTATTAATGAGTTTACTTAAATCTCCGCTCTATTTAGTAGCAGTATTAATACTATGTCTTATAGTATTATAAAATTCTTTGGTATTAAACTTTGATATATCTTCAAATTTGCCTCCTTTTTTGTACTTAAATCCAGGATTGCTAATACCATATACCTAATACATATTGTTATAGTATCTTGCTCCAGCCTCCTTCTACGCATCAACTAAAGCCCTATATTCATCAGTATCATATGCATTAAAGTTCAAATCATTCTAATGCTAACGTAATAACTACTAATATTTTTGCTGAGCTAACAAAACTTTAGCGTCATTTTGATAATCCCACTAAGCTTTAGCTAAACCATATTGCTACTAAGCATTCTTTCTTTCAACATATGGGTCAATAACATTAAATTTCTCTAAAGCATTAATCCAATTTTGTCTATTAGTAGCGAGTGCTCTAGCCCTATCTCTAGGATCTTGATACTCATTAAGCATTCTAGTTTTATATGCCTATTGAGCATTAGCATTAGCAGTATCAACAGCACTTTCCATATTGTAAAGTCCTGCTTTATAAGACTACTGCTTCTATCCTTCTAACCAAGTATTTCTTTCAGCGTTACCCTATAAATATAACTTATTAGCATTATTCATACTTTCTTGCTAAGCGGCAGTCTACAACTAACCACTAGAAGTAAGTGGTCTAGAAGTCTAATTCATTGTCTCAGCAGCTTTATTATGATAAACATTCTGCTAAGCTAAATTATCCATTACTTGATAACTAGTATGCTTAGGAGAGATAACATAATTTGGAGCTTTTATTTTGAATATATCATTAGTAGCTTTATTAGCTAATAAATATTTACCAGTTTCAACTGCGTTATAAAGATTACCTGGATTACTTGTTAATTTAGCTAAGTATTCTTTACCCTTATCAAATATAGATTTCTTACCAATATCAGGATTAGTTACTGAACCATCCTTTTTAGGAGTATTTTGATTCTATTCAGATTTTTCTATAGGAGATAAATAATAGTAATCATTTTTTCCTAAAGCAAAATTATAACCTTTATTTTTAAAAGCTTCTGTTACAGATGCTAACTACTCATCTGTAAAATCTCCCTTTCTACCTAATAAACGTCTATCATCAGTTATTTGGCTATAAGAGCTATCTGTTTTATATCGGTGATTGGCATCAATATTCCAGTCTCCAGAAGTTCTTTTAGTATTGCCATATAAATCATATCTACCTAAATTTTGAGCGTGCATAATACCTAAAGAATTGTATCCTACATTATTATCCTTCCACTCTCCATTATATCCAGTTTTATATAAATTTTGATAATCTCCTACAGATTTATCATTATATGGTGTAGTCTAAAAATTAGTTCCGGCATTCTTATGTAAATCACCGTGTTTATCCTACATACTATTAAGCCAAGTATAATAGTTATTATCAGATAAACCTCTTAATATATGATTTACATTCTAAGACCATACTGCATCAAACCAAGTAGTTTTAGGATTTACTTTTACTCCAGTTTTTATTCCACTTTGGGCTTTAACAATACCGCCTTGTTTAAAAGCATGAACAGATTTTAAGAATTCATAATCATATAATATTCCTCCATCCTAACGTCTTTTAATGTTATTATCTCTACTAGTTTTCTTCTTTTTATTAGATTGTTTATGTGGGAGATTAGTATTTTTATTATGTCCTTTAGTATTATTACTTTTAGTATTACCAAAAGCTTCCATAACTTCTGAAGCCTTCTACTATCTACTCTATTTCTACTACTATTTATATTCAGAAGATTTGGTAGATTTAACATCTGCTCTAGAAGGTTTAGCTCTTAAGCCTGAGGCTCTACCCTAACTATCCAAGTTAGTTAATACTGGAGAGAACATTTGCTAATACATTCCCTACCTACTTTCAGTAGGAGATAATATAATAGCATTCTACTTTCTCTGTCTTTCTAAGAATTCCTACTATACAGCATTCTACATTTTTCGTCTTCTTTCCAAAGATTTTCTAGTAGTATGTTGTATAGCACTTCCAGTACCTTGTCTTTCTGCAAAAGGGGGAAATAGACGTTCATACATAGCCTATTTTTTAGATCTAGCTGCTCCTTTTAATTCAGGTTTAAATTCAATAGGTTCCCAATTTAAAGCAAATTCCCTGTTTGCCTAAGTTCTTACAGATTCAGGAGTTACTATGACTCTAGCAGATGGTACAGGTAAATCTTTTGCTCTAGCATTACCTTCAGCGAGATTAATTTTAAATTGAGTATTAGCTTTAGCCTATTTAATTTCCTACTATGCATTTGCAAGGTCTTCTGCTAATGCTTTACGTTCAGATAAATCTTTCTATAAAGCATCCCTACGCTCAGCATAAATCTAATCTTGAGGCTTCTATTGTTTATACTAATCTCGCATAAATCTTTTAGCCTACTATTCAGCTTCCAAATCTCTAATCTCCTAATCAGTCATAGGTCTCTTTCTGTAGTGCTCATAAGCTTTTCTAGTAGCATTATTAATAGGAAGAGGTTCATTCGATGTGAATCTTTTTCTCAGTAATTCAATGTCTTTCTTTTGCTATTCAGGAGTTATAGTATGTGTCTATAAAGGTTTTTCAGGATTATTAATAATTGTTGGCTAATTCTAAGCAGGTTTTGGCTATTCAGTATTAGTAGCAGGTTTAGCAGGTCTAAATATATATTTAGTTTCTGGATCTGAAGCATTATTGAACCTACTTATAAATTTTGTACCGAAAAAATTACCATAAGCACCTTCCCAACGAGAACCTTTCGCCCATGGAGCATAATTATGGAATATCCCATTATCGAACTAAATACCTTTTACTTTAGTAGCAGCTTCTAAGGCTTCATTTCTATCTCTCATAGTAGGATATTTAGTTTTATCCATCATAGCTTCATACTATTTAGCAGGAATAGTCTATTTACCTTTATTAGTATGTACTATTACATTCTTCCCATAATTAGGATTAGTAGTTCTTACTTTATTATGATTAGGAGCTACTTTAGTTAATCCAGTAGCTATAGAAACCGCAGTAGATAAATCTCTCAATTCATCTGCTGTAATAGTAGTTGGGTCAGTTACTAATTTTTTAACAGCACTAGCAGCATTTGGAGCAGATTGTATTATTCCTGGGGCAGTTACAGTACCAAGAATTACTTTATATAATTTAGCATTATTTTGTAAAACTTTTCCTACTCTACCTAATTTAGCTAATTTACCATAGGAACCCAAAATAGGAACAGCGCCAGCTGCGTCAAACAATAAGTTAACTCCTAAATTAGTAATTGCTTCTCCCTTACTAACAGATGGATCAGTAAAATCAGCAAAAGCATGGGCACCAGTGCCTGCAAGTCCTGATACTGCCCCTACTGCAGTTCCTACAGGACCAAAGAATGATGATACTGTAGAAGCAATATCAGCAGTAATACCTCCAAGCTAGGCATAATCAGAGGCAGTTAGCTATCCTAAATTTCCTAGCTCTCTTTGTCCAGCTTTTATTTTATTAGGGTCTCTCTAACCTCGTAAAGGAGTTCTTTCTACACTATTAATCTATTGCTATTTTTTAATAGCGTCCTAACGAGCTTTTAAATCTTTTGAGTATTGCTCTCTTAATTTTGCCTAATTACCAAAGATACCTCCCCACTAATGTTTACTTATATATTTCTTATATTCATTATTTCGTAAATCACCCCAAGATTTACTTCTGTAAAACTCTAAGTTATTACCTCTTTTACGCATATACATATAGGTACCATCAGAGTTTCTTTTAGAGTTCTTCAATCTCCATACAGTACCTTTAGATGCTCCTACATAAGATGATACATCATCACCTATATTATTTAACTTTCCTGTATCTAATAACCATTCGTAATTATAGTTGATCCAGTCTAATTTAGATTTTATAGGAACAATACCACTAGTAGTATGTCTATCAGCATTTTTTAGAGAATATGCTTCATGAATATCAGAAGTTAAATCTCCATGTATAAAATTATCCCATTCTTGATCACTAAATTTATTTATATTAGTAGCTTTATCAAATTCTTTACCGCTTTTAACAGCAGGTCCTTCTATTTTTTTTCCTTTAGAATCTACCATAGAAGACTATACTAATCTAGAAGGAACATAAGAAGAAGCCTAAGCCTTTGGAGAATAATAACCGTTAGTTTTTAACCAATTCTCAAAAGCTTCATCTTCTCTTCTTTTACTAGCTGCATCTATTTCTGCCTAATTTTTAGCTAAAGCTTCTTCATTATTTAAATTAATAATCTACTGTCTCTAAGCTAAATACTACTATTGCTATTCAGGAGTCATAGTATTATATCGAGCTAATTCTTCTTCTGAAAATCCTCTAGTAGGATCATCCTCTGTTGCCTATGTCTAAGTACTATCAGTATCAGAAACTGTAATACTTAAATCTCTAGTAGCTAAAGCATTATTAATATAGTCGGAAGTAATACCTAATGGAGCATAAGTAGCTACATTAGAAGAAGCTATAGCAGCATCGAGATTTTTATAAAGAGCATCTTTATCAACTCCATCCCAATTATACTAAGCACCATTAGTAGTTAATTCATTTTTATATTTAGTTAACCCTTCTTTTATTTTAGCACTTCTGTTGGCAATGCCATATACTCCATTTGTCAAAGTATCATTTTTCTAAAATAATTCCCAATCAGGATTATTACTACCAAACCACTATTGATTTAAATATGAAGTAACACTAGGTATACTCTTTAAAGACTTATCAGCAGGTTTAGTAGCAGTCTGCATACCTTTAGCTATCTAATTCATAAAAGCAGCAGTTGCTCCATTAGCATCAAACTTACTTCCTATCCAATTATATTTTTCTTGTTTGTTAGTTCTAGCACCAGTATCATCAACTATCTAGTGCATATCATTTATCTCATTTATTTCACCATTCTATACTCCTTGAGCATAGTTATGTAAAGAATTCCAAGCTAGCTAACGACGTTTATTACCCCATCCCTACTAGTCAGCAAATTCTTTAAACTTATCTGGGTCAGTAATTGCTCTAACAAAATCTGCACGAGTTACATCACCTATTCCCGAAATTTTTATATTCTTTTCTGCCATAAATTAAAAAAGGGGAACACCAAAAGATGCTCCCCTATTAATTTTTTACATTAAATTATTTCTTAATTCTGCGTACAAGTCTTCCTCCCTTACGGTATACTGGCTGACCTGCTTCTTCTGGAGCACCACCTTGACCTTGTTGAGCCATCTGTACCAAAGCCTGACACACTTGCATAGCCATATTACAATCTTGATTCTACAAAGCCTAAGCTGCTGCTTGCAACAACATAGCCATTGGATCTTGTTCTGCACCAGCACCCTATTCCTCTGGAGCACCTTGTTCTGCACCCTGAGGTGCACCTTGTGGAGGCATTGCTCCACCTTCCTAAAATTTTTTAATAAACTTATATTCCATAATTAATTATTGATTAAACTTCATTTTTATAATTATATACACAGTTTTATTCGTACAAAATAATAATAACTAAAACTATTATTATATAATTATAACGTTAAATTATTCATCAGTGTTATCTTTATCTTTTGGGCTATCCACATATTCAGGTTCTCTAGAATCTTGACGTTTTAAAACTTTAAAGATGTATCGACCAAGTGCTCGATAGGCTCCATCAGTCTTAGATGCTTCTGCTTTTTTAGCCTTCTTTATAAGAATTTTAGTTTCTCTTCTACTTACAATACGTTCTCCTCCTTTTAAATTCATTTGAGTGGATCCATCAGGAAAAAGAACATGCATAGAATATTCTTTATCATCAGAATCTTCTATTACTAGCTAATCTCCTTCTTCAATACCTGAATTACTATTTACTTCAAGAACATACTGAACGTCATCCTCAGTAATAGGCTCTTCGGACATTGGCTGTCCCTATTTAACTGATACTACTTCCATATCATCGTCTATAAAAATTATATCTAATGAAATGAGAGTATTCTTCATCCAATAAGATAAGTCTTGAGGTTCATCATATATAAATAACATTCCCTAATCTTCAGGTAAAGATTCTCGACCCATTAAACCTTTTTCCTATTTTTTAGGAGTATCAGCAATTTCTACTTTATATTTTTTATCTCCTATAGTAATATCTACTAAGTTAGATTCTTTATCATTTATTTCTGCCATTATTCTACCTCCTTTATTAGTCCAGTGTTATCTATAGTGTTATGAAGAATTTCTTCAGCTAATAATTTACCTGCTTCTAATGCAGCTTTTGCAGAACCGTCTTTCATTAGCTCTTCTAGTTTATTAGTCACTGATAAATTAAAAATTATCTCGTTTCTTTCTATCTCTGCGGTCTATTCTAACTTATCACCATCTTTAGCAACAACTGGAATACCCTTTTTAGTAAAATCTTTATCATCCATATGATTTAATCTAGCATGTAAAGCTCCCTCAGGAATAACATTCATATCTCTAGAATTAACTTTTCCCCCTTCTTTAAAGGCTCTTACCTCATCTGTAATATTTAAAGAAGCTTCTGGAAATTCTTTAGATAATGCTTCAGCAATCTATTCCTATGTGAAATTAAATAAAGAAAATTCAGAAGGAGTAAATGTTTTACCATCTTCAGACCAACTCCCTCCCTAATGAAAATCATCATTATATTTAGATTTGGTAGAGAATAATGGATCATCATAATATCTTTCTAATTCTTTATCTATAATAGGCTCTTCTACCTTAGATTCTTCTTTTACTAATTTAGAACCTTGTTTTGCTGACTTTATTCTTTTAGTGTATTCTTTTATAGATTTATAAGAATCAAATAATTTAGCTCCTTCTTTAGCGACTAACATTCTGCCGGAGTTAGATAAATCATAACCTCCACTTATATCAGTCTAGTACTAATTATTATTAATAGAATTCATTTGATTACTTCTAATATCATTTAAATCATTTCTTTGAGCCCAATCCCACATAGTATCTTTCCAATTATTAGTTTTTGCAATAAGTCTATTAGCTCTTCTTCTAGCACCTGAATTCCATCCACTATAAGAACCTTCTCTAGATTCAGCGTCTGCAATATCTTCCATTGCCCCACTATAACCTCCTGCTACAGAACTTTGAGCTTGTCTAGATTGCCAGTCTTTACCAGTAGCAGCTATAGTTTTCTTTCCTGTGAGACCTCCAATAAGATTAAAGGCAGCTAAACCTGCTCCTAATCCCCATCCTACTCCAGGAATCATAGAAGCTATACCTCCTACCGTATTTACTGCATTTTCCAAACCTGCTTTTCTCTAATTACCAAATGCAACCTAAATACCAGCATTAGCTAATCCTGCAATACCAGAAGCACTTCCCATAGAAGATAAAGCTCCTTTAGCTCCTGCTTTCAATCCTGAGCCTATAGCTGCTGTAGTTAAAGATTTACCAGCAGCTTTTGCAGCACCCGTAATTGCTCCAGCAGCAACATTTTTTAAGGCAGAATTAGCTGCTCCGCCAATCATTCTAGTAGCAACTCCATTAGAATTAATAAGTCCACTAGTTAGACCATTAATAGAGCTTTCTAAGCCAATAGAATTTCCTAATTTATTAATAGCATAAGAAGTCGCATAATTCTATATATTAGATCCTAATTTCTAACCAAATGATGGAGTTGTTGCCGCCTACATCTACTGAAGATTCATGTTTGTTACATCAGGTCTAGTAAATCCAGACTCTGATGTTATTGTCTAAGGGACATTACTATAGCCAGTAATATTAGAAGAAAAGTTAGAAAACTAATTACTAGCCATTGAACCTATATCAGGAGTACTAAACTATAAATTCTACTAGGCAGTGATAGAGGCAATATTAGGACTAAAAGAAGAATTAGGATTAGGGAGAGACTGCCCAGTGCCTCCCCCTGATTGAAATTTTTTAATTTTTTTATACATAACTTAGTCTATATGTTGTTAATATTCCAGTAATGATAGCTAAGTCATTTCCTGTATATCTTATCTTTATTTTTATATATTTATCTTTCATAGGAATCTACTAACGATAAGTCCATCCTGTAGTATCTACATTTCCTAAGTTATAAGTATTAGGTAAATCTTCATCACTAATTTCAGTTTTATCCAAATCGTTAGGAATCCAATTTAATACAATAGGTGGTTTACCATCTTTCCAAGTAGTTTCGTTCTTTTGAGCAATATTAATAGAAGGTATCTAAATATACCATTCATCTTCCTAATAATAAGAATTACCTTTTATTACTCCATGTCTAGGAATAGGTAAATTTTTAACATGAGTAGCAATATTATACTAATTTAAATCCTCATATCTAACTATTTCAGAACCTGAAAGTCTAGAATAATCCCTATCTGAAGGAGAACACATAGAATGATAATAATCTTCTATCTCATTAACAGAATCTAATCTATTATAATATAATGGGAATATAGTAGATTTAAAATACTACTAAGGAGTTACTCCTCTTTTAGAATCATTATATAAATGATCATAAGTAATATCTGAACCTAGTTTTTGATAAGTATTTTTAGTTAATTCCTATCTATACCACATATTAGGTTTATCTTTACTAAATTCATAGCTATCTCCATTAATTTCAAAATGGAAAGATTCAGGTTCAGCTTTATTAGATATAATCTGTAAGTTATCCCAAATTTTCTATTTTACAGAATTGTCTTTTACAACAAATTCAAATTCAAATGGATGTTGTTTATTATACCAATAACAAGGTTTAATATGTTCTTGAGTATCTATTATACCAGCCTACCCATGTTTCCAAAAATTAGTTAAAAATGCTGGAAGTTTTTTAGTAACTTCTGTCTCCTATTTATTATAGAAAAACTCTGAGAATGTAAAATACAAAGTAAAATCATAATAACCGCTATTAATTAAAGTAGGTTTATTAAAGGTATTTGTAGAACCTGATTCTTCAGTACCTAAAGTAGCTCTTATATTAATAGCTAATAATTTATCATTTAAGATTTTATATATTTTGTAATAGCTACTTAACCCAGCCTAAGAAATATCCTAAGGAACTAAATATTCTCGTTTATCTGTTGCTACGTTATTTTTTTCTTCCTCTGACTATCGTTTATCCCATTCTGCTAATATATCAGATATTTTAACTTCTATATAAGCTTTTCCTTCTTCAATATTACCACTAGAATCAATATTTATATTTGATAATATCATAGATGATTTACTTACTACTGAATCTCCTTCTTGAGTAAAATACTAAAATTGCACATACTTCTCAGAATGATTTAGTCCAGGTAAAATTTCTAAGGTAATTTTTGTCTAACCTATATTTTCTGGTATATATCTATCATATATACCTTTTATAGACATTATTACATTCATATTATTTTCTAAAGAATTAACTGGTAAGATATTAGTACTAACAACTAAACCACTTTTGCTATTACTCATCATATCATTTAATCCTAATTTTGCTATATATTTAGATATACTTCTATCAAAGGTAAAGAAAATATTATCTATATTGGCAGAATAAGATGGCAACCATGAATAAAATGTTACAAATGATTTTGTAATTTCATTATAGCATAAATTCCAAGCTTTATCTTCAAATCCATATTTCTAATCATAGAAGGTAAACATTACATCATTTTTATTAGCATTATAATGAGTCTTTACATTTCTAATTCCTATAATAGGAGTTGTTTCACGTTCAGATAATGATAAATTATCTACTAAAAATTTGTTTACTTTAAAATCAGAAATTGTTTCTAAATTCTTTCCGTCAGTCCTCCAAATTTTCTTGGCTACAGTATCTACCCCATATACTGCATATGGAGTCTTCACGACGCTCTCAGCCCACTAAGAACCTATCATATCTGAAAGTACTATCTACGGATTTTCAGGAAGAACATTTTTAGTATTAATAAAAATTGCTCCACCATCTCCTTCTCCAGTTTGTATTCGCTCATTTACTGGTAAAAGTACCACACCATGTTCAAATACACATATAAGACTAGATCCCATAGGTACTAATTTTATAATAGAACCATATTCTTTAGTGTAGTCTACATAGTTAGTAGATTTAAATACTCTATAACCATTTCTATAAGCATCATTTATTGATATATCAGAATATATAATACGATTCTAATAAATATTCTTTATATAGGGTACTTCAGGAACATTAAAATAATATTTCTCATTTAAAGTACTCCTTAAACCATCATTATATAAATAAGATTCTGGTATTTTATTATTACCTGAAATTAAATCCTACTAATATGGATACCAAGCTCTAGGTCTACCAAATATACCTTTTTCATTAATATTACTCTCATCAATAGAACGTATTGATAAGTTAGTAGAACTTCTTAACTTAAAGGTAATCCAACTACCAAGCTATACAGCATTTACATCTCCTCTATTTATTCTCTATAATTTTTCAGAATTATTGGCATCATAATTATTTCTCCAAGTATCTTCATCTAATATCTCATCATTATAAGGATTAGAAGAATCAGCAAAATTACGATTTAATCTATGTGTAAACGTACATAAATAACAATCTCCTCTAGCTAAAGTAGTGTACTAATAAGGGTTATCTTTATCATCTAAATGTCTCCAATCATGTATAGCAGTGTTTATATCAATCCTATCTCCTATGGAGTAATAAGCAGTATTATCATCATAACGTATGGCGAAATAATTAGTCATCTATGATTCAGAATATCCTGGAATATAAATATTTATTATGGAATTATATAAAATATTTCCATTAGATTTTATTCCTATATAAGGAGAATAAATTCCTCTTACTAAATTTGTGGCATTAGTATCATACCTTTTATTAGATTCAATATATCTAAACTAATATGCCTCTTCAGCGTCCCCTAATTTACTTCTAAAAATAGTTTCATCTATAGCTACTGAAGGCACATCATCAGTTACAGATATAATCTTAGCAGAAATTTTTAAAGATTTTTGTTTATTAGATGCAGTTTTAGGATAATATAATCTATGGTTAGTAGTTTTCCACTATAAATCATCATAAGCATGATTATCACCTTTTATTACATAATTAGTTCCAGTAAATAATGAATTAAATCTAGACTAATTTAACATAAATTCAGGACATATGGCAGTTAATATATTAGAAGAGCTATTATAATTATTAGTTAAATATAAATGTTTATCATATTCATTAGATAATTTTCTGGAATAATTGTTATTTATAGTTTTTTTCAAAAAATCTGCTAAACTTGAAGGTCTAAGAGATTGTGGCGTTTGCTAATTTAAAAAAGACTCTATATAAACATTTTCAGCTTTGATAGCCGGGCATTGAGCTTCCTAATCATAAGGCATAGTAAAAGCCTAAGCTAATAATGTTGGATTTCTTTTCTATCTTACAAAGAACAATCCTTTGATATCATAAGTATCTTTTAAATATTTAAGTACTACTGTAGGTACTAAAACTTTTATAAAGTATAAATATTCATCGGTATTATTTTCATTTATAGACTTAAATTTTACAACTCCTTTAGCATTTTCTAGATCTTTTCCTCCGTGTATACAATTTGTATCCTCGTCGATAGTTATATACTATCTTTGCCCAGTATCATCATATAAATTTTCAGGATTTATTTCAGAATTACTTGCAGTAGTGTAATTACTAATATCATAAATATTATTACCGCCTCTAATATTAAATACTTCTGATAAAGAGTTATCTGACATTATATATACTACTCCAAGTCTATATATTTCATTGTCCCAATAGCCTACGTTATAGTATATATTTTTAGTATTATAATATTCATAACTATTAGTAATACTACTATCATCTTGGTAATTGTAATCTACCTACCCTATTATATTTTTAGAATCCTGTTTCTCTAAAGTAGGAAGCATTCGTAAACTTAAATCTGTTAAATCTTTATATGAAATATCTGGTTTAGCTACATTACCTAAAAATAATCTATTCTGGCATTGAGTACTAGTTTTAGCTTTACTAGCCTAAAAGAACTAATTATTAATTTCTGAAATAGGTATTTCAGTAGAATCTTCTAAACCAGTTACATTAATAGTACAAATCTAATGTTTAACTATATACTTATCATTTATTTTATAAGCTTTAATACTTCTAGTCTAATAGCTATCTCCAGTATTTCTAGTATAATAAACAGTTATATAGTTGTAACTATAATCTATATTATTTAACTGAAATGATACTGCTTTAAAAGCATTTTCATCACTAATTCCCCCATCAATAGAGAATGGATCACAATCATTACCTTTAAATATTGCTACTACTCCGGAATCAGCAACAAAGTCAGTTTCATTACCATCTGCGTCAGAGTATTTAAAATAAAAGTTATAGTTACCAACTTTCAACTATCCTGAAGAATTTACTCCTATAAACTTAACTGTAGGAATACTATTTATTCGTTTATATAAAGAAGAGTCTAAATCAAAGGAATCCTAATCATAAATATTAGTATCATTATCTCCAACTCTATCAACTAATTCATAAGTATTTAATTCTGTAGTAGAAAATCTAGAATTAATTAATCTCGGAACATTTTTATTATCATTAAAAATAACATTTACAGTACCATCATAAGATGGCTATATATCCATAGTAACTGGATGTTCTAAGTCAAAATTTAATAAAGGAGTATCTAAGTCTACAATACTTCCAGCTTCCACATTACTAGATTCTTCGAAATCTATCTAAGTATATAAAATATTAGAATCTACTTTATGTTGTTCGTTTATATTGAATTTACAATTATATAAATCACTTATAGAATTAACATTAGTAGGTAATATCTAAGAAGCATCTGATCGTATATAAGAATCAGAATTAAAAATATATCTATTAGGAAATGAATACTGACAAGTATCTATATTAAAAAATACTTCTTCAGTAATATATATCTATTCATTTATATTTCCTGCGTTATCTAAATAACAATAGGTATATTTCATACATGGAACAGATTCTATTGTATGTATTTGAGAAGTGTCTGATATATTCTAACAATTTAAATCTTCTTTGGTATGAAAGTTAAAATCATAGACTATTTGGTTACTAGCCCTTACTAATTTAAACTTTAATGTATTAATACTAATATTAAACTAATTTTTTATATTATATATTAATACTTTATTATTACTAGTAGTTTTAGTATCAGTAATTCTAAAATTATGGAATGGATTATACTCCCATGCCATATAACCTTTGTTACTTAATTGATATAAAAAAGGTTTGATAGTAATATTCATTATACTAATTTTTGAGAATTTGATGGAGTACGAATAAGATTAATATATGGGATTCCTTCAAATGTAAAAGTTGCAGTTTCATCATCATTTACACGAGAACAATATCCATATAAAGGTTTAGGTAAGTTATTAGAAATACTATTAGCATAAATCTAACCATCTCTCATAATAAAATTAGAGTCTTGATAAATTTTGCCCGCATCTAATCTATAAACTTTTCCAAGTATAAGAGATTGTCCTGAAGATGTTTGAGTATATATCTAGTCTCCATTTATTATACATACTGAAGTATTATTTTGTAAATCTAAAATATCCTATTTTATATCAGGTATTTCTATAATAGGTATTTCCATAGTACTACTATCTTTTACAAAGATATTTGTTTTAGCTAAAGCTGATAATCTATCGTTCTTAAACGTATCCTATATGTATTTATTAAAATTAGCATCAATAGATTTATCTTTAAATTTTAAAGATAAATTTACAGTGATAGTAGCTGTGATTGACCCATCACTTTCAATATCTCTATTAGGAATAAATACTATGGATTCGTCACTTAAAGATACAAAATAATCACTTAAAGCGTCAAAAATTACTTTTAAATTTTCATTAGTTTTATCTTTATATTTATATTTATCAGGAGGATTTACATCACCACTTGCATTAGTATAAGACCCATTAGTTCCAAATAAATTAATTAAAGCATATCCCTATGTAATATCCTTTATAAGAAGTACTGGACTATATGGGTAAACTCCTGGTGATGCCGTTTCGAGTGTGTAATACCCATCTTTGGATCTTAATTTTTTCAAGTACTAACCATTGGATCCTTGCCAATTAGAATCATATTTTCTATCTAAACCACATATAGCTATAACATTTTTATTACTATAATCTAAAGTATTTATAATTGTATTAGGTAATTTTACTCCATAAGTGTTTTTAGTTGTTCCAAACCAATTATACTATGACCAATTACAAGTAATTGAAACATAATTATCGTGATGTTTACACTATGCTCCGACTAAGCCTGTATAGGTTTTAACAGATTCATAATCTTTAATTTCTCCAATTAATATCTCAAGGTTGTCATAACCTGTAGTTTCAGTTCTACTATATATAGAATAAGAATTTGATATATGGTATTGATTATCCGAAATTAATAAATCTTGAAAACTTTTATGCTAACTTAGTGGAGATAATTTAGTTATTTTAGATTTTCCTAATTTAGCTTTATAAGTTGTCTAAGCTGTTCCTGTAATTGTAGAAGTAATTATATTAGAATTTACAGAGGATTCATCTTTATCAATCTTTATAGTATTTGATTCTACATCAGCATGCGTAGAATCTGTATCTATCATACTAGATTCTACATTTATATTAATAGGATAATCTTGACTTACTAAATAGTCAATATTAGCTCTTATTGAAGTATCCTTAAAATTATAACCCTAAGTCAACTCATGAACCTCATCATCAGTATTAGTAAATATTCTAGTACCTGACTAAAATAATTCTGGAATATTACTTATTTGAGTATTACTAAAACTATATGATATATTATAATTAAAATAATTACTAGGTATTCTTAATTTATCTTTTATATCATCCTACTTTTTAGCTTCTTTCCAACCTTTATAATCTTTTTTATCAGATATTATTTCAGCAATAATAGGTGTATTTTGTTCATCAACTACACTAACGTTAGTTTCTGTGCATACTGGAAAGTATTCAGGCTAAGCCTTAGAATTGTATATATAATTTGTATTATCTAATGTATAGTAACAATCTAAAAAAGAATCATAATCTTTAATCGTTGGATATTCAGAATTTCCATAATACGATGGATTATATAATCCAGTTATAAGCATCCATCTGTAAGTATGCCTTTCCTGAGAATTATACTTCCATGAAATATCCACATAAAATAATTTATTAGGTATAACAGAAGTATTATAGTTAGAACTATCACTAATAAAATTAGAGATATCAAAATTCTCATTAAATTCTCCATTATAACTTACTCTTTCTTTAGTGAAGAATTTCCATTTTAAAGTATTATAAGCTACGTCATAAAAAGAAAATGAAACTTCAGAGATTACATCATTTTCTCTAGGATAAGACTCAAATCCCCAAGTTAATAATACTCTATCATTATTTACATAATATCTCCAGGCATTTAATTCCATTTTTCCAGAGTTTATGTTATCTGGATTCAATTCTCCAGAAACACTTTCATCAGGAATTTCTCCAAACTTTAAACCATTATCATAAAAATAAGTTACTGGATAAGCTGTCCAAGAAATTTTATCAGTAGTATTTAATGGTAAAGTATATACTTGGGAAAATGAATAAATATTAGTAATTTTATCATATAAAGGATACCCATATCCTAAATTATAATTTTTATTATAGTCGTTAGGAATTGAGAATGGTAAATTATAAATTGAATTGTTATTTATAATAAATTGAATACCCCTAATAATATTTTGGTTACTTTTATCAAAATAATACTTATAACCCTCTAAAGGTTCTACTAAATTTTTAGAATTTAAAGATTTAGATCCATCAGGACAGTTATATTTGTAATTTACATAAATTAATAATAATATTTTAGAATCTATCTATAAATATTTCTAATTCTATATTAAAGGTAATTCAACATCAGAATAATCACTATCTGTATGTCCTGTATATATAGGATTATTGATAGTGTTGTTATCATCTAATTTTTTATAGCCAATTACACTAACTTCAATGCTCTATACTGTATTATATTTAGCATACAAAAATAGTCTACCAAATAGTTTACTATTATAGGTATTTAATTTACTCTAAACATTTGTCTAATCCATTAATTCAGAAGATACTAATCCATCCTTGTCTTCTGTAGACATTTCATTCTACCAATATCCACAATTAAATTTATATAAATCAGAATCAATATTAGAAAACTAAACCTATTGTCCTCCTTTATAACGTTTTAATTGATTAGTAATATCACGTAATTGCCCATTATTATCTAAAGTAGCTACTCCAAAAGTATACATTCTATTCATTGGAGTTTTTACTAATCCATTTTCTACATTATCATAATTAGATATAAAATTTTCTCCAGTAGAATCGATATTATCTGTACCAAACATACTAGATATAGGTAAACCTACAGAGAATTTATCCCCGGATCTAATAATAGTTCCTTTAGGGAATATTTCACATTTAGTTAAAAGACTATTGATTTTATACCATTCTTCATCATTTTCTTCTTTTATATAAGTAACATCCGGAAATTTAAAAGTTGGAGTTATTTCTGATATTTGTGTAGCAGTTTTCTATCTCTAAGGGGAGGGAAAACAACCTATCTAACCTTTGTTTGTTAGAGGATTATAACAAGCTATATAAATAATTCCTCCATATTCCTTCATTCCAATAGGAATATATCCTGGAGGTAATTTAGCATTTTCTACTCTAGCATTACCCATATCATTTTGTAATACCATTTCATTACCATTCATAGTAACTAAAGTAGCATTTAAAGCATCTGTTAACACCGTATTAGGGGTCATTAATGGATGATTATCTAATACCATCCCTTCGTTGAATGTATTTTGTGCTTGCATTTACAAATTCATATTTAGTATTAGTAACTGATAAATTTTCAAATTTTAAAGGATTTCTTTGATATATCAGTGTAGCATCTTTACTTATAAAGTTAGCTCTGTATCTAGTACTACCAACATCTAAAGGGTAAGGAATTTTATAAAAATAGGATTTAGAAGGTTGTGCCACTTTGCATTCCTCAAAATATTTATAAAGTATTACATTTCCATAATTAAACTTAGTCTTAGGTCTTCCTCTAGAGTTTTTAGACTATTCTATTTTCTCATACTACTATTTGGTTATACCAAAATAATAATAGCCATCATATTTCTTTTTATTCCAGATACTTAACATTCTTATCTTAAATGCTAATTTCTTATAATATTTATAAAAATGTTGTAGAGGATTGGTACATATTTTGCCCATATAAAACCAAAAATCATGACGATTAATTAGTATATCTCCACCTCTACTATTAATTATATAAATATATCTCCATCCATATTTTAGTATCCTCTATATATCAGAATGAGGAATGAAAGGAAATTTAGCATAAACCTATTCATAATAATCATCTAAAGTTTTTACTTGCATTAACAGTATTTTACACCATTGTTTATATTATTTATAAATTCATCTCTTAAAGAAGTTCCTATATAACAAGGTTTAGATCTCATTAAGTATTTTCCCATCCATCTAAAAGATAATTTATAAGTAGTAAAGTTAGTTTCTAAGAAATCAATATCCTAATCTCCACCTTTCTATCTTCTACATTTAAATTCTTCTTGAGAAGTTCTTCTTACATATATTTCAGCATACTTTTTCCCAGTAGGTAGTACAAATGTAGTATTATTTCTTATAATATCAGTTATTACTAACTACACACAATAACATAATATTCTAGAACATATAATACACATATCAGCTGTTTTAAATATATTTTCAAAAGAACATCCATTAAATTTTAATTTCTAAAATGGAAATTTAGTATATAAATCTCTTAAAGTAAAAGCATAACCTAAAGCATAATTCATTGTCTTTTAGTTGATTTGTTGTAGCTGTGTCGATGCCAACTTACTTTGGCATCTAGTATCTCATTTATCTCATTTTGATTAATATGACTAGGCACTCTTGCAGCATCTAAGTGTTTATTTAACTTAAGTTCTATCTACTAAGCCATTTGCATTATATTAGGATTATTAGTGCTTATAGAACGTTTAAATAATGTCCAATATGCACAATAATCAGCTATTGCTATTGCTTCATCATTAGTTAATTCAGGAAGTCCATTATCATCTAATATTTCTCCATGATATATTACTAGTACAGGCATTCCTGCGGCATCTTCAAAATGTAAGGCATGGTCCCAATACTAAAATTTAGCAAAATGTCCATGTCCATATAATATATTAGTATTATGTTTAAAAGCTTCAATATATTCTTCAGTCCAATGAGAATTTAAATCTCCAAAAGAATCTTTATTAGTAGTTCTATTCCAATCCTCTCCTGGGAATAATACTGCTTCAATATCATCTTCATAACAATTACATGGAAGAGGTAGAGTATTATTACAATCTATATTTCCTATATATTTATAAACTCTAGTTCTTTTATTTCCAATAGTTTCAAAACATACTAAAGCTAACTCTTCGTAGTCTTCTTCAGTTAATTCTATACCATACATCTACTATAAAAGAACTAATGGATAATGAAAATCAACCAGCTGCATATTCTTGATTATTTGGTAAGTTTGGTGGAGCAACTTGTCTATAATAGTATAATTTTAATTTTGTTAATCTCTATTTAATTTCATTATTAATAAAATTAAAATTATCATCTTCTAATGTTTCAGAAGAACAGCAACTATATCTTTCAAGTTGTCTAGGATCTTTAAATATAGCTATAACAGAAACTTCTTTTAATAATGGGGCATTAAATACCCAGCAATCATACATACCATTCTCATTTGGAGCAGTGTCTATAAAAACTATAGGCTTATTAACTTTACGTCTTCTATATTTACTATAAGTAAATGAAGGTAAAGAAGTATACCATAAGAATGGTAACTACTTATCTGTAGAGCCTATATATTGTATAGCCTATGCTCCATAGTCATTTAATAACTAAGGTATTTCAAAATGCATAGTAGGAGTTCCAAATTCTTTTTTACATCTACAATTCTCTATATTTTTACAATCTACAGGAATACAATTTATTTCAGTAAGTAAATCTTTATAAGGTAATATTCCTTTTAAACTATACTCTTTTATTACCTAAAGTCTCATATCTACTATATCATCGGCTGTCTACTCTCTAGACATTGACATATTAGTATGGTAACCTCGCAATCCTGCAACAACATCATTATGTATCGCTGAAACTAATTTATCCAATATCATAATCTTCCTCCCATAAATATCCTTTACAAGTTTTTTGTAAACCCCTGCAGCATAAACTAATACCACTGCTATGAGCATTAACAGATTCAGCTGCTTCTTTATAAGAATGATAAGTGTTTACTAAATGTTTATCTAAAGTATACTAATAAATATTTTTATGCTTTATAGTAGCTAAACAATTTTTAGATACTTTTACATCTATATTTTTAGGATAATTTTCAGTATAATATCTCCAAAAATATCCTTTGGAGCAACTTCCAGAAGAGCAACTCTAGGTAATACTAGTAGTATTAGTTAATCCTACAGATTTGGCAGCATTTGTTAAACTATCAAATATCTATATAAAATCGCCTTTTATAGAATACTATATAACTTTTTTATAAGTTTTTGAATCTGTAGTATTCATACATTGCTAAGCACTTTTTATAGTATTTATTTTATCTTCAGGTAACCCTGTAATTTTTAGCTAAGGAATACCTTCTTCAAAATCTTCTAGATACTTCCAAAGAAAATCTCCCCCATGAGTATATTTCCCCGAGCAACACTTAGTTATAGAAGAATAGTTTATTCCTACAAATTTCTAAGCCTATTTAGAAGATTTATAAGTAGCTATATAATCCCCTTCTAAACTATATTGTACCACTGCTTTTACTTTAGAATCTGATATTTTCTATTTATCTATTGAAGTATACTCATAAAGATATTGTCCTCCAGGAGTAGAATTATATCCACTTTTAAAAGAATCATATTTAGTAATATACTATACTTCTAAATTATTTAAAGTTTCTAATAATTCTTTTTTAGAATTTTTTTCAATAGTTTCTAAAACTTCATATTGAAAATTATCAGGACCATATTTTAATCTAGCTTTATCAATTTTACCACCTGCATATAAATGCTTTATATTTTTAAAAGCATTTTTTCTATTATATTCATTAATAGTCTACCCTACATATACTTTATTAGAAGGGCTAGTGTATTTATAAATTATCCCAGTATACATTGTTCATTATCATATATAATAAAAAAGGCGGAGGCAATACTGCCTTCGCCTCTTATTTAATTATTAAAATTATTTACCAACCTTTTTAGCATAAATTTTTTCTACTTCTGCCTTAAATGCGGTTAAATCAGCTGCTACTTGATTAGCTTTTACAGCAGCATCAACTTCTGCGGCATCTTCTGTAGGAGCCAATGGTGTAATACCAGCGGCTGTGAGAGCTGCTTCAAACTAAGTCTTAATAGCCTGATTTACAAAGAATACGTGAGTAGTAACACTCTTAGTTTCCTCGCCAACGGCGTCTCCACCGAGAATACCTCTATTCTCACAGTATTCTAAAGTATATTGAGTATAAGTAGCACCTACCATAGGTCTATCATCCTGATAAAGAGCGTTCCATCTAGTCTGCTCAGCAGTTGGGAGTCTGAGATTACGCATAATCCACTCGAATGTTCCAAAGCCTTCATTACCAGGAGTAATAGTAACTACACCAGTTACTCCATAGTTTTCAACTGGGGCATACTCACCTCTAGGAGTGCAGCATCCTGTAGTAGTACCAATACTAGGATCAAAGTATTGAAGTTCTACCTTAGAGAAAATCTGATAAGGATCTTGTGCTGTCAATTTTAATTTAGTGCCATCCTTAGTAGCTTTAAGCTGCTCAGTATCCATTGTAAACAACTTAAACTTAGTAATCATTTTGATTACCTTATCTACAATATTTCCGGCTTCTTCAGTAGAGGTTGCTGAGAACTCAAAAGTCCAAGGGCGACCTTTAACAACCCAAGTATTAGAATACAGTGGATTATTATTGCTCTGTGCCAAATGTACATAAATCTCTACTCTAAATGTGCCTTTAGTAGCTTTAGTAGTAGTAAGTACTTCTTGTACCTTAGCCATATCTATAGTAGCTTTAGCATTAGATTGAGCTACTGGGTCTTGTTTGTAAACAGAACGAATATTCTTTACTTTAAATCTATTTACTCTTTTTACATCGAAATACTTAGAGTCTCCTTTAAAAAGGTCCACACTTGGATTTGTATAATCCTTAGCACTGTTAATTACAGTAGTTGTTGTAAACTAAAACATAATTTAAATTAATTTAATTATTGTCTACGAGCCTATTGAGGCTATTCCTATTGTTGAGCTGGCTAAGCAATAGATTGTGAAATAGGTATATTTGATTGTAATCTAGGATCACCGTCGTGTTCCATAACTAAATGTACCAGCTCGTTTACTATCTCTTGACATACATAATCTGGAAACTCCATAATTTGTGAAGTATCCTCTGTTAAATCCATTTGCTCTTGTGTTAATCTAACAAACTACGGAGCTTTAATATAATCAACTGCTACTTTTGTTAATGTAAACACTGAAGTATCATGACCATATCTGATTTCACATCTAACAGTAGAACTATTACCATATCTAAATGGTGCATTTTTCTCTACCACTGACTAATCAGCAGTTCCAATTTTAATAGTTCTAGTAAAGTTAGCTACTCCTTCAGTTGAATCCTATTTCTTAGAACTATCTGTTCCAGTGCCAAGTCCTTTATCCTCAGGAGCTGTATAAGGATTTGTAGGAAGCTTATCAGAAGTATTTACATTATGAATGTAATAATAAGGTCTCCAAGGAAGAGGTCTATTATAAAAGTCATTCATAATTGTAGACCAGCTATCAGAAGTAAGTCTTTTAGCAGCAAAAGCCACATCAGAATTAGCATTCCAACATTTATGCTACTTTTTTAAAGTATATATACAAATGCAATTAAGCATATGCAGATAATCATCTGGAAGATTTACTTCAAACACTGCTCCATAAGGATTTTTAGCATTTGAATATAAAGCATCACTCTAAACTTCAGTAATACCTGCTGTAGTATATATGTCAGAGGCTCTAGGAGTAAGAACTGTTGTAGCTTTTAATACTCTTAAATCATCAGTAGTTTGCTGATTAATATCATAAATATTATAACGTTTATTTATGTATTGGTTAACAGCTTTATTTATATAATAATTGAACTCATCTAAACGCATGCTAGGAGCGTGCTATTTAGATAATTCAATTAAACAAGATTCAAGTATTTGTCTTGCAGTCATAACTAAATTTTATTGTTTAGTTTTCTTAGTATCTTTTGTATCTTTTGTGTCTTTAGGAGTTATAGTGTTATCAGCTTGTACATATAATTGTGGATAAGTGGCTCTCATAATTAATCCCTTTAACTTAGCATTATCAGGGTCTGACAACCAATTAATAGCTGCATCATCTGTAGCACCTAAATAATTATCATTGAAGCAAAGTAAATTATCCTTTACAATAATAACATTCTTTTCACGAGCGTCAATTAAAAGAATACGCAACTTAGAACGGGCATCTTCGTAAAGACCAATAATCTTAGCAGGATTCTTCATAGCAATTTGAATCAAGAAGTCTGTAATATCTGCACTAGGTACATTATCCATCTTCTTACCAAGAACTTTAGCTCTAGTAATTTGACCTTCTCTACTATCATCAATAATATATTTCAATGCCTTAGACAAGGTCTCTGTCCTCTTAACTCTACGTACAGAATCAAGTCCAGGATGTTCAATATAATATTCTGCCAAACCGTAACGTGGGTGAGGATTCTTCCATCCCATTGTACCATCAATTAAATAGTTACCATTAGCATCTTTAGCGTAACGGTCAGGAGCAATATATGAACAATTTTTAATACATTCCCATAAAGCTGCATCTTTCATATTTTCAAGATTGAATTGAATACCATCATAAATTTTAATTTTAGCATTTTCAGCTACTAAATAAACCTTTTCAGCACTCAAATTCTCCTTATCAGATTCTGATAGAATCATATTTCCTCTATCATCCACTCTTCTTACGCAGCTAGGGAAAGAACCTGTTTCTTTATCTCTACATGGATTTATAGTAATATTAGAACCTACTTTACTATAAACACTACGTAAAATTACAATATTATCATTATATTCCTATGTCATATTAATTCTTATTATCAAATACAAAATATAAGTAGACAGAATAACTGTCTACTTTTATCTTAATAATTGTTATTTACTATATTTATAGTAAAACTAACGTAGTCTTTATTATTAAACTTCGCGAGCAATGAAGGATTTGTATGGGTTAAATACACCAATACCTCCATAACCCCAAACAATAAGTTTACTAGCAGCAATAGCACTAGAAACTTCTCCAGAAGATAAACCATCTGCACCACCTACACCAAGCACTTTATTCTGAATGAATTCACCATTCTTGAAAGTGAATTGTGCTACACCTGGTTTACCAGTAGAATCATCTGGACTTAAATCAATACAAGCAATAAATCCTTTCTCGTTACCATATTCACGAGAGAAAGCTCTATCAACAGTAAAGACTAATGTGTTACCAAGATAATTGTAAGAAGTATAGCCCTTAGCACCAACTTCTACCTCATCATTAGCCTTCATAGAATATAAGAATGTTCCATCTGTATGGAAGCTCTGCAGATATTCTCCTAAAGTTGTAGTAATATCAGCATCAGCTTTTTCATTCATAACAAATACCCACTTATTTCCTTTAGGATTATTAGCTTTCTATGCCATTGTAGTAACAATAGTGTTAAGAACATCTACTGTCATCTTATTATAAGCATACTTATCAGCATAAGCTTCAATTTGTGGAATCAAACCAGGACCAATATAAATAGGTCTACCAGTTGTTGGGTCTTGAATTGTAGACTTACCATTCTTATCAATAGAACTCTTATTAAACAGTAAACCGTTGTTCTTAACGAACATAAAGTTCTCAAGCAGAACTTTTTCCTTCTTGTCCATCTTATAAACAGTCTCCTGCATAGCTCCATTACCCTTACCTTGAGAGATATTTACAAAAGTATCTTCCATAGCAGCATATAATGCTGAGTAGGTCTCATCGTTACGGAACTGAGTAATGTATCCACGGAAACGTGAAATATTGCTCTGATATTTGCAGTAACCTTCTTCATGCATTTCTGGCATTGAGTTACTCTAGAATCTTGTCAACATACCAATTTGACAAGCATCCTTATCAAGTACTGAACTGTAATCATCATCAATCAAACGTCCTTGAATTTCCCAATAATTATCAGCACGTCTCTATGGTCTAGTAATACAAATAACTTGCTGTCTAGACTCTTCAATCATAAAGATATCATACTTTTGATAGTAATTTTCTTTAAAGGCGAAAGTAATTTCTGTACCATTAGCACCATCTTCTGTAGGTACGGCAGCGAATTCAATACGTTTAATTTGATTAGTTTGAATCTCATATTCATACATTAATGAGTTCAAACGCTGGAACTTGTTACCACTCTTAGTGTTATTATAAATAACATTTTTAAGTGAAGTAGTTAAATACTCAGCAGTGTTCTAAGGATAGAGATTTGCAACAATTCCCAAACGAGCAGGTTTTACACCTAAGAACTTATAAAAATCTTCATATGTTCTAGTATTACCCATAGTAGGGACTTGTGTAGTAAAATTTGCAACTAACATAATTTAATTAATCTTGTAAATCGTAAATATTTTTATATTTATTAGGTTTAGAGACCAATCCAGTCTTCCTTGTTTCCTTAGGGCCGAATATTACGGTCTTCTTACCACTTTTACCATCTTCTAAGCCTTTGGCATAAGAAGTACGGCGAATTTCTGTTATCTAATGCTCATAGTAATTCCGCATATTATCAATAGCTTCGTCTCCGTGAAGAGCATACCAAGACATTTTAGTAAGAGTTTGTGGGTCGTTAATTGCTTTATTAAGATAGCTCATACCAGTAGCATCCTACTAAAACATAAAATTATATAACTCCTACTTATCAGCATTTGATAGATTAAATGCAAAGTCATTACCCTAATCTAGGTTATTTATGGAACCAATAATAGCTTCTTGAAACTACTAAAGTTGCTCAGAATCTTGAGCCTATTTTTGAGCCTACTCTTGTTCTGCCAATTCTTTCTCTTTTTGTTGATATTCTGAACGAATACCTTCTACCTATTTAGAGAATAAACTCTCGTTTTGTTTAGCAGAATCTAGAGCAGCAGCGGCTGTCTCATCATCAACATCTGGAACCCGACTCTTTAAATCGAGTAAGTACAAGTCATCATCAGAAAGTTCATCTACTTTATAAGAGACTGGCTATTCCTACTGATAATTTCTAATTGCTTCCTAAGCAATATAATCAGCATATTGCTAAGTTGTTAAATTGTTATTACGAAGATAATTAATTAATTGTATTTCATCCTCGTCAAGATCGTCAGAATCATTATGAGTATCTTCACGAGTTCCTTTTAAAATATTCAACTAATCTTCTAATGGCAGAGAATCAAAAGGTAATTCTTGAATCTATCCATTTTCATCTTCGTACTAAATTTTATCTCGGTCAGTAATGTTTTGTTCTTTAAGTAACGCAGTAATTACGTCTTCATCTTCATCTTCCTAATGTTTGTCCTCATCATTATCATTGTTAGGGACATTATTATCTTGATTAGAGTCATTGTCTGGGTCCTAATTATTAGGAATCAGTACATCATCCATCAAATCATCATTTAAGTCATTAATTCCTATTGCCATATTGTATATTATTTAATAATATTATACTATGTTAAAAAAAATAAAAGTCAAAATAACAAAATTACTCAGTTGAAGATTTTAATTTATCCTATAAATCTTTCACTGCTTTTTGCAAGTTAGCTACCTAAGATTTTAATATAGTAATATCACTTGTATTTGTACCCACATTACTGGAAATAGTATTTAAAGTAGAAGTCCAATTATCCACTACAGATAACACTCCGGTGTTAGTAATAGATAAACCATTACCTACCATAATTCCTCCTAAAGTACTAGAGGTTGCTATAGATAAAACATACCTGTTAGAATTTATCCACTTAGTAGTAGCTAAATTTTGAGAATTGTCTTCTTTAGGTAATTCCCACCCCTCTTCTAGTCTAGGAAAATTATCAGATTTTTTAAATACTGTATTTATTAAATTTGGATTATCTAGATTTGGGGATATTAAAATTTGATTTTTTGTTATTGCACAATCAGAATAAAATCCATTTGTTAAAGAGTCACTACTATATTTTTCAGTTATATCTCCTATTATTACTGAATAGGTATTATTACTATATACAAACTTTTTATAGTCTGTAGTAAATCCATAAATAGTAGGATCTTTATATTTATAGTAACAAATTGGCTAATAAGTTAGTGTTGGAATATCTTTATCACACTATACTTTAATAGAAGTTCCTGAAAGTCCTACTATAGTAACTAAATATTCTTCATTCTAAGAAGAATCATTATCATAAATATTAAAGTACAAATAATCTCCTACTTTATAATTATTTATAGAATACTTTAAATGTAAAGTATAAAGATTTTCAGAGTCTGTAGAGTCATTTACATTATTTGGGTCTGTAGAATCCTCTATATTTGTAAAGTTATCTATAACATCTGTTATAATATTATTATAATTATAGTGATACTATAAATTATCTAAATTATTAGAACTACTGGCACTAATAGTATCAGCAACTATATTATTTATTTTTAAAGTAGACTTACCTCCAGAACTAGTAATATAAAAAGAGTTATTAATATCTTGTAATTCATTTATGTATAAAGGTCTTTCACATGATATTGAATTTTCTGATAAGTTAAGTAATTTTGTATTATTAATTTTAAAGTAATGATTTTTAGAATAATTAGTTATACTTTCAGTATACTAATCTAAACCTATATTTAAAGAAGAAAACTAGTTGCTATTTATAATCTACATAGGTATAGAAGACTATATAACGTATAATCCTTTTTCTTTTATATATACATATCCATCACTCACATTCTGCTAAGCCTCTTCCAAAGTATCATAATATATGCCAATATTTTTTTGTGCCTATATTTGCTACTCCTAAGTAATATTTAACTAAGGTAAATAAGACACTTGATTCTCTCCAGTACTACTATTTAATGGTAATACAGTATCCTAATACTTTACATATAAAACATCTTTAACTAAATATAAACCATTATCAATAATATTATCTTTAGAAGAAGCTTCTTTAATAATATCAATATCAACATTTATTTTCCCATTTTTTACTAGGTCTATAAAACTAGAACCTATCTAAACTTTTATTCCTCCTCTAGTTTTTAATAATAAATCTCCACTAACATTACCAACTGTTTCATAAGTTCTTCCAAAGAATTTTTCCATATTATTCTATTGTTATTGTTATATTGTTAGGATCTTTCAGTAATTCTGCCATAATTTTATTAAAATAATGTACAGAATTAGTTACTTTACCCACTACATCATTCTTTCCAACTAATAAACAGCCTAATGTATCCGATGGTTGATTTCCTGGATGTGTAAGTACTCCATCAAAACCAGGAACATTAACTAAGCGTGGTAATTTACCATCGTAAGGCTTAGCCCAACTACGATTTTTAAACTTAGGACTTACTGTACCCATATCTACCTTATAAGTACCAGTAGGAATAGCGGTCTAGCCATAGATCTTTTTCTTTTTAATCTCATCTTCTGACATATTCTAAGTTAAACCTCTGTCAGTGTCCTCTAATGTATTTGCAAAAAAAACACCATTGATAAATAACTTACCAATGGTGTAATTAGGTTTTTTAGCAATTCTTTTTACTAAAACTTTTATCATTTATAAAATTATTAATAGTTTCTTGCTACTTCTCCATTAGTTTAGCTATCTAAGAAAGAGAATCTTCAATTTTACTAAATCTCTATTCATTTTGCTATTTTTCTTTTAATACTGGGTTGAGTTCTAGAAGAAGCTTATCTGCCTTTTGTAATATTGTTTTCTATGTATCTACAGAATCTATAATAAGTTTTGCATTAGTCTTCATTGTCTCAAGTTCCTATATTAAATCTTTCTAATCAGTAGCTAGTACTAAATTATTAGCTCTAGTAACAGATAGCTATTCAGGTATAGTATAAGTAGCTTGTTTATCTTTTACATTTATAGTAACATCAATTACTATTTTACCTTCTAAGTTAGGTTGAGGTATTCCTACAGCAGTAACAATACCCTCATCAATAGTTACATTCATTTTATCAAGAATGTATACTTTGTTGTGTTGTTTAATGTCTCTAAATATCATATCGTGATAATAAAAAAGCCCAAGAAGTTAGACTTCCTGGGCTTATGGTTTACGCAGTAGTAGTTGTAGTTGGTTTTAACTATGAAATTAAATACTAATTCTGTCTAACTTGACTAAGTTCAAGTCTAGCATCATTGTATTTCTACTGCAAATCTTGATTCCAATGTGTATTAAGAGTATCAATTATATGTTGAGTATTACGTTGATTATCTCTTAATATTTCGCAAGTTTGTGTTTTAGTAGCATAGTTTGTAGATGCAAATCCTCTTTCTACTCCAGTAGTTAATATGTTAATAGCATTATTTAAAGAATAGTTAGTGTCACAGATTTTACTAGCTATAGTACTTGTTTGATTAGCAGTAGCTAATTGCTATTCATAACCCATAACAGAAGCCAATAAAGCATCATTGTTATCAGTACAATAAATTTTTTCTACAGTGTCGCTCATAATTAAAAATAATTTACTCAATTTTTCAAGGAAAAACTCATCTATAAATACTAGTATCTAATTGTATTGTTAATATATATTAAATAATGTTCAGCCAAAATAAAAAATAAGGAATTATTAAAAATAATAACTACGTAGTCACCATTTCTAATAATTCCTTATTACTTTATTTGTTAATTAAATTTAAATAAAAGATTCCCAATCAATTTCTAAATTCTTATTCTTTACATCTGCCATCCATCTGCAAAACTAAATACCTTCATATCCATCTTTATCATTTGCTACTTCCATAGCATATATTATACAAGATTTAGCATCTTTTAACAATAAAGGATAAAAATCTGCATGTGCCATATTGGCAGTATAAATAATATCTCCTATAGTACTACTAATTGGGATAATATATCCTAATTCATCAATAATCTATTTTACATCAGAAACATCCCAATGTTTATTAGTTCCATCGGAATTAACCATCTATTCACTAGCAAAATCTGCTAATTTAATAGTAAAATGTTTACCATACTTTTCCAAGTACTACTCTTTTGGTGTTAAAGATTTAGAAATTTTTTTAATAATTCTCATAGTCGTAATAATTTAAAAATTTTACTGTTTATTTACTTTATCTAAAATAACTTGCATATTATCTTTTATATAATTAAGTAAATCTTCCTCAGAATCTTTAGGTGCATTATAATTTACATCAATATGGTCTGATGTAACTGTTTTATAATAACTCATAGTCTTAGAATTATTAGCATCTGTCATGCTAATATTAAATGAATAAGAATTATCTAAATTAATATTCAAAGATCCTGAGATATTATATTTTTCTGTAGAATCACTTATTTGATAAATTTCGTTTTGTTTTGTTATTTCCATTACTTAACAAATAATTCATAAAAAGCTTCCATAAGGTCAGCAGCTTTTACTTTCTGACCATTAATCTCATACTCGCCATCAGAATTTACATCAAGAATATCGCCATACTCATCTTCTGTAAGTGTGTCTTCAGGTGCATTCTTAATATCTTCATTACCTTTTTGTACAAGATATTCCTGATATTCTGAATTAGCTTTATTATTCAACTCATTAAACTTAGTTTCCTCTTCAGGAGTACGCTCTGTCTTATTAGCTAAATCTCTTAATTCATCTGAAACAATTTGCTTACTAAATTCTTGTGTATCTTCATCGAACTGTTTCTTAATCTTATTATAAGACATTCTAATTCTCATAATCTTTACCTTTAACTCCTTAGAGAGTTCTTTGCCGTTACTGGCTAAAAGAATCTTTGTAATAAGATTCTGTTTTGTCAAAACATCATTTAAAGTCATAAATCATTTATTTTTTATTAAACATATATAATTGTATATTATTTTATAAAAGAAAAAAGTTAATAATTGTTATTTGAATCTAACATACCCAAATAAGCAAACTGTAATTATCTTAGCTGCACCGTCACCTAAATATAGTGGATTTCCGCCCCACCAACTATCGTTATGATGATTAGCTGGATGAAATCCCTTCACCTGTACTGAATTACTACTTACAGCATCACAATGAAGCCACCACGCGCCATCGCCTCTATGGTTTCCTACCCAATAGCCCATTCCTGTTCCAGAATAGTGTACTGATGCAATAGCCGCTCTAATATAGAATGTTTGAAATGATGTATCAGGGATATTAATAAGGCAATAAGCCCCACCTCTAGTATAAGTAAATGGAACTGAATATCCCAAGCATGAGAAAGAACTGCTTATAGTGCCATCCTCACCATTAAATAAATGTAAATATCCTAAGAATATAGGATAGCTTTCATCCCCATCAGCAAAAGCTAGTTTATGAACTGCCTAGAGCCCATTAGTTTCTCCAGTAGACATATCACCTTCCATATAACCAACATACCAATTTGATGATTTATGTTCATTAAAGATAACACTAGTTAAATAATTATTGTGAGTGCTAGCAAATCCATTTATCCATCCATAATCAGTACCTGACTGATCAAATGTCACAATTCTGCCTGATTTTCTCTTACTAAAATCAAATGATGATTGATGAGTATAACTAAAGTTGGAGGCGTGTTCCCCGTCAACAGTATCAGCATTAAAATTAGTCCATAGAGAGGTCCCACTAGAATAATGGCTAGAACCATTATAACCTATATACATACCACCTTTACCAAATTTAATACCTCCCGAATTAGCATTCTTTGTACCACTTAAACCAATAACATTACTTATATTGCAGTCTCCCATCCAACAGTCATCACCCATAAGGATAGCATTATAATAACCATTAGTAGGTAAATATAATTGTCCTGTTGCTCTAATATTTCCTATCACATCTAATTTCTATGTAGGGCTATTAGTTCCAATACCTACATTTAAATTAGTATCTATACATAATCCCTGTCCAAATCCACTATTATTTGCTCCTAATTCTAATTTCGATCCTGATTTAGCACCTAACCAATAGGTATAAATATATCTACTGGTAGCACTATTAGAACCTATGTCGTAGGCACAATCAGCACTAAACTATATGTTAGCGACTCCCGATAAAGTGCCACTAACATCTCTAGTACCATCAAAACTTTGACCCCAAATACTTCTAGAAGTTTGCAATTTGGTAGCAGTAGCTGCATTTCCTTGTAGAGGTCCAACAAAATTTGCAGCATATACAATACCAGTAGTAATTACTCCTCCAGCTGATATATAAGAAGTTTGAGTATTAGCTTTATTTCTAATACTTAAACCATTAGAATTATCGTCACCAAATTGAATA